GGGGGGGGTGGGATAAAAGTGGAATTTGGAGGTTTTATAGGCGGGTTTGGAAAAATATTTTTTACAAAAGGCGGGATAAAGAGAGAGAAAGAGGGTTTTTGGGGATGGGAGGAAGGGAAGAAGGAGAGAATTTATATTTTTTTAAAAATTTTCAAAGGGGTGGAGAAGAGTTCGAAACTTTATAGGGGAATGTATTTTTGGGTTATGGATTGGGAAGGGAAAGAGAAAAGGAGGAAAGGGATAGGATTTTTGGGTTATGTATGGGAAAGAATGATATGTACCTTATATGGTAATAAAAGTGAATTACAATAATGTAATTTACGTATTTCTATAAGTGAATTACAGTCATTAGGAGGTATAAAACAATGACACTCGAAACACTCAAAAACGCAATCGCAAATCTCATCATCGCCCGTGCAGAAGCACACAACAACGAAGCTGAACAAGCACGCATCAACGCGAAGCTCGAAAAGCTTTACACTCTCAAGTATACACTGCTTGAACAAGAATCGCAAAGGAGGTGAACATCATGGACGTATTTGATTACATCCGCATTACGACCGACAAGTCGAAGCTTACGACGTGGCTCGAAAGGGCTCGCAAAGCTCACGACTGGGAAGTCGCGAAAGCGGTCGAACGCCGCTTAGTCGAACTTGAAAAATAGTTCGACGCAGCCTTACATCCGCACTGCGAAATAACGCGGATGCTCCATTAATACCTTTCGCGAACGTAGATAGGACGTTCAGGGGTTTAGAGCAAAGGAAATCTATCATGTTAAAAAGAACAATCAAAGCGAAATTCGACGTCGAACTCCCCGAAAACAATGAATGGTTGACTAACTTCCATTCAATCGAATTTGAAGTTTGTGCCGAAAGCGAAGACAAGCTTTGGGAAGAAGCCCACATGCGTTGTGAAGCCGTTTGTAACGAAATCAAACGTGATACTGGTTACGAAGCCATTTATCAATACACGGCGTAACCCGCAAGACCTGCTCGCAAGAGTAATCGGTGCAAGTCCGATGCGCAGAAATGCGCGGTGCTCATGGGTTTTGCAGAAAGCAAAGCCAAGCCGACACAATCAGGTCGTTCGAAGCGGTCGTCGGCAAAGGAGTTGTCCTATGATTAAGTATATTATCAAAGCACAATATACGCTTGTAAATGGAACGGTTCTCGAAACCGAGAACTTCGTTGTAACAGGCGATTACGAGGAAGAAGCTCTCGATAAAGCGTCGAAGCACTGCGACGAAATCGCGACGAAGAAAACGCTTGAAATCAAAGACCTCGTTACTTACGTTTACACAGGCAAAGTCGCAAAGGACGATAAACAAATTATCGGAGACAACGGGATAGTCGAAGGACCGATGAGCGAGTTCGAAGCAAACGAACGAATTATCGAACTCATCGAGGAATTCCCCGACACCAAATTCGAAATCAAGGAGGTTAAATAACAATGAACAATTACAAATTCTATTTCAGCAGAAGAATCGCAGAAGATAAAATCTGCGACGCAAAAACGCCAGAACAGGTTAAAGCAGCGATGCGTAAGTCTTGCGAATTGTGCCAAAAGGCAGGGCAATACAATCCCCGTTGGCATTGTTACGGAGATGGTTGTTCGGTTAAAAATTTCGCAAAAGCCAAGTTAGAAAACTTGACACCAAATAATTCTCGTGTTATAATAAGAACGACGAGAAAGTACGACCGCAAAGGCGTTGCGAAACGTCTTATCACTCTTGCTTATAAGCAGACAAAAGTTTACTCAAAAGAATTGGCACTCGATGCCGCGAGTGTTTACTTCGAGATGAACGATTACGAAAACGCAATTCTCGCGTTAGAGAAAGGCGGCTTCAAAAAAGAAGCAAAAGCGATCGAAAATATCACAAAAGGAGGCGATTGGCATGAAGAAAAAAGTAACAAAAACCGAATATCTCGATTATATCTTTTCGATATTGACCGATTTTGGAGTTGTTGTTACAAAAGAAATTAAAGAAGAATTTTTCGCTTTAAAAACAAAAAGCGAAATTTGTTACAAAAAAGACAAACCAATAAAAGAAATCCTAAAAGGAGAATAACATGGCAGTCGAAATCAAAACAGTAAACGACTTTATGTTCTTATGTCGTTTTATCAAAGTTATCAATCACGACGACGAATCGAGACTCAACAAAATCGTCAATGAATATTGGACAAAACTCTCATCGCATAATGGGTTGGGTATTGTAACTTTATATTTATAAGGAGGTATAAAATGGCTAACTTTTTCAAAGATTACACAAAGAAAAGCGTTGAACGCTTTAAAGTGACAAAAGAAGACGAAAATTTTTTAAAGCCAAAGAACGAAGATTCGACGCACGACCCCAAAACCCTTCCGAAGCCTGAAAAGGACGAGGAGTGAAACACGGCGTTTCGCGATGTCCGCCTGAATAATCGCAATAAAATTTTAGGAGGTTCATTATGAACAAAGTACAGGCTCACATTCACTCACTCGACGGCAAATTCGCCGAAGTAACTATTCTCCAATACAACGGAGACAACGACATTGTCGTTGAATATAACGGTAAGAAATGCACCGCGATTTATAACATTTTCGCGGGTTATTACGTCGATGATATTTACGGCGTAATTAAAGATTAAGTCCAAAGGAGGTATAAAAATGGACATCAATAACATTTTGAACAAAATCGAAAACTACAAAACCGCTACCGCAGAAAAATCGGAGCAAGAACGCATCGCAGCGGAATATCACCGCCAAAGCTTACTCGATCAAATTCGGGTAATGAAACCTGACATCGACAACCTCATCAAAGTCGCAAAAGCCGCGCAAGAAGCGGGGATCCCACTCAAAGTCGGCTATATGGCTAACCACACTTACGAGAACGGAGACTTCTTTACCGACGCGATGACGCACAAAGTTGGATTCGTCCAAGCTTCAATTACCAGCAAAGAAATTATCGGAGTTGGTTTTGAAACTGGAGGTTGTTGCGGAGTATACGACTTCTTCACCAACGGAGTTGCTATTTATGATAAAAACCGAAACAACGGGCACGACCGCGAAGCAAGCACAGAACATCTCGAAAAATTCATCGAAAAATTCCCTGAATTCGAAAGGGCTTTCTACGATTACATCGGACAAAAAACAGACCATAAAACCACCCCGCAAGAAGAGGGCGAAGTTTATTACATCGAGATTTACGACAAAGAAGACGGAGAAACTATTTTCGAAAGCGACTGGATGACCAAGAAGAAAGCGGAAAAATATGGCGTTCGCTTACTTAAAGCGGTCGGGGACGAAGACGATTACGATGTTGAATTCGTAAAAGATTTATAAAGGAGGTCATTGAAATGACAATCAAAAATGAAGATTTACAATTACTCGTTCGTATCGAGAATTTTCTCGGTACGAACTTCCCGCGTGGAAGCGAAGGGCAAGACCTTGCTTGGAAATTATGCTCGCTAAACGAGAAATTGATTATGCAACGGAACGAGCAACGCGGCAAAACGGCAAACGCAATAAAAGAGCGTAGAAAGGAAAATCCCGACTACGCTTGTCCCGAAAGGGAATTTAGAAAAATCAATCAAAATACTTAATAAATAAGAAAAAAATGGAGGACTAAAAAAATGACTAAAACTATTAACAAATTCAGCAAAAAAGTAGACCTGAGAAACCGCGAGGAAATGGTAAAATTCCTTACTTCGCATTTCCGTTATCACACGATGAATTCGTGGAATAACGCGACGAGTTACGCTCACAACGTAAAACTCTATAATCTCGGCTTGACAGAAGAACAGCTCGACAAAGCATACGAAATGCTCGAAACCGACGAATTATACGACATCGCCTTCGCGCCCGACATTACAATGTGGAACAGACGGCACAACTACGAATGGCAGGTTGGCTTTAACGGAAAGAGTGGCGGCTATCTCGTCTTATACACAGGAGGGCAAAAAGACAGCGGGTACAAATCGCGATGCACGAAATGCGGGCAATTGAATTATCGCACCGTTGAAGAAACGGGTTGCACTTGCGGCAAATGCGGGAAAAATACGAGAAAAAATCTTGAACACCCGATTATGCAGTCTTACAGTTATCCAGGAAAAGGCGTCGATATGGACGAAGATTTCGAGGATTGGAGCACTTCGGAAATCCGCGAACGCGTAAAAATCGTTCAGGAATTTGACGCGTTGTGTGACGAGTTACTCACGAATTTGATTTATTACTGCGATAACGCGAGCGTGGAAGAAGAGGAATATTACGTTCCGCAAAAACGCAAGACAATCGCGATTTAAAAGTGAAACTTGGTTGTGCTATCGACCATAACATAAACGGGCAAAAATATTTTAAGCATTTGGAGGTAAAATATGTTTACTGTTAAAAACTGCACAAAATCACAAAAAGAAACTTACGTCTTACTCGCAACTTGCGTCGATGATTTAGCAGTCGACAGCACGATTTATATCTTCGATACAAAAGAAGATATGATGGAGAAATTCGAAGAGCTCAAACATCAAGACATCACGTTTTTAATCGATGAAGATAGAGAAAACGAAATTCTCAAAAATACGGATGAATATTATTATTCGAGCAACGTCGATGGCACAAGCAGTTATGAATTATGCACTCGCGTACAAACTTCAAAAGAAAACGCATAAGGAGGTAACAAAATGCGTAAATTTACAAATCAGGAAATTGCGGAAATCCGCAAAAACATCAATGACGGGAAAATCTACGTTCCCGTGCAAAAGAACGGCAAGGCGTTTGGAGGAGCAATCTTCCACTCGCCCTATCCATCGAAATTCATCAGTTGGCGGTATTACGGGCAATCGGCAATTAAAGATACCAACGAACAACTCCGTTGGCTTCTCGAAACAATCTTCGACGATTGCGAAGACATAACCGAAGCGGTTTGGAACGAATATCTCATCGATTATGTTCCGTTAAAAGACGAGTTGGTTTTAGACCGCGAAAGACAGCCGCATATGAAACTCGAAAACATCAAAATCGAAGGAAGAATCGGAACTTGGTATGAAATCGATCACCTGACGCATAATGGCGTAACTTACGTACTTTTCGAATCAGAAGATTTCGGGGATGAGGCGGGCGCTATCGTAATCAAATACACCGATGACAGAACACGTGACGGGGAAATCCCCGAAGATTGCGAAGTGACAGAAACTTTCGATGACATCGAGACAGCTCTCGAAGACGAAGAAATTCTCTAATCAAAACAGCCTTGGGACACTTTCCTGCTTGAAAGCCGAAAAAGGAATTATTATGAAAACTTTTTACATCAGCGTAACAGAAACACTCAAACGCATCGTCGAAGTCCACGCAGAAGACTCAAGCGAGGCATTACAGAAAGCCGAAGACGCTTATTACAATGGCGAAATCGAACTCGATTACAACGATATGGTTGATACGGATTTCAACGACGAAACCGAAGAGACGATTAACAACTACGAACTTGGCGGAATGCCAAAATTTTACGAAGTGAAATAATGGCAAAGGAGGTAAAATAGCCATGATGTTAAATAACAACCAATACGAATTTGTACTCAACGTCCCTGAAAACTGGTCGGATTTCGACGAAAAACGCGAAAGAATTTTCGAAGATCTCACGTGGAAATTCGACAAAGATTCCGTCGAAAAAATGCTCAAAATCATCGACTACAATTGGTCGGATTTCGAAGGCAAAACCGCGATTCTCATCGAGGTCGAAGGCACGAAATGCTTGACTTGGATAACAGATGATTTTACGCCGATCGAATGCGCGGAAAAGGTTTTCCCGTTCGACGAAAATCAAATCTACCCGCAGCAAAGAGCAGAAATGAAAATCTGCTTCAAAAGATATCATTAAAAAGGAGGACTAAAAATGTCTAAAAGTCAATGGGAGATGGCTCGCCCTAATGAAGCCAAATTACAGGAAATTCTCGAAAACGGTTGCGACTGGGAACAGCTCGCACAATCTCTTCTCTCGTGGTTAAGTGACGACGAAGTGGGTGAATTTGCTCGCTCGTATGGTTACTTCGACGAAGACGACGAGGAAGAAGAGGGAGAGGGAGAAGACGAAGATTGATCGCTCGTCAAATCACAATTAGACAAATCTGAATTAGGCATTCCTCACGAAAGCGTTGAATGGGCTTAGACGTCCCTGCCGAAGTGGTAAAGCGTCTGGTGGGCAAGCGAGCCTGCGGTCTCGTACAGCAATCCGTAAATCGCAAATAAATTTTTAGGAGGAATTTCCAAATGAAATTCACAAGTATTTACAAAAATGGCAAACCTGATTACTTCTTCATCGCTCTCGATGCAAGCAAACACGAATTCAACTTCGTCCAACCGTATTATATCGTAACCGACATCGACCACACTCGTCACGGAAGAATCCGTGAAATGAACGCGTTGATTAGCATTGGCGACACACAAATTCAATACGGCAAAGGGACGCACGGCTACGGCTACTCGTTCTCAGCCGATATTTATGGAGAGCTGATTGATATAATCAGAAAGCTCTATAAAAACGAGCTCACCGAAAGCGAACTCGAAGAATTGCGCAAGATAAACACACACAACGACGATCTGGAATTGTCGGAAGGTTTAATCGCGCATCTTGGCGAACTCAACGCAAAAGCAATCGAAGCAAAATTTAAAGGCTAATAAAAAAGCGGGGCGGGGAAACTCGCCCCTTAAAACAAATAATTTGGAGGTAATAAAAGTGAAAACAACTTATGAACATTATGGTTCTCATTGCATTATCCGTGAAACGATTATCTGCGAAGAAAACGTGGTTATCGTTATAACAAGATGTGTCGGCGGCGATACCCCAGAACAAGCAACAAATGTCGAAGTGAAGCAATTCCCTTCTGCGCCCGATGCAATTATGAAATTTCTCGGTTTAGAGAAACCACATTATTTTGTCGAACCTGGCGCTTGGTACACGGAATGCAACTTCGTGGCGTATAACGAGATAACGGGTCTACTTGTAATCGAAATCAGAAAATCTTTAAATATTTAAAAGGAGAAAAATCATGAAAGAATTTAAAGCAAAACTCAAAATCTTAAAAGTTGAAAAACTGAACAACAGTATTTACGGTAATCCTTGCCGTCGCCTCATAACAGAAACAGAAGATGGCAAAATCCTCGTTGGCAAAACCGCAACAAACGCGATTCTCGGTTACGAAGTTTCGTGGACTTGGGAAGGCGAGTGGAAAGTTCTCGCTTATCACTTCACGAAGAGCGGTAACTGCATTTTCGACAGAACAACAACTTTGGAGGTAAAATAGCATGACAAAATTAACAGAACTTGAAAAACAGAAGGCAATAACCTGCGTCGGTTACATCGAAGGCAAATTCAGATGCGACCGCTACAAACTCGAAATCGCTTACGGCAAGCTTGGTCATTACGACGAGGAACTTGATAGGCAACTCGAACATGCAAAAGAGATGGAAGAGTTTTACTCAAATTTAGGCGAAAAATTAAAGGAGGTTCTTTGATATGAACTACGAAAAAATAACAAAAACTCAGGCTCGCAAAATGCACGCGGAAGGTAAAACGGTTTATGTAACCGCAAGCAAAGTCAACCCGTACTCGATGTGGATTTCTCCGTATGAAATTCCGAAAGGAATGGATTTCGAGAAATTCTGCAACGAATATTGCTTCTACAACTGCACCGCAGAAACAGGTAAAAGGATTACGTTTTATAAAGAGGAAAGTCGGTTCGAGCCGAGACAAAGAACCGCGCTGGACGGAAAGATTTGGTGGGTGGTTTACGACCGCTACAAGCAAGAGTTCAGCTCGTTAACTTGCTTTGGAAAATATAAAACGAAGAAAGATTGCCAGTGGGCGATTGATAGTTACAAGGAGGTGATGTAATGGCACTTGCGTTTTTTATGTGGTTTGTTGTAATCTATGTAACAGTAAAAGCAATCCAAGACAATAACAGGAGGTTTTAATATGGTCTGTTTCGGTTGGCTGTTTATAGCTTCAATTATTTTTGTGATGTTTTGCTACTACATGCACGGCGGCGGAGATAACCGCCGTTAACCCGTAACAACTAAGCGGCCATACATCCACACCGCTATAAAAACGTGGATGCTCCAGCAGCTGCAATCGGGTTTCTCGAAGTAACCGTTGAATAATCGAGTAAGCGTACCCCCCCCAACTGGACTGCCATCTGCCAGTATAAATAAAGACCCAGCAGCCCTTACTATGCTGGCTATTTAATCCCTACGGGGAGTATTTTTTTCTCTGCCACCCCTTTTTCTTTCTAACGCGCCGCCATTTTTTCGCTCACGCTCAAATCGCATGAACGCGCCCATTTTTCTCGACCACCATGGACGCCCCATTTTTTCCAGACGACTGCCCTGCGTCTATAAAAAAAAGAACGGCAGCCCGAACTATACGGACCGCCGCCACTCTTAGGAGTATTATGTATGTAAAAGAACTTTGCGAGTGAGCCAATTGATTAGCCTAAACTTCCGAAAAAGACTTCGAGACGGGTGAGTGTTCAACCAGACATCGAATTGTCTTTTACTTCCCAGTCGTGTTGGGGAATTTTTACCTTATATTTGATTTCAGGTTGTTTTCTCCGCTCTGCTTGCTGCGAAACGTTGAGCAAGCGCCTCTTTTTCTTCTTCCGTGAGCTCTCTGCTTGCTTTTTTGGCTTTAAGCTGTAAGCAGTTCTTAACCGAGCAAGTAAAGAAGTAACCAGATGGAACCACGTCGGAGTAGCGCTCGACCCTTTCGATCTTCCAAGCAGTGTCAGGAGCGTCGAGGAGTTTGCCGATTTTCGTTAGCATCGAGTTGCTGGTCGTGTATACACGGAAGCCATTAGCACCGTTGCCAGCCATTGTGATTACGGTTTCGATTTCGTCGCCAGTAAGATTGCGACAAGATTCAAGTTTCATATTTACCTCCGTTAATTGTCTGTTCTTTTAGATTGCAGATATATTATACCATAACGCTAAAAATTTGTCAAGCGTTTGGAGGTGGTTTTTAAAAAATATTTCGAAAGCTTTTTTAGTTTGGGCGGAGGACATTTTTTTTACACTGGATTTCACGTTTGTTTTGGGTCTATCTACTATAATCACTAGTACGAAGTATGAAAGAGTACTATTATATTTTATTTATATATATTTATATATATTTATATATATCTATTCTATATACTAGTATATACTAGAATAAATAATAATATAAAAAGTATAATTAAAGAGCAATAAGATTACTTAAACCGACTCGTAATAAAACCAAAAAAAAGAGACCCTGCGTAAACAAGGTCTCTTCTGCCCTATCGGCTATGGTAAACGATTTAAGCAACCAGCGTTTAACTAATACTATTTCACTCTTATAAAACGCCTTTTACAAACGGTTTAGATTGAGTAATGAGATGACACTAATAACAAATTGGAGATAAACAAAAATGAATGAACTTAATTAGAGGGCTTGTTTGTGGTGCTTAAATCGTCGTTTGCTTATTAGAACCAATTACGAATATCCGATATGAAGTCGAAAACGGAATCGTAATCGCTATAACCAGACGCTTTGGCTTTCATTACCGAAAGCGCATTCCTCTCTGTAACAAGACTTTTGACTATTTCAACCTGCGACTTTTGGGCGGCGGTTATTTTCTGGTTCAACCCTGACTCTTCTTTCTGCAACTCGTCGAGTTTCTGTTCGAGAGCTTTAATTTTCTCTTCCTGCTCTTTGATTCTTTTGTCTGTTTCTGCTTTCTGCGAATTTTCTTTTTCGATATCCGCCGCCCGCTTCTTCTCTGCTTTGAACAGCTCTTCTTCCGTGTCGTAGATCTGCTTTGTGATCTCTGAATAATACTTCATACAAACTCCTTTGAATCTGTCAATGGTACTGGCGGTTGGACTCGGACCAACGGCTTCGGCTTTATAAGAACCGCCCCATCACCCCTTGGGTACGCCAGCATATTGATTGGTAACAACTCTCTGTTTGTCTTAACCAATCTTACGAGAATAGTATACCACATTCTCTTTCTTTTGTCAAGTGTTTTGACAACTTTTAGAAAAAACTTCCAACAAGTTTAGGGGGCGTTCGGGGGTGCCACTGCGTGGGGTTGAGGGGAGTGCCAGCTCCCTCAAAAGACCGCTTTAGCGGGCTTTCTTTCTCCTCTCCCCTTTTCTTATTCTTCGCTTCTTTCTTTTAGATATATATATATATATATATATATCGTTTCTTTTTCTTTATACCACTTTCTTTTTCTGTTTTCTTTCTTCTCTTCTTTTCTTTTCCGTTCTCCTCTTTATAGAGTCTTGTAAAGGAAGAATTATTTCAGACATCTTCGTACCACACCCACGCAGGAAGTTTTTCGCCGAATTTATCTTCGTATAATTTGAGATACTCCTTGTATTTCTTGTATACGATCGTCGTGCTTACACCAAGCTTGTTTGATACAAAAGATACCACCTCTGACTTCTTCGTATATTCTTTGTCTTTGACGTAAAGTGGGCACTCGATAATTTCATAAGAATAACCCATGTATTTTTTCTTGTTATCAAGCGGATCTTTGTGGTAGTAATCTTTGCCTTTAAACGCCGTCCAACCTTCAATTGGCTCGCCTTTCTCTGACCACGGGCAATTGAACTCCGCACTGTTCGTACAGCGTTTACAATTCCAACATAATTGTTTTGACGATTCGTAGTATGTATTGTTCACTCGCTTTCTTTGCTCCTTATCTTTCTTTCAGATTTAGCATAAGCCGAATAGGCGGCGGTCCGTGCTTCATCGCCTATGATTTTCCCTTTCTCCCACAACCATAACGGTAATATCTTCTTTGCCTGTTTCTCGTACCTTACAAGGAGTGAAAAGTAATTGTAATAAGCAGAACGTTGACTTACGCCAAATGTCTTTTTAAGCCATTCTACGACGTCTGAATAATCGCAACCCCATGGTTCATCTTCGAGATATAACGGACAACTTTTTATCATGTAGGTTTCAAATGGTTTCTTCGTGCTTTCTTTGATTATTCTTTTTTTAGCGACCCATCCTTCGATTGGCTTGTTATCCGCCGCCCACTGGCATTGTTCTTTACACGGGATTGCTCGCTTACAATTCCAACACGGCTGCGACAACGGAGGTGCGTGCCCGTCTCTTCTTTCTTTGTGCTGTATCATTTTCTCCTTTTGGCGGCGATTATTTCTCGTTAATAAGTTCCTTGAACCAATCGGGCGCTTTCCAACGACTCATTTCCTCTTTGCTTTTAAACTCGATTTCGATACGTGCTCTGTCGCCTTCCTCGTTAGGGTAAGTATTGAGCGTGTAAATCGAAAGCGTGTTAAGCGGTGTTCTGAAGTAGGTTCGAATTTTCACGACTTCTTCTTTACTCGCCACCTCGTAAATCTTTTTCAATTTCTCGTATTCTTCGGGCGTGATTTCGGCGTTGAGCTCCATATTATCCTGCGTCGCCGCCTTCTCGTCGTTCTTCGAGTATTTGGTCGTGTATTCGTAAATCACTTTGTCGTAAGTCAGCGCCTCTATTTTGCGGATTCTGCGGCGAATTTTATACCCGCCGACCTCGCCCTGTTCGAGCCAAGTTTGGGTAATTCTCTCCGTCGCAACGGGCGTTAAAGTGCCGTCCCTAAAAAGCTTCGCAGCCTGGGCGGCGGATACTGAGAAGCTGTATTCGAGTTCGCGATCGTATTGTTTCATTTGGTCTCCTTACTGCGTCGATTTCGATACGGTTACTTTCTATGGTTCTATTATATCACTTTTGAACGGGTTTGTCAAGCGTCTGAAGAGGGTTTTGAGATTTTTCTCTCGCTTCTTTGAGTTTTTGTTTATATCTATCTTCGACCCAACCTTCTAAAACTTGTCGCATATCTGAATAAGTCTTAATTCCAAGTTTAGCATAAACCTCTGCCCTTGCTTGCCGTTTTAAGTCATTGTATTCTCTATGCAATTGTTTTTGTCTGCTTGGTTCACCTAAATTAGCGTCTTCTTCAGCTCTTATTTTATTTGTTTTGCAACCCTTCCACATCTTATTCCCCACTAATTGTGACAGACACAGATTTTCTTCAGTCACATATTTTACGGGAGTTGAAATTTCTTTAATTTCATAACATTCATTTGCAAACAAAATTAAGTTGTGTTTATCGTCGATTTTCAAATGTCCTTCAACAACATAACATGCTTCAGGGTTTATTGTTTTAAAATATCCCTTTAAAATAGTTACCTTACTTTTTGCGAATTCGTGTAACCAATTATCCCACGTAAAAGCTTCGCTAATTGAAAATATTCCATATTCATTTTCGATATTTTTGTTTTTGGGGAAAAATTGTTTTTTAATGTGCAAATAAAGTCTTATTTCTTCTTCCATATCTCCGCCTCATAACTTTGTAGGATAAATTTTAACAAGCTTTTCCGTAATATCTTTGAAAATTTCGATATACTTATCGGTGATCGTTTTTCCCTTTTCCATTCCGACTTGCAAAAGCGCTTCTTGGCACTTATTTAAAACCTCGTCGTATTTCCGCTGTTCTCTCTTGAAAACCGTGACTTTTCTAAAACCGCTCTCATTATCTAAAATTCTAAGTTGCAGTTCGTCCATATTTTCTCGTTCCGCCGCCAACCTGTGTTTAGATTCTAAATTTTTAACGGTTGTTTTTTGGTTTATTTTAATCTGTTCTTCTCTGAATAATTTCTGCGCGTCCGCTACGAATTCTTCTCCCAAATTCTCTTTCAGTTGTTCACCGAGATAATGCCTCAACACATAAACTTTATACACTCTTCGATAATCTCGTAACGCGAGTTTGAAATGCTTTTTATATAATTCGCAAGTTCTTCTTTTGAAAATTTCATACTGCCCTGTTGCGAAAATATACCCCATATCGAACGTCCTTCGTTCGGGCTTCCACTGACCTTTATTCGGGCTTTCGCATTCGTTCCATTTCTTTAACTGCTCGTTATAGTTTTCCGCCGCCATCTGTTCTAAAACCATTTTTTCGCAAGATAATAATTGCGCTATCTTATCTGAATCGGTGTCGTCGTTTACTGCTATCCAACCGTCTTTCCCCTCTAACCAAAACTGATATCCATCTAATTCGTCGATTATCCTTTTGTTCCGTAACGTTGAAAAAGCCGATGCAATTTGCGCGTTCATATACCCGATAAGCTTCGCGTTATACTCCGTCCAAATCGTCGGGTAATTTTGTCTGATATACTTCAATTCGTTACCGTTCGTGAAATAATTAGAGTTTACGTACCCGAGTATCCAGTAAAGCTCTCTTCTCGATAAAGTAATTCTCCCGTCTTCTCTTTTGGAATCGGGATGTAAATACATATATAAATACAAAACGTTCGCGATGTGTTGTTTCACTTCTGATTTATGCAAATCGGGCGGCGGATCCTTTTTAATGTTCGATAAATGATACCTCCGATCTACCTTTTCAATATCGCAGAACCTTTCCCAATCTTTGAATTGACTTTTGCGGCTATCCATGCTCCTCGTCGGTTCCGAGCAAAATATATCGCACAACTCTTCATATGAAAATAAATTATCTTTGATTTTTGTTTTGCGCAATCTTCTTTTAATAAGCTTATCTCTTATTTCGTTTTGTTTTTGCTTTTCTTCTTCTCTCTTTTTCTTTTCTTCTGCTAATGTGAACTTTATTTCACATTTTGATTTTTCATCGCTATTTCCCTGAAACTGAGCTAACTCACTTCGTTCGTTTGTTGACATAGTAATCTCCTTAAAAAACCCTACTTTTTTTAAAAAATCTTCGATAAAATCTACGATTTTCGAAAAAACTCATCACTATTTTTTCCATAATAAGAGTCTAGGTTTACCTTTATAGAAATTTTAGTGACGAGATTTTTTAAAAATCTCCGATAACTCCTGCAATTTTGCAAAAAAAGGTGGTGCATTTGAAATGTGTTTTTTTGGGGCGGCGGATAATCAACCGCCCACTCCTCCACTATCTGCTTATATTATACCACAATTAATTTCTTTTGTCAACTATTTTTTACGACTTTTTCGGAATTATTTCTAATTTATTTTTTATTCTTCGCTTTTAGAGGGCACCTTGTGCCGCCCCAAGGTTCCCTTTCACCCTCCAAGGGCGTTGGCTCGGCTTCGCCGTTCCAAATGTTGCTTTGAGCAAAAAGGGAATTTTCTTACTTCCCTTTCGCCCAATTACTCCACATATCCGAGATATTCTCTTCTCTCTTCTTTTTCTCTGTTACGGGTTTGCTCGGTTTAGGCTTTGCTTTATCATTTTCGGCAATCTTCTTTATCGATTTTGGTAAAGTTTTAGCCTTCTTAGCCGCCGCCTTTGCTTCCTTCTTCTCGGCTGCTTTACGCTTACGCTCCGCCGCCTCTGCGTCTTTGCGGGCTTGAATTTCGGCTTTCTTAGCCGCTATGTCCGCTTCTTGCTTCTCGCGCCATTTCGCTTGCGTGTTTACTGCCTCTCGCTCGTATTTGTCGCCTTCTGCGTAAATTACCGCTTTGATGTATTCTGGAAGCTCAAATGCGTCGTTCACACTGTTAGAATACTGCGTAAACGTGATTACGTTTCCCTCTGTTGTCTCGACCATTGAATAGCGTTTTTTGCTGGCTTTATCGGTGAAAATCGTCTCTTTGCGATGGAAACTGTCGTATGGCGTCAGGCTTAAATATTCGCTGTATTGGGCGGCGGACAGCTCTAATTCACTACTGATTACATACGTCGGTGGTTTGCCGAAACGATATGAGTTTTCAAGCGTTAGAAAGTATCGTACTTCGCCTGTCACTTCGTTGATCTGCTCTTGGATTTGCTGCCTCGTCGCAAGCCGTAACACCGTTCTTCCGTCTATCTGCTTATACAGAAATCCGATTGGTCGAACTGTTGAAAATATTAGAGTTTGTGTTGAATTTGTTATCGATTCTATCGTGCAATACGCTGTGATTTGTTGTATAAGTTGCACATATATTGACTGGGGGATAGAAATCGAGGTTAATCCTTGTCTGTACATTTTTCCTCTTTTTGGGTTAAAAGAAAAAGAGAACGTTATCCCTAAACCTGATATCTTTTTGATATCAATTTGATATCATTCCCTTTCCTCCCCTAAATATATAATATATCCCCTTTTCCCGCTTCTAACCACTCTTTTCCTCCTTTTCCTTTCTATAAGATATAAAACTGATATAATAATCATATCACTATGATATCATTTTGATATCACTTTCCATTAAACATCGTTCCTCGGGTTTAACCATCCCCCTGCTTTTATATGCCAAAGTACGTGTAATAACTCGTCTTGATATTTATCGTAAACAACTTTACCGTCTCTTACCTTAAATGTAGGGTGCAAGCTATACGTTCTATCATAGTTGTTAAACTTAATCTCACAGATTACCGACAAAGTATCTTTGTCTCTTATAGCCTCTTTCTTTAAGACTTCGTAGGCTTGTTCAAATTCGTCATAATTAAAAAGATAGTAATCTTGCGCAATACCACCAAACCCATCGTCGATAAGAACAACATACTCAAAGCTTGGTTTGTCAGTTTTTTCTTTAAGTTTTGTATATATCATTCTTCCCCCTCCACTAAGTCAACTAATTACTTATCTATTACAGTAAAACATCTAGTTAGTTCCTGAATTATCGCACGACCTCGCAACAAGATTTCAAGATGCAAAATGGACGAACGCAGCAGTCGTCGCTACAACAGTGGTCGTACAACGTGCCATCGTCGTAGACGCAACGGAGAAGTCCGTTATATCCTCTTGTAGGTGTGGAATATGCAGTCGCAAGCCACCACCATTGTTTAGGGTTGTATTTAAGCATAATGTCCGTGTATTTACGATATAATTCGCAAGTTAAAAGACTTACATACGCTTTGCATTTTTTATAATCCCTTAAACCGTCGTCTGCGGTTAAATCAACTGTATGCTCGCAAATGTTATTTGTGCCAATTAAAGCCGCTAATCTGACGTAATATTCGTCGTTAAGGAATGAATAAATTTCGGATTTTGCAAAATTATTCGTATTGTTGTCAAACTTGTGGCTACCAGGAAGTAAATCTTTTTTCAAAACCGCCGTCGTATCACCGCTTTGTTCAAGGACTATCCATTCTTCATCACCGATTTTGAAAGTTTCTCCGATGGGAATGCTTGCAAGTTTCACTTTCTTGTCAAAAAGGTCTTTCACTCTGTCAACGGGAATTTCAAAAATGATTTTATCGCCGTCTCGCTTTACCACATCATTATCAGCTACTTCAATCGTTATCTTTTTTGCCATTTTTCGCACCTCTCTTTTATTCATTACCGATCTCCCCGTTCAAGAACTTCGTAACGCCGTCTTTCAATTCCGAAAGAAACATCGTGCTGAACACGGTTGTGTAAAAACAACCGTCGACTGTCGCAATCGAATAACTCAAACTTTTGTAATTGTCTTTATTTGCATTGTTATAACACGGAAGTGCTATTTTGAACTCTTTACCATTCCTGACGTAATTGAGCCAAAGTTCCCAACAATACCCATATAAGGTTATACTCTTCAATTTCACGTCTTTCGGAACTTCTCCGCCAAACACGTAATTCTTTTCAATGAATTTGAGTCTTGCATTGCTGTCTTTCCCGTCGGGTTTAAACTTGCCTTTATCGCGGTCAAAGTCGAGCCATATTTTGTGCAAATCAGTCATCTGAACGTGATCGGGTATCCCGCGAATAATCTCAATAGACGCGTTGGCAATCAACTCGGTTTCATATTGCAGGTCGGCTATTTGCTCGGTTTTAGCTCGAAGCAGTTTTTCGTTCCTGTCGAGCTTGGTTCGTATATCTTTCTCGTAACTAATCGTGTAATCCATATAACCACCTCTTTGATTGTGTCTATATTATACCATATTACTCAGCGTTTGTCAAGCGTTTCAGTCCGTTTCCAGAACTTCCCCGTCGGCCATTTCATATCCAAAAAATCCTCTCGGGCATTTATAGCGCACCTTATAAACGTGCCCGTCAATTTCAATAACAAACCGTCTAATATAAGCGTTGAACATCCGTTCAAAAAAAGGCGAACAGTTTTTCGTCATCGTAATCAACTATGTCCTCGGCGTCGGGAATTTGCTCTTTGTACATATACTTGTTGATCATCCCACAATCCACGTCCTCTCTTAAAAGCAACGCGCTTGAACGATATCCACAATCATAGATCGAAAAGAAAACTGTGTTCATTTGTTTCGATTCTCCGTGCGTTTGTTTATATTATAATTCTTCGTGTTACGGCTGGCAGCTTGGATCTCCATGACTTTAAACATCATTCCAATCGCCTGTTGACAATCATAAAGCGACCATCCAGCGCACACGAATCGCCCGTTCTGGTTTTTTGAAGCTGTGCAAAATTCACATTTATTCATTTTCATTACCTCCCTGTACTCCCAAAACCGCCAACGCCTCTTTCGGTATTATCTATTTCACTTACTTCTACAAGATCAATTGACGGGTAAGGCATTATAATCATTTGAGCAATTCTTTCACCAGGATTAATGGTCTGTATGGCATTTGAATCGTTATGTAAAGCAACCATCACCTCTCCGCGATAATCGCTGTCTATAACGCCAGTGCTATTGGCAAGTCTCAATCCTCTTTTACAAGCAAGACCACTTCTCGCATAAACAAGTCCTACGTGACCGATCGGTATTTCAAATACAAGCCCAGTATGGACAAACTTTGTTTCGTGCGGAGCTATTTCAGTCGGGGTTGTATCAGAATTATAAAGATCCATTCCAGCAGAATATTTTGTACCGAAAGTTGGAGTGTGTGCGGTTTTATAAAGTTTTTTAAATCTTAAATCCATTTTCACTTTTCAATAACCTCAATAATTGCGTTGTAGTAAACGTAACGTTTGCCGTTAAGATCGAACATTACGCTGCCGTTTTGGTTGTCGTCGATATCAATTTTCCCTTCATAAGTTGCGATTAGCTTTCCGTCTAACGAATAGACGTTAACGGTTCTATAAAGACCGCCTGCTAAATCAGAAGAACAACTTTTACAACTTCTTGAGACACCAGCACAAGATCCAAGCCCGACCAAGGCAATCCCTAACCCGAGAGTTAAACCAGCAAGTTTATAAATTGGTCTTTTATTCATGTCACACCTCAAAATAAGATATTTCTTTTTTTATAGTTTCATCTTCAATGCCGTCTATTACGAGCATTAATGTTTTGTCGAGATCAAGGCTTAAAACGCCCATTATAGATTTTGCGTCGACGGAATATCTTTCGGAACGTAAAACAGTGTCTTCTTTGATATCCTGCATTAAATTTACAAAATCTTTAACTTTTTGAAAAGTATCGATTCTAACAAATTTTACCATTTATTCTTCACTCCTTTTGTTTGTATTTTCAAAACAATCCACAATACGAGATTTTATAGTATCTATATCGTTCAATGTTTCTCGTTTAGATTTAAACGTTTTTTCTTTTACGTGTTTTTCGAGAACTAACGTAATGTCGGCTAATATATCGTATATATTTTTAATTTCCTTGTCTGTCATATTTCCTCCTCGCAATAACCGTAATCGGTCGAATAATTTATCTTCTTTATCCCGAGACTTTTTATCAGTTTCATACATCGTGGGCATGGACGCGACAAACCAGCGCCGTTTTTCAGTTTCCTGTATACGAATATGGTCGCGTTCGTGAGATCCGTCTTTGCTCTGATCAGTGGCAATAAAGCGTCTGTTTCGGCGTGCAAGTAACCAGGACAATCGAAACCAAAATATTTTTTATCTATTCTGGCTTGAATCGCATGCGTTTCTGTTGCGCTGTTATGCCCAGAACTTATTATTCTATGATTCTTAACGACAACGCACCCGATTTTACATCTGTGGTTGCTTAACATCGATATTTGTTTCGCAACTTTAAAATAAGTTTTTTTCGTTTTACTTATCATGTTTACAATATATCACAACAAAATTTTTTTGTCAAGTGTTTTAATGGGCTTTACGAATTTTTATCATTAACTTTCTCCGTGTCGGAAGAATCTTTTTCGTCATTGTCGATATCGGCGTCAACGACTTCAAAAATTTCTATTGGGTAATTGACGCGCTTTGGATTTTCAGAGAAAAATTGATTCAAAAATAATTCTTTGGCTTCTTCAAAATTTTTAGCATTTATTTCTACGACATCAGATGTCTTTATAAGTATCTTCACGTTCTTCTCCTTCGAGTTTTGATTTCGTGTGCGTATTATCGCATAACGTTCCGTATATATTGTGTAACATAATTAAAAATTCTTTTTCATCCGATTTGTGTATCGTAGTAATAAGCCTTTCTCTGTCGCAATTTAAATCATAAGTTATTAAAAAGAAATGGAAACAATCTTTTTTAAACTCTATATTCAAGCATAACATATCATCAAACGAACTTACAAAAAAAGATGTTTCATTTCCATATTTTAACCACTTATAATAGTAATTGTAAAAATGGCAGATAAAATTAACAAACGTATTAACCGAAACATAATGGACCTTATTCGATCCAGACTCGTTAAATATCAACGAATCATCTATCATAAAAACTTTAAAACCATTAGAAATATGAAATTCCATTTTATTATACTCCATACATATATTTTTTACAAAATTTTTTAATAATCATCGTCTTCTGAAAGATCGATTAATTTTAAATTACGAGCACACTTTAAACAATAATCACCAGAATAATCTTCAATATATTTTTCGCCTGTAATATCTTCTCCGCACGAATCGCAATATAATCGCTCCACATGCCTCAACGGGCAGGAGTAACCGATACATAGTATGCCTTCTGGACATCCGACGCATTCGTTAACTTCACGTGTCATCTGTATTCACCACAATCTGTCTGAAATAGTTTCATTATATAAAACAAAAAGCATTTCCGAGAAAACTCCTTTAATGAAATTTAAGAAATATCTGATTTCTTTATTACACTCTTCTTCCGTCTTTTTTGTAACGCAACATTTCATAATGAGAGAGTCGTCGGTTGATTTGCCGATCGCAAAAACAACTCTGTGTTTTTCCGCTATCGTATTTATATCTGAAATTTCAATCAACTTCTCTTCGCGATAATCGTGCCAATCTTCCGTAGACCTACCATCTTTAAAAGTTATAATATAAGTTTTTTCAATTTTTCTTAGCATTTTAAAGACCTCCGTTAATAATTTTTATAATATCATCAAGACATAACAAAATTCCCATTAAAATTCCAGCAAAAATATAAGCTGGTAGCATCATTACCTCTATTAATATCTTCATTATCTTCATAATATTATCCTTTTTTATTTAATCGACTTATATAATCTGTTTTTTTGATTACACACACATTATATCATAATTAAAAAAAGAAGTCAAGTATTTTTGACCTCTTTTTAAAATATTATTTTATTTTTTTAGCTTATTCTTCGATGAGATCGGCAAGAACGTCTACTTCCGCAATTGTAAGATCGAGGCTTTCGAGTTCTTCTGGTTTGAATTTAATATTTACCGAAATATCTGTTTTTATAAGTTCCGAATACTCTTTGTTTACGGTTTCGATATCTTCTTTTTTAAAATTAACGTTGCCGTTTTCGTCAACTTTAATTTCTCCATTATCATTTTTTTCTGCGTATTTCTCTACGATCTCATTTCTCTTTTCATTAAAGAATTTTTCTGCGTCTTCTGTTTCGCTTATAAACTTTCTGAACTTATAAGCGGTAGAGAATTTAAGGGGCTGGTTCTGTTTTTTTGACACGATCTGTCTTGCGTTAACAACTTTTAAAATTTCCATAATTACAATCTCCTGATTATTTTTTATTTTTTATAATGGTTAAGTAAAGCTTCATAAAGCTCGCCAGCGTCCGAAAGTTTTACTTCGTTCCCTTCTTTATCTACGTATGCTCCATCGAAGTATTCGTTACCAAAGTTTAATTCGTATATGAATTTTTCGATAAACCCATTCGAATCATTAGTTGTCTCTTCCAAAAAACTCAAAATTTGTTCTGACCATTTGGTCGAGGGGTAAAACTCACAATATCCGTAAGCCTTTGAAAGTTCGTTGCTTGCTGAATCTTCTAAATTCCATTGGTTCTCAATGAATTTCATCAACTTCACAAATGAATCTTTTTTTAACGGCATCATGGTATTGTGAAAATCTGTTTTTGCTCCGTCTTCTGACGGGTATTCGGAACTTCTCAAAATAGCGGTATAATTTTTCATTGCTACCTCCTTATATAATTAGACTTTATTTCCCATTTTATATATAAGACTTGCGACCGTAAGAACCCCGACACCTTTTGGAACTGGACTTATGTAAGAACACTTGTCTTTTACGGCATCAAAATCTACATCGCCGCACAGTTTAAAGTTTTCGTCCCTATTTATTCCAACGTCAACAACAATCGGTCTGTTGTCTCCTATATACCACGATGTTATAAATTTTGGTTTGCCAATAGCGCTTATGATAAGTTTTGCGTGTTTCGTGTACCACGGAAGATTCTCTGTGTGCGAATGGCAAGTCGTTACGGTACAATTTGCTTTTGTTAATAAATCCGCTATTGGTTTCCCTACAATTTTTGATCTGCCTATGACAACGGCGCCCATCCCGTCAAGATTTTTTAAGCCGATATAATAATCGAGCATTTTCATGATTCCGAGCGGCGTTGCTGGCGTGTAGAAATCATTAGACAGGTCTCCGCAGAATGCGTCGATATCACATTCTTTATGAGTTTCTATTTCGTTATCGAGCAAATACTCATATGGTTTCAAATGATTCGGAATTGGTTTTTGAAGTATGATATAATTTTTCTGTAAAGACCCAAATTCTTCCGTATCATTTATCACGTTATGAATTAAATCCATAACTTCTTTTTTATTAAGCAAGGAAATATCGAATTTACGAGATTTTATTCCACGCCGATTACATTCTTCAATTTTGTTTCTGACATAAATTTTACCAGCTTCATCTTCTCCGTTAGATAAGATAGTTAAATAAGCCGTTTTGTCTGGTTCCCAGTTTTCAAACATTTTGTTTTTGACTGGTTCGCCGTACATAATTATTGGTTGCAAAATATATCCTCCTGAACAATGCCATCCGTTACCATTTTGTCAAAGAACTTCTCACCGTATTTGGTTGCTGTTCTTTCAAACCAAATAGAATCATACGGCGGCAGTTTTTTAGCTTTTTCTTCGTTGAATCTTACTACAAATTTACGATACCAAAATCTAATCACACTCGGAATAGTGACGATTAGAACAGCCAGTGGTCCGAACCACAACTGCTGATAAGAAGAATGCCCCATTTCGTGTGTCGCGATGTTTTTGTCAAACTCGCAGTCTTTACTGACGAAATAGAAAATGCCGCCTTCGAAGCCCCATCCGCTATTATCTTTCTTTGCCGTGAACTGAATGAAATAACCAATCTTTTTTGGTTTGTGACCAGTTATCAACATTGCTATCGCTCCAACAAGTCCGATAAGCGTGAGAGGCAAGCCCCATGTTAGTTGAAATAGATAAAATAAAAAATGTTTACCTATTCTTACAACTCTTTCCATTTTTTTTACTCCTTGTTTTTTGTAATAATTTATTAGGAATTGGAAACGTTGTTATCAAACACCCATTCCCAAACAAATAAATATCGTTTCCAAGAATTTTCAAACAATCTCCACTCGATGCCTCTAACACATTATTTAAATAACGCGAAACAGAAGAATCAAAATCAGAAATATCTTTTCCGCAATAATAAGCTTCTTCAGCAATCTCCTGCGCTCGCGTCGGAGAGAAGTTGGTTCTTTCTTTCATTCGATCAAGTGCGTGGCGTGTTAATATAACTGTCATTTTTTACCTCCAAAAAGTGCGATAAATAAAATCACTCTTTTATTTAACGATTTCGACAGTATTATAACACATTCAAACCAACTTGTCAAGCGTTTTTATGAGTTTTACGAAAATTTTGTAACAATTCTTTAAGCCATGTTTGTTTTACAGAAACGCGGCTGATCGACGTCGCTTTTTTAACGGCGTTTATCTGCCCGACCAAGACGCAATATTTTTTACTTCTCGTGAGAGCCGTGTAAAGCATTTCTCGCGATAAGAGCATGTAAGCCGACATATCCAATCCGACTACGACGTAAGGCGATTGGCTCCCCTGGAAACTGTGCGTCGTAACGACATAACCGAGAAGCACATCTTCCCAATACGCTTTCGGTATCACAATCTCGCCCTGCTGCTTAAAATCAACGATAATGTAATTTTCCTGTATATCCGTAACGAAACCGAGATTGCCGTTGTATATTGGTTCGACGGGGTTATCCTTGTCAAACCCGTATCTCTCGTAAACCGCACGCGTAATCGTGTCGTAATGGTTTTTGCGGTTGATTACGCGGTCGCCGAGCCTTATCGTGTAATACTTGTCTTTATCTGCCGCCAACTTGATGCTTGGCAAATGCTCGTCTGGGTTGACGAATTTTTGTACGTCGTTGTTAAGCGCGAAGCTCGACATCGCGCCGCGTAACTTCATCGGGACAACGCCGATTATATCGTTCGACGAAACGCCGCTCCGTAAAAGCGTTCGGTATTCCGTTAAAAATTTCACTCGCGATAAATCCGCGTCTTTATAAGTCACGATTTTGAGGTCTTTGAGTTCGCCTCTTATTTCGCTGATTTCCGAATTGCCGATTATCTGTTGCCCGTTCGAGACCTTGATCGATTCGGTTATAATCGCGGACTTCTGGGCTTGACGGTGAATTTTAGTTAGACGATAGCATGGCACGACGTTTGTATCGAGGCAATCTTTGAGGAAGTTGCCATTGGAGAGTGGTTCGAGCTGTGAATGGTCCCCCAACATAATAACCTTGCTTCCGTTCGGTATCGCTTGGAGCAGTCGGTATAACAACTCGTTATCGTTCATCGACAACTCGTCGACGATTACTACGTCTTCGATTATCTGATTATCTTTGTCGTGTGAGAAGCCACCCTTCGGGCTGTAACCTAAAAGCCTGTGGATTGTCTTCCCTTCGATGTTTGTTATCTCTGATAAGTTCGACGCAGCTCTTCCTGACAATGCTGTCTGAGCGATCATTAACCCGTTAGCTTCACAAAATCTCGCAATTGGTTTCATCGTGGTACTTTTGCCGCAACCGCCTCTACCTGTTAGAATTGCTATATTATTTTCCAAGCACCCTCGAATCGCCGCCTTCTGTTCGTCGGTATATCCCCAACCGTTATCCGCTTCGCAATCTCTTATCGCGTCTTCGATTGTGTAACGACATTTCGTGAGATTTTTCTTCGGTGCATCGAGAAGTCTGAAAATTTCTTCGGTGATGTTTTCTTCAAGTTCGCGGTAATGCTTCAACCCGATTCGCTTTTGCTCTTCGTCGTAATACAAAAATTCAGGTTCATCTGATTCAACCCTTCCCGTCCACTCTTTGAGCCATTCAGCGAAGACTTCCTTCTTTATCGATGGAACGAATTCGACAACCCCGTGTAAAAGGTCACGAAGATAAATCCACGAATTCCCCTCCGTCTCGGCTTGCTCAGTCAGAAAATGCGTAACGTAAGCGCGAATTCTAAATTTCGAGTCTTTCGCCATTCCGCCTTTGAGCGCGAGTGCGTCGCACTTTTTGAACCCATAACCGTCGAGAGTCATCAACTCGTATGGGTTTTCTCGAAGCTTTGCGATTATCGTGTCGGTCGAGAGGTAACGCTGTTGAAGCTTTGTCACCGCCGCGTCGGTCAATCCGAACTCTTCTCGGAGAACGAGAAAAGCGTTCGCGTCCTTTTTGGTGCGGTTATATGTTTCGATAATCTTCTCTGCTGTTTTCTCGCCAATCCCCTTTACGGTTGAAAGCAAGAACAAGTCCCCACTGTCGATTGCTTCGAACGGGTCGATGAGTTCTTTGTATAAAATGTCGATTTGGTGCTCGGTCAAAATGCTTTCGAGGAAGAGCTTCTGCTCTTCAAACTTTGTCAAGCGAACTCTCTGCGTCATGAACAAAACGTTGAAACCGACCTTATATGGACTCTTTGCATCCGCGACCATTTCGACCTCGAAGTAATACGTTTTCTCGGTGTCAATCGGCGGGAGCGCCCCTTTGAACACGACTGTCGGGAACCAACCGTTTTTGCTGAATCCCGCTGGGAACGACCCTTGTAATATCTGCCCCACATCGACTTCGAGAAGCCCCCAACTTCCTGGGGCAAATTCCTCGATTGGGATTTTCGGGTAAATTAAGCGCGTCGGCACGCAATAACCCGTGATTTTATTTTTTGGTTCATTACTCATTCTTCTCTCCCAACCCCAACGCTTTAACAATCTTATCGGGTTGTTTTACGCAACTGAATAAATATTCCCTATAATCCATTTGTTGGCTTCCCATTTTCTTAAAGTAAAAATCCGAATTTGCTTTATCGAGTTCGAAAACTCGTTTTGTGTATTCTCTTTTTAGTATTGCGTTATTTCTGTTGGTTTGAATAACCAACTCGGCAATTTTCTCTTCTATTCTCTTAATTGCGTCCTTATATTCGGGGAAATAAGTGACGAATTCGTCGACTTCACCATCACGAATAAGTTCTACGAGATAAGAATAAGTTACTTTCCCATTGAGTGCCGCGCGGTGTAACATAAGGTAAGTCGGGGTTTTAACTTTAACTCTATGCCATTGTGCATCTACTACGACATAACCCTCTTCATTGGCAGTTAAATTCTTCGCGCCCTCAATGCAATCTTCCAACGAACTAAAGTGATATTCTTTGGGTTTTTGAACTCCGATATCCTCGTCACATTCTTTCAACGTCAATCGATCTCTTGTGCCAATGTGCCAGATTTCGGGGCGGTCATATTTAACAACAATTCGGTTATACGGTGAGACGAGTTCGAACATATATACCCGACTTTTATTGAGCTTACTATAATCAAGTCCAGAATTTTTAGCCGCCTCATCGAATAATTCCCCATAAGTTTCGTATTTTTCGTCAAATGTGTCGCTGATTAAACTATTTATTTCCAACGGGCATTTGTATGCGTCGATTGTTCCATTGGTCGAAATATGCCATTTATCTTCGACGCCCATATACCAAAGCTTGATTAAGCTACCATCTAATTTTGTTTGCACGCGAGCGGTCGACCAATCGATTTCATCGGCGTTCGGTTCTCCGTAATTGAAGAATTTATCAAAGGCTTGGCATACGACTGTCCCGTCGAGAAGAATAATTCCACGGCATTCGCGAACAATCTGGTTGGAAAAATCCGAGGAGATTTGATTATATTTCAACAATATATATTCCCCATCGTCTTTGATGGCGATGTTGTATGGTGGCTGTTGAAGCAACTCTCGCCAGTTCGCGTGACTTTGTATAAATTTCTCTAATTCTAATTTGAACATTAAGCACCCTCCTTGTCACATTCACTAAATATTTTAAGTAAATGTTTGATATGTTCGTTAAACGAATTATATTTCTTTTGATTATTCCAGATAATCATATGGTTATTAATAAGCCACGCGATAAAAAGGTCATTGTATATATTTTCTCTATTTTCATAACCCGACTCTTCTGCGCGTGAAACCATATATAGATAAGCGCTCACATTTTCGTGGTTGTAATAATGAGCGTTTTCTCCGAGATTTCCTTTCTTATCATAAAAGGTTTTTGTATACGGTTTTCCGATATCGTGGTATTTTGCCACCTCGAGAAGAACCTCACGGTCGCCCTGTTCAATATCAGGTTTTAAAACAACAGCCTGTTCAACCCTTGCGATATGGTCTCTAATCGTGTCGGGTTTATGATATTTCGGGCAATCGTGCATTACGTCGAGGTTGACTTTCAGCGGAGCGTCGCCAAATTGTTTTATGATAAAAATCATATCCCAACCCTCATCATACCATGGCACTTCGAATTGTTCTAGTTGCCGTATAATTACGCTCTCTGAAACTTGTCTTTCCCTTTTCGTGTCATTCTCGACACATTTGTCAAGCGGCGTGACAATACAATGACAGACTTTATAAACATCTTTGGGTAATTGCCTCAACAACGCTTTGCGACGCTTCGAGCTGAGGTTGGTCGCGTCGTAAGCAACGTTTTTCCCTTCCTTTAACGCCTGTAACGTTCTTATGCGCATTTGCTCGAATATAAAGGCGGGATTATCCTGAATTCTTTCATCGCCGTAAAATTCTTTCCGAAGCGCATCGCTCGATAAGGCGATTGTGTTTCCTTCCTCGACGATATCATTTACCCAATACGATTTTCCGCTTCCTGATAAACCCATTACTAAAATGAAATTTCCCATAATTACCTCCTGTGTGTGGTTATTATAACATAAAAACGAAACCGTGTCAAGCAAAATAACACGGTTTCTGAAAATATTTTGGAGCTTGGTGACGGCTCTGCCCCGTCGTGAGGTTTGACGCTCGGCGGATTACAAATCCGCTCCATTTAACTGACTCTGGCAACCAAGCACGTGCCGCTATCCACTATAATTACCGTTTCTTGTAATCATTGGACGGACTCGAACCGTCGCGGCGATGGTCGGGGTGAGAAGATTCAAACTTCCGACCTTTCGGCCCCAAACCGAACGCGCTATCAAGCTGCGCTACACCCCGTGGCGGGCTGGGTTCTTCTGTCGAGCACGACCAGCTCTGCGTGTGATGCTAGCTAGACATCAATTCTCTATCCGCCAATGGCTTCGGACTGCGCGTATGTATACCTACCGCAGGGTTCTGGCACACCCTCTAAGATTCGAACTCAGATCCCATGGCTTTGGAGGCCAGGATAATAACCGTTATACTAAAGGTGCATAAAATACGAGTTTTATTCACCGAAAAACTCGCAAAAACGTAGCAGTCTTACGCCTAACCGAAGTAATTGCCTCGATGGGTGCCGACTTGTGCGTACGATCCCAAACTCCGCCTTCTCTTCCTTCTTCCCCGCCGTATGAAGGTATATGCGGCATAATGGCAGGCGATGCTGGTAACGCTCCAACGTAAGCCGAGTCAAAGTCGGCTGCACTGCTTTTGTGCTAATCGCCTATATCCTGTAATTTATTTCTTATAAAATTAATAGTAAATTCTTCGCCTTTAATTCTCAAATATTTATTGACTAAATTGATACCTGTACCAAGTTTTTCCGCCCATTGTCTACCCGTAAGTGTTAACCCATTTACGGTGATCCAATTTACTTTCCCTGCTCTTCTTGTGTTTTCTTTTAATTTGATCCATCTGCAATTATCGGGACAATAATTACCCCGATGATCAATTCGGTCAATGGTTAAAACATCGTTATAACCACTTGAAAGAGCCCATTTTTCAAAACTTTCAGAGTTTGAAACCCATTCTTCGCAAATTCTGATTCCTTTTCCGCCATATAATTTATAATCTTTTGAATTTGGATTATAGCACCTGCGCTTCATGTTCGCATAAATCCTACGCAAACGAGGATTACTCCAGAAATATCGAGTTTTAATATTGCGACCAAATTGTAAAATATGGGAGCAAGACTTTAATGGTTTGATATCTGAAAACTTTCTGACAAAAATCGTCCCGCATTTAGTACATTGAACATAATATAATTTATGCCCATCATTAGCCTTACGCTCTACTTCGGATAAAATTTTAAAAATACCTATTATTTTGCCAATGTTATTATTTTCCATATGTTTTGCCCCGCATATATCTTTCCAAAATTGATAGCTCTATCTTCAATTACTTTGAAGAAAACCTTTACCGCTAAGGCTCTTAATCGACAGATGCTACTCCGTCAATTCACCATTCGAGCTATCTGGTTTTTATTAAAAATACTAAGGCTGTTCATCCAACTCCATTTACCACTGCTGCTTTACAAAAAACATTTCAAGAGCTTCGTTAATATCCCCAAACGAAGAATAGGGCTTCGTGGCACCTTAATATATATCTTACGCTATGTGGTGTAGGATAATCAACCACGTCCTCCCAACATTTATCCGAACGGGAGTTTTTGCAGTACTTTCACTGACCTGTCAGCATATCCTAATTAAGGCGGTATGCAACCTTTTAATTTTACAGCTTTGAGATTTTCCGTTTCTCAGTAAACTGTCAGTCCCTTACGTACTGCATTAAGTTTCAGTATTTTGGCACTGCACCATTATCTATAATCCGCTGTGCAATTATAGAGTTAATTAGGCTTGCTATACCACATATTTAACCAGCTTTATGACTTCTTCACGCGTATCTGGCACCTATGGCTTTGAAGATAATATGGTTGCTACACGGCGTGAACTACCACAACCTTTTAGGGCTTAGGTTTCTTGCTCAATACATCTATTGATGTAAGTATCAACAAGCTATCCCCGTCGTTCCAACGGTTCTATTTTGAATCAGACTATTTGTCTTAACCCCTCATTAAGAATATTTATTGCCGCATTTTCATCTCGACTAAGAATTTTGCCACATTCACACTCCCAAACTCTATCCGACAATTTCAAGTTTTTGTTGATGTAACCACATACATGACACATTTTGCTCGATGGGAACCATTTATCTATTTTAATCAATTTCTTCCCTCTTTCAAATAACTTGTAATTTAAAAAATCTCTAAACATTCCAAATCCATTATCATTTGTTGATTTACCGAGTGTAAGAGATTGAGACAATCCTTGCATATTTATATCTTCAACACAAATATAATCGTATTCGTTTACAAGTTTGTTAGACAGTTTATGCAACCAATCTTTACGTTGATTTGCAATATGTTCCTGAATTTTGGTAACCTTGATTTTTTGTTTATTGTAATTATTACTACCAAATTTCATCAAGCTCAGTTTTCGCTGTTCTTTAGATAAGACATTTTGAGCATTGCGATAAAATTTCGGGTAGTTAGCCTCTCTGCCTTGGTTATCGACATAAAAGTTATGACTCGAATAATCTAACCCCAATGCCTTGGTTTTATCTAATTGCTTAATTGGAATTTCATACTCATATTCTACTAATATAGAAACAAAATATTTTCCAGACGGTGTTTTAGAAATAGTGGCTGACTTTATCTTGTGTTCTGGTGGTATCTGTCTATGTTGTTTTACTTTAACAAAACCAACTTTCGGTAGTTTAATATGGTTGTTGATAATTATGAAATTTCCATGTATATTATTTGTAGTATACGAAAATCTGCCATCTTTTTTATTCTTAAATTTTGGGAAACCAGATTTTGGATTTCTAAAAAAGTTATTATAAGCAGCCTGTAAATTTATTTGAGCGTTTGCTAACGCTAAGCTATCCACTTCTTTCAACCACTCGAATTCTTGTTTATATTGAGCAGGTGTGTTATTAAGTTTTTGTTTTGTTGCTTGGTAATGTTTGATTTTATCTTCAAGCATTTTATTATAGATAAATCTAACGCAGCCAAATGTCTTTGCGAACATAATCTTTTGTTCGTCATTTGGATACAATCTAAATTTATAAGCACGATTTATTAATATAAGCAATCACCCACCTTTAACTATCACTGCTCAAGATATCTGGCACCGAGTTTTTAGTCGAGCTCTAACCTTTCGGTCAAAATCTCGTCATATTCTTCCATTACATGAAGCTGGGCTTTGAGCAACCCCGCCTGTTTTTTATCAACAGTTTCAATCTTCGCGGAATAAATGAATAACGCGAGTTTCGTTATTTTGTCACGAAGTTCGTTTCGCTCTTCGACAACTCTTTCCCTAACACTTTCAGGTAACATATTTTCTCCTTATTTACGCATAATCGCGTCTCTTATTTTTAAGCAAACCTCCTGAAAACTTTCGCCCGTTCTCTTCATATGAATTTTGATGCCGAGAATGATACCTGTCGTCAAAAAGAAATCTGCAATAAACAAACTTGCCATAACCTTACCTCCAACTTACACGCTTATTATAACATATTTGATTTTGTTTGTCAAGCGTTTTATGAGGTTTTTTAAAAAAATTTTTATCCGTTGATGATCTTTCGAACGGGGCGGCACTTCGCCGTTTCGTAAAACGAGCAATGATCGCCGTCATATCTCAACAAATACGCTACGCCCGTATCACCGCTATCAGGTCCCGAACGCGACTTATCTATGAAAAGCACTCTCCAAACCTTACTCGGGTCGGCATCATATGGTTCTTCTATCCAGTCGCCTTGCTCGTTTTTCTTCGAACGGAACGGGCGGCAGTAAATATCCGAGCCGTTAATTAACTCCAAATCTCCCCCAAGTTTTCTGATCAAAATCAGGTTAGAACACACCTCTTTTATGCCTTTTGATGTTCCAAGGCAACTCGAATCAAGCCACAACCGTTTTAAGTCGTTGTTCGTCAGCTGAACGGTCGCAATTCCGATAACCCCGTACTTCTTTGTCAGTCCTTCGAGTTCGCTGATGTTATTCTTCATAACCTGCCACAACGCGCCGTTTATGTCTGCGCTATCATCGAGTTTAAACGTATCAACGACGAAAACATCAAACCCCGAACGGAGAACCGAGTTTTTGATAATTTGCGAACTCAATTTCGAGTTTGCCGACGATAAACCAACGACGCGCAATTTGTCTGCGAACTTCTCTTTCCATTGTTTTTCGGCTTCGGCGATTACTTTCTTTTCTTCGTCGGTATAAACGCCCGATTCGAGCTTTTTCTTCGGGAGTTTCTGGTAACCCATATAACGAGAGATAAACCAACTGAAAATCATAAGGTAAAGTTTATTCTTCATAATCTCGTTTTCGAGGACGAGAACTTTCTTCCCTTGCGAAATAAGCGCCATAATCACCCCGACCATATAAGTCGTTTTGCCAACGCCGCTGAACCCGCCGAAAAGGCTTAACGTCCCAGGCGCGAGACCGAGTATGTTACTGCTTAAAAAGGGCGCGACGCTGATTTTTTCACCGTTGATGTCTTCACCAGCATCCGCAAACGAGACACCGCTATCGACGTTGTTTTGCAAATCTGAGATAAATTTCTCGCCAAAATCGACGTATTCGTCGTAAATGATTTGGTTGTTATTTACCTTGCTCAATCCGCTGATTTTCGCGTCATACCAATCGAGAACTTCCGTCGAAGTGAAATTTTTAAACAATTTAAACGGGGAAATGCGTTTCCCGTTATCGAGCGTTACTTCATCGAAGAGATTGAATCCGCTTTTATAAAGTTTAATCAAGATATTGCTCTTCGTCAAATCATCAAGGATTGCGTCGGCATTTTCGGCATTCACGACATCAAGAAGGTGTTGAATCGTCTTATACCCGCCGAGTGCGGAAATCCTGTCTTTGATTTCCTGTGAACACTTCGACATAATCGTTACTTCATCGAGGTAATTATATCCTAAATCACGAAGCGATTTCCCTACGCAAAAAAGGAATCGCCCGTCTTTCGTCAGGAAATCTTCGGGTTTATAATTGATATCGTTGTAATTTGTCAAATCCTGTAAAAAGATTGAGACGGCGTTTCCTTCGACCGTAACACGATCTTCCAGAAGCCTTTCGTCTATTTTGTCACATACTCCAGCAATAAAAGCCTCTTTATTAACCATCTACCTCGTCCTCCAATTCGTCTAACGAACGTCTCTTTTTAAGTTGATTTGTGTTTGGTTTAACATTGTAAAAATTCAAGTCAATCCCCGTTTTTTGGACTGTTGGCGTAACTTGTTTCGCCTTCCAATCCTTTTCTAATATTTCCCGTTTAATTATCCCGCTTACATACCGAAATACAAAATAAGCTCGTGAAAACGGTCCATCTCGCTCGATTTTCTTGTCGACTGTCTTTTTAAGCTTTTCACGATTTTCTTTCACGAATTGATAAATCGTTTCTGTATCAACCGCTTTAAGGTTTTCGCTGAGCTCTTTTCTGATTATATTATAAGGCGGCTCGCCGTATCCAGCGCAATATTGATAACATTCGGTTATCGTTTCGAGGACTTCTTTCGCGTGATCTTTGCGGGCTTTTTCGGCGTTAAATTCTTCTTCCGAGCAGAAATATTTATTTGTGCCGCCGACCACGACTTTATATGCGATTGAGCGGTCGATTGATTTGCCGCAAATTTGACATTTTACTTGCATTTATTCCTCCAAAGGCATCGAATCCACGACCTTTCATAATACGTTATAACGCAAAAACGCGCCATTTTTACAAACCCATTATATCACAATGAAATCTATTTGTCAAGCGTTTGGGCGAGAAAAAGCGCAGAAATTTTACTTTCCACGCTTTCCCATATCTAAACCAAAAAATGGCAGTTTAGCTTATTCGCTTATCCCGAGAAGCTCTTCGAGTTGGTCATAAACTCTCGCTGAGTAGTTCTCGTTCAACATTCCCGCGCCATCTTCGCTATTTTCAACTAACAACTTTTTAATCGCTTTCTGCGTGTCCGTTGTCAGTTCTTTCGCCTTTCTCTTCGCGTTGAAAACTTCCTTTATTTTAGCGCATCTTTCCGCGCCGTTAGGGTCTTTTTCATCAACGGGTTTTGCGGGTTTTGCAGCGGGTTTTTCTTCGCCAGGAAGCGGCTCTTCTTCCGTATGATTCGGGAATTCAGCCATCTTCTTCGGAGCAGGCTTACTCGGGTCGCCCTGTGATTTGTTCAAGCCGTCGCTCTCTGCGATGTCGAACATTGCCTGATAAAGGTAACGACGCTGATAAGTCTCGACCGCGCCGATGCACTGAACTTCGTGACAGCCTTTAAGGTCGGCTGTTCCGAACGGAGATTCGATTATATATCTGTCTTCGGGTTTTTCGCAGTCGATTGCCGTGAGAATTGCTTTTTCTCTCGTGAACGATGCGATTGCCGTCATCTTATACTTATTCATAAGTTCGTTGAGCGTGGGGAGGAAATCGTCGAGTTCCATGTATTCGTAATTCGCGAACTTGTTCTTGCCGCTCATTTTAAGCTTTGTGTGGCGGAGTTCAACTCTTACCGCCTGAATTTTCTCAAAAATATTCATATCTTACCTCCGATTAAATCTCGAAAATATCGTCGTCATCGCTTGCCGCGCCAACCGCCTGTTTTACTTCTTCAGGCATGTCATGTGATGGACTTTCGGTTTGTCTATCGTCATATTCGGCGTTTTCGGGATTACCTTTTTCGCCGCACTTTATAAGTCTGATTTCGGTAATTCTGTCGCCGTAAACTTTTGTCGAGTCGTATTTACCCTTTCCGTCCGCGCCTTTATCGGCTTTCGCGTGTTCAGCTCTGATTTCTTCAAGCGTTCTGAAACCACACTCAATATCGAATTTCTCGTCGGGAGACAAATCATCTTCTTCGATGTCTTTCTTTTCTGCGCCGTTGATATAAGCACAATTCAGATTCCATAACTTGTAATCCGAGGTTACGGTCGGGTCTTCTTTATCGAATCTGTTAGCAATCGGCTTTTCGAGATTTTCGGGAATAACGATTTCAATCGGAGCGAGATATTTACCTTTGAATTCTTCGGTCTTAAATTCTCTCGCGAAGTAATTTGTGTAACCTTTAAGTACCTTTTTATCGTCTTTGCCAACTGCAATTGGATTTTTCCCTTTAAAGATAAATGGAATTTTCAGCGTAATGACCTGAACGTTGTCTTCGTCGTGACAATATTCAATGCGATTGGGCACGAACTTCTTGTAAATCGTGTCTTTCTGCGCCGAATATTCGAATGCCCATTCGCCGCTTACCCTCATGAGTCTACCTTTGAGAAATTTGTCGTAATTCGCTAAAATTCTTTCGAAGTAATTGATAAAATCGATGTCGAAAAGGAAACGCTTTACGCAAGTATTATATTTTTTACTCAATTCTTCGTAATCTTCGTCGGAATGAAGGTCGTATTTGTCTGCGTCATAAGTCGAAAGATTCCCCTCGTCATACGCTTTGAGAACATTTGCGACCTTATAAGGCGATTTATCGAGAAAACTCGTCATAAATTTGCCTTTTCCCGAATACTCTTTTCTTTCGGGGTACTCAATCCAACCTTCCTTTTTGTCGTAAGTCTTGTTGTCATCTGCGGGCGTTCCGTCTTCGTTCGCTCTGTAAAGCGCGGAAATTTCCATATTCGTTACCGAGCCCGTATTGGTGCGGAAGTTGAAACGAAGAGCTTTCTTCGCCCAGCCAGAATCGAATCTGCGATATTCTACCGCCTTAAACTTTTCTGTCTCTTTGATGGGATGAATTGTTCCCACCGCGTCAAAAAAAACTGCCATTAATTTTTGCTCCTTTTAATTACTTTTCCCATTATAACACGCTCTTTATTCTTTGTCAAGCGTTTTTACCGATTTCTCGGAATTTTCTTCTTTAATTTCCGTTTTGATTTCTTCTGGCTTTTCTTCTACCTCTTTTGGTGCCAGAATTGAGTCGCCGTATTCCACAAACTCGCCCGCTTCGTTCCGATACAAAAGGTCGAAAAGCGGTGTCCATAACCATAACTTGTCTGGATCTTCCGCGAGACAAACGTAACCTTTCTTCGCGTTCTCGTCCGTCGTGTGTAAAATCGCGCCTTTGTTCGTCTCGATGAAATCTTTATATTTCTGAGACAATCTCGGATAAGTCGGGCGGTTCTTTATGGTCTCGTAATTAAGCTTTACCTCCGTTCCTTCGGGAATTGGCTCTTCGAGTTCTATGTTGATAAACGGGTTAAGCGCAAGGTCGCTCATCGATTGAACATTCGCGTTACCTGCGCGAAACTTTATTGCGAAATCGATTGCTTCAAGCTCCGCTTTTGTGTAATTGGTTTTGTGTTTACGGTTAAATTCTCTAACCGATTGTCTATTCCAGCTCATTGTTTATTCTCCTTGTCTTGATCGTGGAATTTTTGGTTGTCGCGTTCGTATTTGAATCGCGTTGTCCATAACGCGTCAACTAACTTTTCAAATCTGTCGCCGAACATGATTTGATCGTAAACGTCGATTTTTGCCTTGGTTTTGAAAATCTGTTTGTTCATATGATAATCGGCGAACAAACCCCAATCGAGCTGTGAGTAATCATCCGTCACGTCAATCGTCGCCTTTTCGTCATCACGGCAACCGCACCACGGCGCGAGTAAAATTCTCCCGTCTTCGGTTCTGCTTATGATAAGTTCATGTTCGGCTTTCGACCAATAACGCCACATAAATTCTTTGCGAAGTTCTTCGGCAAACTCGGCTCGGTTCGCGCATTTCTTTTTGAGTTTTTTGATGTCCTCTTCGCGATAACACAAAACGTCGTAATTTTCTATGAGTTGCTTATTGCAATTAAATTCCTTACATATCACCTTTGGAAATTCAGCCATTTGTTCCCTCCTTTTCTAAAATGTTTTTACAAAAATAATATAACCTTATCCACGTCGGATAGTCGAAGTCTTTCTGTCCGCGCATATATTTCTCTTTAAGATTGTAATAACAAATCCGCAAATATTCGTCGTCGTGTTCTTTGAACCGCAAGCCCGATTCTAACCCGACGATTTCTTTTCCCGCAAACCCGTTTTGCATTCCCCAAAAATAAGCGTCGTATTTTGACAAATCACGAATCTTTATTTCGCGCCGCCGCATTTCAGCAATTACCTTGTCTGAATACGCTTTGAGGTAATGACGGTTGTAATCGTATATATAGTTAATTAAAATGTGACTATCCTGTTTTGCGTATATCGAGTTGAGCTCGCGCCATTGCGCAAGTAACTGTGATTTGGGAAGATACGGAATCAGATCAATGTGCCACAGCCTCATATTACAATATTGTTGCGTTCCACCATTGGGGAACCGTTCTGCCCGTTTTGTTTTTGGTTACATATTTGCATATTTTGTCGTAATCGCTTAAATCGATGTTCTCAATACTAACATCAAGCAACAACGATATGTATGTCCTTATTAGAAAACTCACGGGGTTGTCTATCTGATGAAATTCATCCGTTGCAAATTCTTTCATCGTTATAAGCAATGTGTTTTTATCTATAAACTCTCCGACCGATGCTGTTAAATGATGTAAGATACTTTCATCTGTAATTTCAGGACACATTGTACGCGACTTAAGATAATCGCATAATGCAGATTCTTGATCATAGCAACTGTCTTTTGTTATGAACCATAATTTACAAATCATTAGAATGTCTTTGTTTTTTGTTCTCATAATTTACCTCCGATTGTGGTCTCATTATAACACAAAACTTCGTCCATGTCAAGCGTTTGAACGAAGTTTTTGAAAATTTTTATTTTATAAAATGTCTCTTTTATTTCATATCGGCTAATAACGCGTTACCGCAAGTTATCCTATCCTCGTCTTCTTCTATCGATGGAATAAACACTATAACGTCCCAGCCTTCTGCGATTAACGGTTTCTCAAACTGTTCATAAACGTCATAAGAGTAATATCCCATTTCGGTTTCCAAGCCGTTTTCTCTCGCCTCGTTTGTTTCGTGTATCGGCGTTATTTTGACAATGAATTTATTTTTATCGAATAATTCGCTTAATTTCACGGGGTCAAGAATTGTTTCTTTGGTAACGGGGAAGTTCAGAGTATATTTTCTTCCTTTTGGCATCGGCAATTCTTTGCTCAAATTTGAAATTTCAGTCAACGATAAAGATTTCCCTCTAAAAAGATTGTCCCTCTGTTTTTCATCGGTGGAATTGATTGAAAATTGAAGGCCAGCCTCACCGTTATAAACTTCGTTTTTGATGCGACAAAAATCCAAAATGTTTTCTTTTAACTTTTTATTTGACTTTGGAAGCATCGTCGTATATACGGGGTGAATTACGTCCGCCTTCATATTCGCTTTAACAATTTCAGGTAAATCAAATTCTAAGAACGGTAATACGTCTTTATTAAAAGAAGGTTCACCCATTCTTGCCAAATGTAAATTAAACCTCTCCGTATAAGAGCAGCCACTGATATTGATTGCATTTATAACTTCTTCCGCCAATTCTTCTCTGTTGACATTACCAAAAAATCCAACGTGCGGGCAATCACAAAACATACATTTCATCGGGCAACCTTTTTGGGTGGAAATGGTTACGACCATTTTATCCTTCAAATCCACATCATGGTGTTTGACTCTGTTTATTTTTTTAGAATATCCCAAAAAATCCGCTTTTATATTTTGGTCTTTCCCGTAATCTCCGACATAAAGATATTCCATTTTCTTATCCGTGTCGCTTATAATGCAGCCAGTCCTCGTATAATGTTTTACTATCGCCATAAATTCATACCACCTTTGTTTCAGTGTTTATATTATAGCACAACAAAACCCCTTTGTCAACTAAAACAAACGGGTTTTTGAAATTTTTTTATTTTTTTTGTCGTGCAATAAAACTGGTTTTTTATTCACTAATTAGCGGTCTTTTGTATTTTATCAACTCTTCCAAAATCAAGTCTCTCGGCAAAATTCCTCTGCAAAAATACGCGCTTGCAAACGGCGAACCTTCGATTGTTTTATCCATACTTTTTGGCGAGTGAAATCCAATTCTTTTATCAAACGCGAGTAACTGAATCCCGTGATTGAAAACTTCGAACCTATCTTGCCCTTGTAAACTATTTAACGGTAATAAAACCGCGAACGGCTTTCCGAGTTCATCAAGCCTTTTAAGCATTTTGGTTTTTAACGAAAACGGCAAGTTCGTAATTATAACGTCGTAATGTTATTCGGGTTCATATTTCAAAAAATCTTTTCCGTCAGATAACGAACTGTGAATTACTTTATAACCGTTTTCTTCGAACAACCGCACATAAGCCGACCACTCTTCGTCGCACGGACACCAAATCGTCCAATCTTTCGGGACGTATTTCACAATCGCTTAAGCCGCATAAAAGGGAGCATATTGTTCGTCGCCACCTGCTGTTCGATTGCTCGTTAGAACGCCCGTATTAAGTGCCATTATTCTACCTCCAAAATCATCGCCTGTAATTCTTCAATTCTCTTCTCGTGAGCGGCGATTGCTCGTTCTTGCTTCAAGCCTTTCATCTCTTTTTTAACGCGCTTTATCTCGTCCTTCAAATCCGCGTTCCATTTCTTCTTTATGAGCGTGTAAATCACCGCGACCGAATCGCTTTCATCGTCCGTCAAATCGCCCGTTTTCAGCCTATAATGGGCGCAAACTGCTTTTTTGATGTCGGTCTTCGTCGGTTTCGGCGTTTCGTCGGTTTTGAAAAGCGCTTTTACCGAGACCGCGTGAACGCCCACTTCGTCGTAAAAATCAACCCCGTCCACCTTTGCAACCGCGATGTCGAGAGCCGCGTGCGCCTTCGCGAGCGTTTGGAGCGTCGCGATGGTCGTAAATCGACCTGCCTGCGCGGGCATCGCCTCTTTGACGATCATCAGCAAATTGCCGTATTTCTCGACTGCCAAGGTCAGGTATTCTTTGAGTTTTGTATAAAGCGTCGCGACGGGTGTTTCGTCGGTGTGTGAAACTTCGATTTTGTCGGTTCGGACGATTGATTTTTGAGAAATGTCGTAAATCGAGACACCTGTTTTATAAAGGGCGAGGTCAAAGCTGATTATGTAATCGATTTCCGATAACGGTTTTTGGAACTTAATCATTTTCTCTCTCCGCAAGCAGCAACGTCGCGGTCACTGTCTGATTGCTCGGTTTGTACTCGGTTTTTATAAACGGCGAAACTTCTGCTAAAACCGCGTTACGCAGGCAATACTCGGTTTGGTCTAACGGCAGCGGACCGATCGCCGCGATTCTTTTGATTTCTTTAAGTTTAACATTTTGTGTCTTGATTACAACAGGCGTCATCGGGTCGTGGGCGATTTGTTTTTTAAGAAGCTCGTTTTCTTGCTCCAGACTTTTAATCTGTAAATCGTTGATTTTCAAATCACCGATAAAATTGTCTCTTTGCTCAGCAACAATATCATAATCACTCTTCGGCACGCCGCCAAAAAGACGTAAAAACCATCTTTTGAATTTACTCGGTTGTTTCATTCCTCTCCCTCCCCATAAAACGTTGCTAACGCTCTTTCTATATCCAACATCGCCTTCGCGTTTGTTTTCTGTCCTTGTTTGATCTCTTCTTCTGCTAAAACCGTTTTTGTCAGTCGCTTTTTCGCCGCCTCGTAACAACTTTTGAATTGGTTCGGGCTTTTACATTCACAAATACCTTTGTGCCAGCGACTGTAATAACAACAATCCAATTCTGCCATTATTTCTTTATGTGTCGGTTCTATTCTTTCCATAACAAACCTCCGATTACGTGTTTATTATAACATAATCGAAGGCGAATATCAAGCGTTTTCATCGCCTATTTCAAAAATTTCTATTGTAATTTTCAGTCCGTCGTTCTTATCGTTCGTCCTTTCGAAAAGTTCTGCTAACTCTTTTGCTTTCGATTCGGTAAGTTTTACGAAAATCTGCAGCGCGTTTATCGGGTCGGGGAAACCGTCTTCCACGGGATAAAAAGTGATATAGTAACCTTTTCGCGGGAATTTCTTTTCGAGTTGCTCACGGTTTAATTCGGGAATCGTGCTTAATCTCATTCTGAATCCTCCTCGTTCGCGAAAATCTCGATTGCTCTTACTTCGCTCAACCTTACAAACTCGACCATTTCTTTTCCTTCTTCTTCGCCGTTCCAATCGACGAATTTCAGCCCGAGCAGGAAATCTCCGCCTATGTCGATAACGCTCGAAATTTGGACGTAATCGCCGTTGGCATCTTCGGGGTCTCCTTTGTACCAAAAACGGAAAACGTCGTTCTCGTTTACGCAGGCACGGAACCACTCGAAAAACGAACCGCTGAAATTCTTGTATCTTTCGTAAAAGTCTTTATTCGTGATTTTCATTTTAATCTCCCAAACAATCTTTTCCAGCCACCCATTCATCTACGGGTGGGACATCATTCTTTCTTCCATATTCCCCATCAACGTCGAGCAAGCCACTCGTCCAGCCGTGCGGGTAATCAATCGAGAACCAACCGTCGTTTTTGTCCCGAACGAAATAAACGAAACCATCGTCGTATTTTGGAATCGAGCATCTTATAAAAAAGTCGGTTATCGGCGCGTAAAGGAAATCGGCTGCTTCAACATTCTCTTCCCATTCTGCAAAAAGTTCAGGGCAAAATTTCTCGACAACATTGGACGGGATTATGTCTAAAACCGTCGCTTTGTAACGGCGAGAAAGCCCTGTTTTGCCGTCATCGAAAAAGGCGTATGTTTTGCCGATTTCGGGTATATTATTTTTCATATTTTCGCCTCCGCTTTTACGTATATATCCACGAGCCACTTTTTTATCCCGTTTTCTATATTGTTTCCGTATCCATAAGGGATAACGGAAAAATTTTCTACCTTCATATCAAACCAATCTTTGAATTTATTCATATCTATATAATAATCTATCATATGATGGTCTGTTATATATTTAGTGTTGTCATTAGAATCTATTTCGTATAAATTTATTCTATAAATCCAGCTTCCAATACCTATAAATGTTCTTAATAATTCTTCTAATTTCATAATACATCAAAATTACTGTTTTATTCTCCGAAACATTCTTCCCACATTTTGTTTAGCTTCTCGCAACGTTCGTCCGCAGCCTCTTTCGTATCGAATCTTCCGTAATAAACGGCTAAGTCGTTAGGAACGGTGTGAATGACCGAATAATGTTCGACCTCTTTATAATTGCCGTCCTCGTAAAATATGCGTTTCATATTATCGCAAACGATCACATATTTCGATTGTGGAATTTCGGACTTTGCGACTAACAACGAACGACATTCGAAACTCTGCCCGTGAACTTCTGTTACAAGCCAGTCCTTTTTAGATAAGAGGAACTCTTTGACCATCTTCATCGCGTCGTATGGATCGTCACAAACAATCGTGGTTTTAATCTCGTCTTTAACGCCATCTTGAAAGGTTACTTTACTCATAACTTCATAGCAACGTTCTTGTACAAAATCGGGGAAATCAAGATAAATATGTCTATATGTTTTCATTTTCTTTCTCCTCTATTATGATTTCATGAAACCATGTGCGTTGCGGTAAACCACCCTGTTTTATGGTTGTATACTCTACCCATTCGTCGCCTTTCACTGTCCAATTTAGGTATTTTTCAGGAATTGCCGAAAACGATTCTTCGAATATCCACGAAATAGCGACCGTCGAGTAGTGTGCATAAATGAGGCAAACTTCATATGATCTTACTTTAGAATTTAAAAAATCTCTTAATGTCATTCCATACCTCCAATTTTGGTTAGATTATAACACAAACTGAATCATTTGTCAACTGTTTTGACGTGATAAAACACGAATTTTATTAAACCGATACTTTTAATAAAATCACCCTTTCCCAACCGAGCCATTCTACTTTTTCTTCCATTGCTTTATCGAACTCTTCGTCGGTGAGGCCAACGTATTCAGGCTCATCACAAACCTCGTCCGAGATTATGTCTTTCAGCCAATCGGAATCGTCTCTTTCGTAACACTTTTCTCCGTATTCCGTTATTTCGGTGACTTTGCAATCATAAATTTCTCCGACAAACCAACAATCGTCCCCCTCGCAGCATTCCCCGTTGATAAAAACCTTTATAGGCAATTCAGGATTTTCTGCGACTAATTTCACGAATTCTTTATTTATTTCCATAACTTTTCGCTTATTCATTATTTAATCTCCCTTGCAAACTCGTTTATAAATATTACCTCTCCAAACCCGCCAAATGCGTCTGGAACGGATATTTTGTTAACAAGAACGCATTCCAACCCCGTGTTTTTGTCGATGTATTTTTGCATTTCTACAGTCACATGTTTATTGCCGAGATGAGACTTCAAAAAATGAACGGCGTCTTTGTTCTGTTTCGGGGTTTTGCAATTTATCCCTATGGTATAATTTCCACGATTTTGTTTATACGGGTGTTTCGCGGTCAAATTCCAAATTAATTCCTGTCCGATATAATCAATTATCATTTTTACGCCTCTTAAAAATTCTTTAATTCAGGTTTTGTTGCACCTTGCCGATAAACAATTATCTTTATTTTTAAGTTGTTTTCGTCGATGAATTGTTGTAATTCGTTGACGTCAAGCGAGCCGTCTTCAAACCCCGTTTCATAACCGTCACACCAAGCCTCTTTGAGAATGGCTTGTAAATCCGCCTTTTCGTAAATTTCGAGTTTGGTGATTTTAAGCGCGTCTTTTATTTTGTCTATCAATTCATCGTATTCCATTTCGTTTCTCCTTACGCTCATTTTGAATCTTTATAGCGCAATCTTGCATTGCATAAATCATAGCCACTACGTCTTTATCGGTCATTGGTTTGTATAGATCATCTGGAAGTTTTGGTTGTATTTTTTCACGACTATATTCTGGCGATGTTTCCTTTAAACGCCCTGCCATGAAATCTTCGACAACTTTGTCCATTTCACATTTGATATAATCCTCAACTTGTTCTATTTTTTTATCAAATTCTTTATCTTTCATTTTAATTCTCCTTAAATCTCGAAATCGTCGTCGTCAATCGCTTCATCGATTGCTTGCAATGCCATGAATTTCTTCATCTGAATAAAGTGTTTATCCATTCCTTTCCATTCCATCTTAACGCGATAAGTATCAAACTCATCTTGTGTGGAAAGGTTATAATAACAACACAAATTCTTACAATCTTCGGGCTGATCGGGGTTATTCGCGCTAAACGGGCACCAAGCGCATAAAATGCTCGGCGACGGTTTCCACTCTTTGTTTTCGATTTTCGTAAAAAGCTTATCGATTTTTGTAAGTCCGCGCTTTATTCCACCTTTTGTCAATGCCAACTGCCAAACGCCGTCTTCCTCTGCGAAAGGCAAATCGTAACAACATTCAAATTCTGCATCTTCGCCGTAAACTTTTTGCTGCGACAAAACGTAAATCACGAACTGTAACGGCGTCGCTAAATCCTCTTTTCTGAACTCTTTGTCCTTGGTTTTTATATCGTGAATTACGTATTTATTTTGCCCTTTAACTTTAAGCAAACGGTCAATATATCCGAAAAAGGTGTAATTATCGTTATATTTAAACTCGAATGGAACTTCGCAACCAACGATTTCAAGTTCGGGATGATCCTGCATATACCATTCTAAACGATACATTCCAATCGCCGCGAAGTATTTTGCCTTTTCCGCGTAAGTTTTCCCTGCGCGGCTGGGCTTTACCCACGCTTCTGGATATTTTTTGGCGAGAAGATTAGCCCCGAGAATATCCTCTTTTTTCTTCCCGTTTTCTTGGGTGTGTAATTCGATGTTCCAAAAATCTTCGGTAAGTTTTTCGTATGGAATTTCTTTGCCGTCTTTTATACAATTACCAATTGTTTCGAGAATGTAGTGACATAAATTGCCATACTCCATTGTTAAAGCACTGTCTTTGGGAAAGTGTTTTTGCTCGTATTTTAAGTAATAAGCAAACGGGCAACTCTCCATTTGGTTTAATCTACTGTATGAAAATCTTGTTGGTTTTTTAACTGCCATTATTTTGTCTCCTTTGGCGGAAGTTCTTTGATTTGATACCACTTAAACCACTGCTCGAACTCGTTGGGGATTTTTTCGAACTGCTTTGTTTCGGGGTTTAACCGACTTTTCTGCTTGCTTTCGGTGTAATAAGTGATAATCATACCCTTTGTGAGCGGTTGCTCGGCAAAGGTCTTTTTGTAACATTTAATCGTTTCGGTTTTGCCCGTATAAAGGTTGTAAACCGTAATTTTTGGTGAAAAAGATGTGTTCGTATCTACCACAAGGGCAGAATACTTGTCGCGAGCATCTTTGCTCCTAAAGCTGATATATCCCAAATATTCCAACTCGGAAGCCAACCGCTCAGAAAGTGTGAATTCCTTCGGTTTGGCGTTCTCGCAGAGGTAAGAAACGAGCGCAGCAGAATCGGTTACGCGATACTGCTTTTCGGTCTCTGTCGCGAATTGGAGAACCGTCTCGCGAGGAAGGGTGCAAGCCTCTTTTTTGAGAAGTTTTTTGCCTGAATAAGTGTTGTAAATGTCGACGATTGATAAGAGCATTTGCGGTGTTCCGAAACAATCGAAGTAACCGAGCTTTATCAAAATATCCAATTGACGTGAATCGCCTGGGAAGTCTTTGAGCAGTTCGAGGAAATTGTCATATTTCTTCGTCTGTGAAAGTTCGTAAAGCGTATCGGAAACCGAGGCGTTCATATATTTTATGGATTCCATTCCTTTATAAATGGTATTGGTCGATTTATCCATATTATAACCCGACTTCGAGTGACCGAATGAAATGTCGTGAATTTGAATATTAAAGAAAGGCAACTCGGCGATTAAATTCGCTGTTCTATCCATATCTCCTGAATACATCGTAAGTGTTACGGTAAAATATTCGAGTGGATAATGAGATTTAAGATAAGCTCCGTACATTGAATCTAAGGCGACTGAAAGCGAATGCGATGCGTTAAAGGAATAATGAGCGGCGTCTTCGATTACTTGCCAAGTCTCCGCAAACCCATTTTTAGTTCCTATTTTGTTTTCCCAAGAAGTAAGAAGTTTTTCTTTTAAAGCATTCAATTCTTCCTCTTTGAATTTCTTCTTCGCTATTTTCTTAATTATGTCATAAGTTCCCTTTTCTTCGATCCCCAACCAAACCAAATATTTCATAATTGATTCTTGGTACATCAAATAATGGAATGAGTCTTGCAATATATCATCAAGTTCTTTAACACCCGTCGTATAAGGTTTGCGTTCGATAAAGTTATTGAGAAGCGAAGCAAACCCAGGGCGAATTGCAGCAACATACGCGGACATTTCGGCAAGATTTTGCGGTTTATATTTCTTTAAAATTTGTTTATCGTAATCCGAATCTGCTTGGTTTATAGTTGTCGTTAATCCCTTTGCATAAATATCCCAAACTTCGGGGCCACAATTCTTTATAAGGGTTGGAATATTGTCTATCGGTCTACCAATCATTTTATATACTTGATCGATAATACCGTAAACAGAAACGGTTAAATAATCGTTTTTAAGCCACTTATAGTAATCGCAATTATATCCGTCAAGACAACAACACATTTCTTCGCCGACCTTAATGAGACCGACAGCTTCGGATATTTTATCGTTACTTAATAAGAAACTGCAAGGAGATGGAGCGACTGATTCGATTACGCCGCGAAATATTTTACTACCTTCAATTAAATCTTTCCATTTCGGATCTTCTATATGATTTTCGAGCTCTTTCGCAACATCATCGTATTCCTTAATATCTAACCCTTGCGCCTTACACCATAATCTAAAAGCAGAAGATTCTTGCAAAGGCTTATAAGCGATCATATAATAAATGCCGTCTTTGCCCAAAATATCCTTACTGGCTTGAATTACGGGTTTTACATCGGCGAAATTGAGATCGATATCAGGAAGAGAACGAGAGTTTAAAATACGTTCAGCTGACATAAAGCGTGTCGGGTATAAGGTTATCGGAGCGGCAATTCTATCTACTTCGGTCAAACCGAGCAATTTGTTTATATAAAAAGAAACTGCGCTTCCTCTTCCAGTCCGAGTTAAAATTGCACCGTAATCTTTGATTGCTTTTTGCACAACGTAATGGTCTAATATGAAGTAATCCGCCATCCCGCAATCTTCAACTATTTTATATTCGTATTTGATTTGCTCGATATATTCGTTCCATCTTTCTTTCGGAACATTTTCTCTTTCTTTTTTCCAACCCTCATTGATAAGCCTTTTTAATTCTTGATTGCTATCGCCTTCTACGACTTTCGGTATTTTAAACTCTTTATCTAAATGAATACCCTCTGCTTTATCAATAATCAAAGTGTTTTCGAGCGCTTCAATGGCTTCTTGCTCGGTTAAAACACCCTGCTCTTTATATCTTTGCAATATTGTGTCGCTATCGGGATAATCAAGGATAAATCCCTCTTCATCCGCATATTCTATACCTTTTGCTTTTAAAAATAAATCGCGGTATTTTGAATCTTCGGGTTTGATGTAATGAGAGTCGTTGGCGTGGATAATGGGAATTCCAAGTTCACGATGCAGTTGAATTATCTTCTTATTGTATTCAACTTGACGCGGGTGCGTATGAGCTTGCGTTTCAAGATAAAAGTTCTTCCCAAAATGTTTATATACTGGCTCAAAAAACTTTTCTTTCCAGCCGTCTTTAAACATTCTACCTGCAATACAAGCCGTTGTAATAAGCGTATCGGTTGGAGTTAAAGAGAGCAAACATTTCAAGTCAATACGGGGTTTGTAATAAAACCCGTCCGTATTTGCCCAAGACATAATCTTATTAATTTCACGGCGTGCTTTTTCGGTTAAAGCAATAAGTATAATATGAAAAGCGCTACGTTCCGTTTTATCGGTCGCATCATCAGCATAATAAGCCTCAACTCCATATATACACTTTAAGCCATATTGTTGGCACAATGTATAAGCCTCGAAGATATTGCCTTGAAAACCATGCTCGGTCGTAACATATTCTTTTTGTCCGAGTTCTACCGCCCTTTTCATATATTCTTCGGGTTTAACAACACAATCCAAACTGCGCAAATTGCTGTACATGGAATGGCGGTGAAAGTTAATATATCTCATAAACTACTCCTATTCTTCTTCGTTTTCTGGACGGCTGATTTTCAAATTATCTTTAAATAACCTTTACTACGGCTAATTCTCCAACCATCTTCAAACAACCTTTTCGCCATTTGTTCTGCGCTCTCGCCGATATCTTCTGGTAAGGACAGCTCGATGCTGGCAATTAAATCACAAAAATTAGTAATAAATTCTGTTTCTTGTTGCTCGAAATAATTCTCTTCTTCGTCCATCTTTGATCTCCTTATTCTGTAATTTATAACAAACTGTACTTTTCTATGTGTTTTATACAATTCACTGAAAATTCTCTTATGTCTTTCTTTTTCTTCGTCGGTTGCATCGGGGTGTTCATCAAGCATTATTGCCTCGCTGAATTCTCGCCCCTCTAAGTCTTCTTCCATATCTAAAAGTCTATATTTCGTTTTCCCATCGCGAGACACCGCTCTATCGTGAGCATTTATAAAAGCTCCGTTTTCGTAACAAAATCTTCGCATTCCCCAATATGAACCAATCAATCCAACTTCAATAATTCATCCTTCTTTTTTATTACAATCAGGTTGTTCTCGCAGCCACGATGAAATCCCGCATTTATATTTCGTGCAATCATAATAAGAATAATATTCAACAAAATCAACAATCGTCGATACTTCTTCTGAATAATAAATTACATCTTTACACCAGCCCTCTTCGGTTGTTATTACTTTTTTAATCGGGGTTCTATTCTTCTCTGCGATTTTTTCGACCTCTCCGCGCTCTACTTCCTTCCTCGGAAAGCCGCCCATAACAGTTCCCATTTCAACCTCCGCTAGATCAAACTACTATTTTATTATTCTTCGTATTCAGGAATTTCCATCCACGCGACCACTTCATCATCATCGTCGAGCGTTTCAGAATAGTTTGCCGCTATCCACCAACTTTCATAATCTGGGTCATATGCGGCCATCGAAATAGTTGGTTGATAAGATTTACTTTTATCTCGAATATAAACTAATATATAATCATCCGTTTTAGGCAGCCCTTCTTCCGATACTTTGTGCCACGCGCCTTTAAATTCTTTCATCTCTTATTTTCCTCCTGTAATCTCTCCATTACCTCTATTACCTTTTCAATTCCCTCTTCGACGGGATTTCCTTTCTCGTCTATAACTACGAATTTCCCGTATTTAGTATGTGCTTTAACCGCCTCTCTCGAGCCGTGCGCTTTGTAAACCTTATACGCTATATTAATAATCTTTTCTCGTTCCGTATTCATTTCGACCTCTCTGGTTTTTTACAAACATACATCTTGTCAGTTTCTCGACTAACAAATATATACACCGTTGGTTTCTCGATGCGACTATTAAAGCTTTTCCCATAAATTTCACTCCAATCCGCCTCGGGTTTGGGTAAATCTTTATCTAATATTAGATACGAAATTCCTCTATTCTCTCCCATTTCTTATCTCCGATAAAATCGCCGTTTCATTATATCGGCATTATTTCGCCGTTATCTTCCAAGTCGTAATCTATAAACTGTTTATAATACTGCTCTATATCTATTTCTTCCTGCCCGACCATTTGTTGAATTTCGTGTATTTCAACCTCTGTGATTCTCCAAGGAATTTCTTTCGCAAGCCCTTTTAACTCTTCACTATATCTGTCAATTATACAGCCTGCCTTTCCAATCAAAAGACCTGGCCTGTCGGTATAAATTTCAAGTCGATATTTTCCCACTCCGCAACCGCACAATTTAACCCCTACTTGTTTTACGCCACATTCTTTGTTCAATCTCGCTATAACGTTTGTAATTTCTGGTGCTATCATATTTCTACCTCCGATTGTGGCTCTATTATAGCAGATAAAAAAGAACTTGTCAAGCATTTAGCCGCAAGTTCTTCAAAAACGAGAAAGATTTTTTTATCTTAATTTATTTTACTGTAAAATTAACAATACTCACTTTTGCAATGCCAGGCATGAAAGCATTAAGCATTGACTCAGCTTTATAAAGAATAACCTTTCCGAAGCGCTGACCAGGTTCTGTGAATTTGTCAAACGATATAAAATCGGCTTTTGGATACTTTCTTTTGTAAAATTTAGCTTCGGCATCAATCATACAAACAATCGGTATTCCTTCCTCTTCTGATTTGCGAGCGAGTTCTTCGAGCACATCATCATCCGATTCCCTATTCCCTATGAGAACTTTACTATTGAAACCTTCAACATCAAACGTTTTGGAAAATTTACGAGAAGTGGTTTTGGATTGAGATTGTGAAGAAATCAAATTTTCAATCGTTTTCCCTTCGTCATTCAAAATATAAGCCTCGGCGGCTAAGAATCCACACTCTTCTTTGTAAAGCACTAAACTCGCTACATCAGGATTGTCTCTCTTTTTATAAGTGATACCTTTTATATTCCCAAGTTCACTTTTCTCGATGGCGACATTTTCGACGCCATCAATAAAATGCCAGGCATAATTATCGTCTATATTTTTAAGTTTAAGTTTTAAAATCATATCTTATTCCTCTCTATTTTTCTATCTATCTTTCTCGAATTTTTCAATATTTTAAAACAATACTTGTTCGCATTCCATCGTATCGTTAATCTGACCCGCTATTGTATCCGCTCTGCTCGCTATGGCGTTTAAACACAAAACTTTTGTTACCTCATACTGCGAGCTCAGAACGCCAGCGGTCCCGACTGCGACACAACATGTCAAAATGTTATAATTCTCATCGACGCGATCGGGAATTACCACGGGCATATCGTCGGGTAAATCTTCTAAAATCGCCTTTAAGTGACAAACCTTCATTGCGGAAGAAACGGTTGTACATCTGTTGTATATTGGTTCTAAATTTTCTTGCATCATAAAACACCTCTTTTATTCTATTTCATTTAAGCGGTTCAACTCACGCGTCACTCTTCTCTGAATGTCTTCCAAATCCTCTTTTTTTAGCTCGTAACCCGCAACGATTTTTCCGACACCATACGCTCTCGGACCTGCGATTTGCCAACCATCGAGATAAACGGTCGGGCCTGATTTGGAATAAGGGTATTGAACGAGTTCTAATTTCATTTTGTCTCTCCTTTATCTATTACATTAAACTCACTACAATGTAGTTTTGCAGTTTCTACTTTGTCATACTCAATTGGCTCAAAACAAGTACAATTTTCAAAATCGTTTATATGATTACACGAGTCGGGCAAACTATAACCAAATACTTTCTCAGCATAATGACACAAACCATTCCCATAATGATTACAAATATAATCAGAATAAAATTTACATTTCTTCATATCGATTGTTCTACCTCTTTTATCTTTTTCGCCTTGGCTCTCGTAGAGAATAATATTTTCCTGGAACACTCAACGAACGTATCATATTCTGAATTTCGATGTCAATCAATTCTCGTTCTAATTCTTCTTCGGTACAAGGCAATTCAACCTCAATAAGAGTTCCGTTTTCGATTTTGTCTTCCAACTCAGCAAGACGATTTAATAATTCGTCATAACTTGCATTAGATGCGTTTTCGGTTTCTTCGCAATCATCATCGTAAGGTTCTACTAATCTTTTAAAGGTTAATCTTTTATAGTCTTCCATATTTAATCCTCATCATCTATAAAATCTGCATAATAATTTATTTCATCGAGAAAGTCTAATCTATTCCAAGAGATTTCTTTAAGTTCATCTTTCTGATCGTTTGTCAAATATTTATTTTCTGAAATTTCATATTGAAGATCGTATAACTCCGATTTACCTAAGCAGTTGCTAATGCTATTTTGAAAATAACTAAAAGTGCTTTTATTTAAATCTTTCATACTTCCTTCCAACCATTTTTCTGAATAATTCTTCTCATATTCTCTCTTCCAACTGGATTTGCCGTGTGTATTCTGATTGGATAATTTCTTCCAGTTTCTTCAAGCCAATCAAGTATTTTAATATAGTCGCCGCCGTTTCTAGAGTAATCATATGACGCATCGTGATCTAAATCTAATAACTCAATCTCATTATCATGCGCCAATATAAAAGCAATAGCATCATTAACGGTTTTAATCCATAAATACCCATCTGGAGGGATTCGACAATCGTCAACCCAAATTTTAATCATTCTTTCCCGCCTCGCTTTTAAGCCATTTAAGCCACGCCTCATAACATAACCCATCACACTTTCTAATAGTACAATTCGAGCAATCGGCCAAATTAGACAACCAAGCCGTAAAATCTTCTATATTCATATTCTTTAATTTTTTAAAATTAGTCATTTTCTAATAACTCCTTATCAAACCCTTTCAACGACTCAAACAATTTATGAGTTGCTTCGTCCTGCTTTTTCATTCTTTTAATATTCTTTTTATTATCAGAAACATAACCACTACATCTTTTTATAGTTTCTTCGCAATCTTTTTTAATATTAAGCAAATAATCTTCTTTAGACATAAGTTCTGGTTGATTTGGAAGGTTATCATAAAATAGTTTTCTATCTGATTGTTGCTTTTTAGCTTCTTCCCTTACTGTTAAAAGCTGATTACTTAAAGTTCCTGTAATATTAAGAAATTCATCAGGTGGAGTCCATTTAGTAATATAAGAAGCAAACTCATCAGCCCTTTTATTTAAGTATTCAGTGTGTTCAGTGGCATAATCTGTTGTGTTGTGAATTTTAGTGTTATATTGAGCTTGCCATTTTATAGTTTCATCCTTTACATATTTTGCATATTCTTCATCAGGATGTTCTTCTATTTGTTTGAGTAAATCTTTAGCTTTCTTTACTCTATCCTTATCTCTTTTAATTTCTCTTTCAATATAAGGAATTCTTTGAGTAGAATTTAAAAAATCTTTCTCATCTTTAATCCATCTTGGTTTATCTCTAAGCCAATTAAAATAACCTAAATCTCTAAGCTGATGTAACACGTATGCTTTAAAATCAATAGGATCTTTATCATAGCAATAACAATTATAAAAAGTATAATCTTCTCTCATACTTACTCCTTTACTCAATCTGTAGCTTTATTATAACACACGAAAATTTGTTTGTCAACTATTTGAACGAGGTTTTGATAAAATTCCGATTTTATTCGACCGACACTTCTTTAATCTCCACCTTCGCATTTGCCCAGTTATACTCCAAAATCTCGTTATACTTTTTTGGCAATGCCGCGACCATTTTCTCAATTCGTTTTCCCCAATCCGCCATCGCCTCTTTCGTGCGATAAAGCTCTTCCGAATATTCCTTATACTGAACTTTCATTCCGTGTAAAAACGCCTTTTCACTGCTCTCTTCGGGAAAATAAAACTCAAATTCATCTATTTTATCTCGCAATTCCCTCATTTGATTCACGAGCCAATCGTGTTTACTGCCCAAGCGATCTTTCGTATATAAAGCGCAGTAAAGCTTTTTGCCTTCTTCCGTTGTTTCGTAAAACTTTTTGTAACGCCAGGTAATTATATAAGAACCCGCAACGCAAATAATCACCACCAAGGCAAAAAGTACCATTAAAACGATAATACAAATTTCAAAAACATTCATTTTTTACCTCATTTCAACAGTGGGAATCCGAGCGAGACCTCGAAGATTACTTCTTCTAAAACGTCCCATTCGGCTCGACTTTGGCTTTCAGGGTCGGCGTGAGCGTTGATTTCGTCAATTCTCTCCCGCCACCTCTCGATTAGCCCCTCGTAATAATCTTTCGCCGATAACTCTTTTTCTTCATGATAAATATCGGTGTTATATTTGTAACAATAAACAAATCTCTTCGCGACCTCTTCGGGCGTTAAACAACCCAAAATTCTGCCGTGTTCGCCTTCTTCCTCGGTTACTGCCGACATAATCTCCAAAAGATCGTCTTCGTTCCCATAAGAAAAATCGTGACAAACAGCGTCGCAAAGATTGCCTATACGAATTTGTTCGCCTCCCCACATCGGACGACGATCATACGGAACACCTGCTTTGTCTAAAAGTTTCGCTAATTTCTCTATACAATTACGTTTACTCATTTCGCCAATCCTCTCCGCGTTCAATATTTTTAAGCCGAGTATAATCTTTCAACATCGCCTCGTTAAAAGACCAACCCGCGATTATCCCCGTCGTTATTTGGTTGATAGGAATAAGGTGCCACTCATCGGCGGCGCCATTGAAATCGTAATAATCCCAAACGAGCGGAATCGTCTTTTCTTTGTCGGCGTATTTCCCACTGAATGGGAAGTCTCGAACGCCCCAACCAGCCCAACAGGCTGCGATATAAACTCTCGGTAACGATTCGAGGTAATTTTTCGTTTCGGGTGTGTTTAATAAAATCTTCTTCATTGTACCTGAATAATCCCTGTTACGGTAACGTAAATACCAGCCACAATCGCTAAAACAGCGATAAACCAGTAAAACTTCGAGTAAAAACCTTTAAGATTCTGCGGCGTTTTTTCGACAGAAATCAAAACCGAAATAACCGCGCCAATAATAATCAAAACTCCAATAATAATATTTAACATAATTTTTCCAATCCTCCGTTGATAACTATTTTTTCGAGATTATGTGTTTTAGATAACCATTTGTCTGTTAACGCGTTGATGTTATCTATTCTACCGCTGTGCAAAATGTAAAAATCCGCCAATCCACCATCTGCGTTCGAGCACCGTTCTTTTACCACGTCGGCGTTAAACGCAAACAACGAATTTGTGAAAATTACATAATCTGTCGGAAGACTTGCGCACCATTGAACGGCTTCCATATTGCTCGTGTACCCGTATTCGCCGCTTACGTAAAACAATTCGTATTCGGGAAATAAGTCGGAAACGTACTCGTTTGCCCGTAAATAATCGCATAAATTAGCATCAAGCGCCCCATCATAATATACAATCGCCTTTATCACTTTGCTTCCTCCCAGCATTTCTTCTCGTCATTAAATTTGAAATACTGCGTCGTGAACTCGGGCGCAAACGTCGGCAGGTGATATTCAACTTCGAGTTCGCGGCATTTTTTGCTGTATTTGCGACAATTGATAAGTTTCTCGTCAATCGTTCCCAAATAACTGTCGGTTTGATAAGCCTTTATACAGCACATGTTATAACAACAATCCTCAAACCCGCTTCGATTCGATTGAACATCCGCGAGGGCTTTTTCATACGTCAATTCAATAAACTGGATTTCTCGTATTTGGGCTTTGTTCGACCAGGCACTAACTATCCAAACAAACATAATTTACCTCCGATTTATTTTTTGTGCCCTCATTATAACAGATCAAAAAGAGTTTGTCAAGCGTTTTACCCAACAAACTCTAAAATTTACTCCCAAAATTTATAAAAATATTTCGAAAACAATTCTAAAAACTCGTTTTTAGCTTTTTCTGCTCCTTCAAACTCGCCCGTCTGAAACGGGTCGGCTTTTTCTAAAAGCTCTAACATATGGTTTAAAAGTTCGTCGGTTTTCTTTTTGTTTTCGTCTTCGTTCGCCGTTTCTTTTTCGAAATAACCAACCGACACCCTGTTATCTCTCTGCCAAGTTAAAAGCTCTTTCATAATGTCAATAAACCAAGCGTCCATCTCCCATAACGCCTGCGGCGAATACCCGTGTCTCAAAACAAAAAATACACGTTTAATCAAAATCCAGAAATCACCGATATTTTTATACCAACGCCAACCGCGATAACCAAAAAGCCCTGCCGAGATATTATGCCAACCTTTAATTTTCTTCACCATAATTCCACCTCCGTAATTGTTCATAATCTTTTTCGTATAACCATTTAAACCCACCCGAGTGGTTATACTTGCCAGAACAACAAGCCCCTATGTTTTGCGCATGAATTTTAGTCTGTCTTTCAGCGTCTGACAAGCTTTCAAAAATTTTGATAACTTCGCCACTCATACTTAACTGTACAACTCTTTTAGCATGATAGTTTTTACATAAAGATTTCTTGTTTGTGTCTTCTGCATTTTTAAATTCCCAAACAAATCCACCTGCAGTTTTGACCTTATGATGACAGCACGCACTTATAGAAGTTCTGCTAATTTTAGTTTTTCTATAAGCCTCAATTATTCCCTCGTATTCTGCTATAAAATTACCCTTCATATCAAATTGAATCACAGGACTCTTGTTCTTTTGAGAATTAAAATTTTTTCTTTTACTTTCCTCAGATTGTTTTTTGTTATACATTGGATGTTTGGTTTTATCTCGGTATCTTGCTCTTGCTTTTTCTCCAATTTTATCTTTTGTTTCTTTTGTATGGGTGTTGCCGTAAAATGGATTCGATTCGCCAATCATCCTTAAACGTCTTCGCTCTTTTTCCTCTTTTGTCTCGTTTTCTACTCTATTGCGTTGTGCTATACTCATTTTTTGTCGAGTTTCTATGGTTGGGAAATTTCCGCTCACTCCTTCTCCTCCATCTGTCATATTATATCCATATTCAGGAGAATCATATCGTCTACAGTTAGTTTTGTATTTTGCAATAAACTCAACCTCTTTTTCTTGTGCTTCCTTTTGCGAAAGATTATTAAACAAGATTTCATGTTCAAAATTATCCCAACCATACTTCTGTATAGCATTCCAAAAAACTGGTTGGGATTTTTTATACCCATACCCTTTACATCCCCATCTTTTCTTTGGAGGTTTTTTAGTTATCCCTATGTATTTTTTATTATTAATCATATTGGTGTGCATATAAACACACCAGGTTTCTTGTTTATTATCCGTCCCCTCTGCAATCGTAATCCACCAACTCCTTCGATAAAATATTCTTAAATTCTTCCACCCCCATATCACAAGGGGCCGCCTTTTCTGGCAATGTATTGTTTAACTTCCAATTCCAATATTTTATTTTTATATCTGAAAATGCACTGAAATCTTTAATTCGTTTAATATTCAAAATGGTTTCCTTAATATCTAAATCTTTGTCCAACATTAAAACTATAGATTTTGGATTTAACTGTAATAACAATGTAACTTGAGCATCTGATAATGAATGAGAACCGATTGCAACGCTACTGCAGTATCCCCATGTCCACATTTTCATTACACTTTTTTCTCCTTCAAAAACATACAAAGCTTCACAGTTGTATAAATCTCCATAATTTTCAGAAAATCCATATAAAGATGTCGAAATATTCCCGCCAATAGGATAATAATATTTCGATATATTATCAGGAGGATTCCCATTGTAACGACTTTTTACAGCTATAATATTCCCAAATTGATCTCTCCACGGGAATACAATTCCGTTATTTTCAACATCGAATCTAACATCAAAGAACCTCTGTGTTTCCAAACAAATCCCTTCTTTAATCCAAAGTTCGTTCCCAACAGGATCGTATTGGTCGAGCACGCTTTCGGGGTAAGTCTTCACTTCGATTTCAGCGTTCTTTCGCCCAATTTGGCTGTAAAACCCGCCAAATAACGGCAATTGTTTCTGCTTTGCCCAATCGTCCGACAAACCGAGAATCTTCTGAATTTTCCCAACGACTGTGCGGAAATCAACGCCTTTCTCGCGCATTATATAAGCGATTATATCTTCGCCTTTCGTTCCGCGTGCGTAATCGGTGACATACGCGCCGTCGTTATTATTGAGACGAATCTGAATGTTATTACCACCGCCATCCGCGTCACGGGCGCACCGAATTTCGCTTACTCGCGGGGTGATTTTTTCAAACCCGAATTCTTCGAGCAATTCGATGAGCACGTCCGCGTTGGTTATGAGTTTTTCCTTCATGTCTTTGAGCATTTCAGCCTCTCGTCCACTCTCCGTCTACCACGACTTCGAAATCGGTTAAATCTTCTAATTTACTTATTTTTAGGTCATTTCCATAACCTACAAACTTGCGATTACTGTTTACAAAATTTCCACCCATTTTTTCGGCTTCGTCTATTGGAATAAAAGTCGTCGCCAAACACGCGGAATATTTTCCGTCTTTTATCAATTTCGAATTGAGGGAATAATCGTCTACAACGAGACTCGTTTCGTATATGACCGCCGTTACAAAGTTGTCGAAATCGCCGTACTCGAATCTTTTAATATAATACTTACATCCAGAATCAGGGAACAAATCGACAAGTTTGACCTTTTTAGGGGCGTCATACATCGTGATCATTCCTCTACCTCCGACGCAATATAGTCGTATAGCTTTTCTGCCGTTGAAATATCTATCGGTGTACCATCCATTTCGGTGAAACACCCTTCATTGTAATCTTTTCCGAAATTCAGGTCGTATATGAAATACTCAATCTCATTCCCGCCGCAAGTCCCGACTTCCAAACCCATTGATAGCGAGAGTAAATCGACCATTACTGAACATTCGGCACCGTATAAGCCGATTACTCGGCAATCGTCGTTACACGCTTTCTCTATTGCCTCTGATAACACATCGTCTTTATCACACGTCGCTTTAATCCGCCCGACGTACTCTACGAACTGCTCTTTAGTTAAGTACGGTTTTTTCGTCATTTTGCGCCTCCTGATTCATTTCTTCCTGCGCTGCTAAATAAGCCTTCTTTGCCGCTTGCATTTCTTCTTCGGTGATTTTCCTGTAATAGTTGGTGACTTTTACGGGAATGAGCATTCCGTTTACGAGCAAACGCGAGAAAATTCTGCTGCCCAAATCCTCGATAACAGCGGGGCTAACCGCCTCTGCGTATACGGTCGGAATCTGCGCTTCTTTTGCGAAACCGATTACGTCTTCGCGGGTGAAACTCGAACGACGCGCCTCTATCCGCATCAAAACGCGGTCAATAACCGCCTGCTGAACTTCCTTCGGGGGAACTTTGAAAACCTCTTTTTCTTCCATATCAAATCTCCTTTTGGCGAGCGAATTCTTTGTAATCGTCTATCGCCTTATATCTTATTTTTCTCTTCTCTGCCGTGCCGACGAGTTCGGGGTTGAGTTCCTGCACTTTGCGGTGAACGCGCCCTACACTTTCCATCGACGGCAAATCACCATTCACCACGCGGCGCGTGATTTCCCAAAACGACGTTCTACGAACTGAAACACCAAGCGAGCTCAAGAAATACGCGTATAAAACATTGTCGTCGTCGCGGGCTTTACCTTGTTTCTGAGAATTTCTTCTACTTTTACAGCCATCGTATTAAGCTTTTCTTTTGCCATAACATAACCTCCAAATCTATTCTTCGTCGCAATTATAACATATCAAAAATATTTTGTCAAGTGTTTTGGCATAAAAAAAAGATAAAAAAAGAAGAATATTAAATATCTAATATTCTTCTTTGATTCTGAAATTTAGCTTATTAAACTATTTCCGCCCATCCAGAATCATCGTAATATGGAGGATAACCAGGCATAAACTCGAAGTAAGAAACAAAATTGCGCACATTTTTATTTTCAGAAGGGGTATATTCTCCTTTTTTATTATTTTTTGTTTCTAATTCTTTATAGTATAGTTTGCAAAATCTGAAACTGCCAGAATCGATTACGTTTTCCATAAGTATATTTTTGGCTTCACTGAAATCGCAATCATTTGGAAATTTACTGTTTAGAACAACGTGTTTTACTCCGATGTTGTTTTTTACGTCTTTTATTGAATTTCCGAACAAACCAACAATAACAAATTTATACATACAAGGTTACCTCCTAAATATTACGGCAATAGTATACCACAACAAAACAAGTATGTCAAGAATTTAACACGCGTTATTTCATTTTATTTTTGAAAATTTCGTGAAACCAATCTACGAACTGGTTCTTTATATATATCGGGAAGTAAACGAAACAAGACAGAAAACATGAAACTTTGTTCACATTATATCTTTCGTTTGTTTTATCTATCGTTATTCCCCAACATTCCAACGTTTCTACGGGGCAATAATCAAATGGTATTTCAAATCTCGATCTTAAAACACCGTAACTGTCCTGTAAAATCCATGAATCCTTCGTCCAACCGATACAAGTTACGGAGTGCCAACCTGAAATTTTGGCGTCCTTTTTAGGAATTTTGTATCTTTTCGGAAGTCCGCCGTTACCTTTATAGATCGGGTAATCAAACACGCAGGCGCCGTTTTTCAAAACACAACGTTGAATTTCTTCTTTCGTTTTTAATCGAAAATAATTCAATATTTTACAAGAGGCGAAAGAGCATAATTTATCGCGTTTTTTTGAAAACCCGTTCCATAAACTATAACAATCATTATTCCCAAATTTATATTTCGACCATGGTAAGTTCCCATATTTCTGCGCGACACTTAAAACCTCTCTCGTATAAGAGCCAGGACCATCATCGCGGTTCTTCTTTTCCATCATATATAAAAAACCGCGCGAGTAATCATTCGGCTTTAACCCTACTTTTAGTTCGCAATAAGCCATCGTCGTTGTGACAGAGTGAGCGACACATTGCCCGCTGAACATCTGCATCAAAGTTTTCGCTTTCTTTTCAGATATATATTCTTCTGGAATTATTGATTCAGATGACAAACCGACGCATTCTGCCGTAAAATCTCTTTCATCTAACGGAGATAATATTCTGTTGTTTTTCATAGAAAAAAATAGGCGCGTTTTTACACGCGCCTTCTCCTTTTGTTATTTTTAACCTATATAATCAGTATAATTAGTTCCCGATATTACCAAAATATCCGCCGATTGCGTCTTTTCCTTTACCGCTGAGGTTGGAATCACCTTTCGCGCCTTCGGTTGCGTTTTGCGTCGCGTCCCCGATATAATCGCCGTAATCGGTTTTGCCGTCGATGATTTGATCGTTGTTTTTGTAATCTCCACTGGAACTACCTTGATTAGGGCTGTCTCCACTGCTTTCGCCACTGTTGTTGGAGCTGCCAGGTTCACCTGGATCACCCTGCTCTCCGCCTTCACCTTCCCCGTTTTCGTCTCCATCTTCGTCATTTTCTTCATCGACTTCAACAAATACGGCAAAAATAGTAAGATTTTCGGTTACATCGGTAACCATATAAGCGGGTTTATCTCCCATAAGCACGTAACCGTTATAGACGCTTTTGCCATCAAGCGCTATATACCATCCAACAAACGCATAGCCGTCGTTGGCAACGGCAATCACCTCTGTTCCGTCTTTTCCGTTTTCGACGCGCTGAACTTCGCTTCCGATAATCTCTCCGTCGCCTTCGATCTCGTACTGTACGTCGAAATAAACGGTTGGCTTTTTCGTGATATCTTCGATCACGTCTTTCCCGCTCGAAATGACTTCGTTTGCGGCAAGCGCGCTGACCGTTGTCATTCCAAGACAAGCAATTCCGATAACGGCTAACGCAACGATTAAAGGAACCGAAACGGCAAGTCTGATCAAATCCGCCTTTACGAGGCCGAGCGTTTTCACGGCGTCTTCGCGCTGTCTTCTCGCGATATAAGAATCGTCGTCTTTAAGCTCATTCATCGTGGTCATTCTCTCTTCGAGACCGAGCTCGAGGTCGGTTTGAATTTACGATAATAAAAAACAGGTGCGGAAACGGCTACGCCGATAACAAAAGGAATTACCGCTAACCAGAATAGGTTAACTTCTGTCATCCAGAAACAGAAAGCGGTAGCGAACATCGCGGAAAACCCGACGAGAAGTCAGCACAACACGGACTTTATCAAGCCTTCGCGCGCCAGACGTTTATAGTATTTTTCAAATAGTTTTACGGTTTTCACGGTTTTCCTCCCTTTTTATTTTTTTATATTAGAAATTCCATCAGAAAACAAAATCTAAAATTAGTCAAGCTTTCCGATGGAATTTATTAAAAATTAATCAGTCATTAACCGCTTCATGGAAATATTCATAATTGTACTACCAGTAACAATGGCAACATAATAAATTCCGTCTAAAACAGGCGTCGCAAAATATAACGTTGTTCCAGCTTTTTTCGAGAAATAAAACCCATATGCGCTATTATTGCCAGTCACTTTTAACACAATCCCAACTCTCATATAATTAAGAACGATTGTACTAAGTTGGTCGTTTGTTAACGTAACGCTTCCTATCGCTCCGAGAGAACTAATTGAACACGTGACATAGATAATCGTTTCATCGGACGTAACAAGCGTTCCTGCCGTGTTTGGAAGTTTGAACTCCATCTTCTCATAAGTAGAAGTATTATATTTATATAAACCATTCGGACCGATCGCCGTTCCCGTAAGAAAACCAGGACCAGCAGCACCAGCTATAAGATACCCTCTCGTTGTAAAAGATCCGTATTTATTACTTCCATTGGTAACAGTCCACATGGTCGCTTCTCTTTCGAGAGAACAATTGTAAGACGAGAAGTATGTCGAACTCAAATACGCCGCAACGTCACTCGATCCGCCAGAAGGAAGATTGTAAGCAACTCCGTCAATTTCTATTTTGTTAAGCGTGTTAGTGGTTGAAGTAGATGGGTTTGCGGCTACTTTAACAAGTCTTTTATCATTATTTGCATAAATTGCGCCTGGGAAAAAAACATTTTGATTTTCATCCCATGTATACATTCTTCCTTTTTCTGCAAGAGTGGATGGCGTTATCCAACCAGCACCACCAAAACCTAAAATTTTGATTACATAAAACCCAGCATATTCTACACTTGTTGCATGACTTTTAACTCCGAAAGTAAATCTAACTTGTCCGTATTGAACATATGGATCATTACTATAAGTAATTATATCGTCAGTATTTATGATATTCCATCCAGGCCAACCACTCACAGTTACTTTATCAGCAAAAGTCTTCCATTTTTCAGCACCAGCACTCACATTTTTTTGAAGCCTTCCTGTAATTGTGCAATAACAACCAGACGATCCGTTTATAGAAACATAAACTGCAAATTTATTCAAAATTGTATAAACCTTTGCAGCCTTCGTGTTTATAGTAAATCTAACCATATATTTGCTTTTATCAATCCCTGTTGAATAATCTGCACCAATATGATATGAGACATCATGATCAATAAAAAGTTTTATCTTTTTTGCGTCATTAGTTGGATAATCTACCCAAGTTGCTCCGCCATCTCTTGAATATTCCACATCTATCGCGTCAGCTGGCATAAAAGCCAATCTATTTGCTCCAAGAGCTGGAATCATTGCTGCATCAATTGGTGCATAACCTTCTGCGATATTTTTACCACCCCATTTCATGTATGCTTCGTAAGCTGATATTTCACCAGATCCAACTATTGATTGCCCGAATATAGTCTTTATATTACTTTTTAATACTGTATTTGCTTCTAAGTATTGTTTATTAATTACTGAGTAATTATTGTTTTCAACTGTTTTAGCAAATATAGTTCCATTATCACCGTATCCTACAACATCATGTTTAACTGCTCCGACAACCAGTGAAGAAGAATTTCTTACAACTCCTGCATTGTAATATGATTGTCCATTCTGTTTTATTATTAAAATATCAGCTCCAGTTACATTTTGTCCAGGATAGACGTCTTTGATAAGCCCTTCAGCTTTAATAATAACTTTATCACTATCTGTCTCTTTTGTAACATTTATGTTGTCTCCAGCGGTAATTAAATTCGCAAAGTCGCCCGTAATAGCTGTTTTTATCGGCTTGTTGTTGCTATCTCCATAATACAATCTATTATTCGCGATGCCCAGACTGCCGTATTCCAGGCTGCTTGGGGCATCGCTTGTCGTTCTTTTAATTTTTACGTCAGCCATTTCTATCTCCTTTTAACAAATTTGGCACTTTCAGTATAACAGAAAGACGATTTCTTGTCAATCTTTTGTATAATGAAAGTGCCATTTTATTCATTATTTTTAAGCCCACGTACCGCAATCAATCGAAATATCAAGCAAACCTCTAGGAGCCATTACAAGAGCAGTTGTTTTGCTGTCGTTTTCGCCAGTATAAGTTCCAGCAATAAAACCACCGACTTCGGTTGTGGTCGCATATTTAACTGAAATCACATGGGTATTTGATATGTTTATACCATCGCCAGCAGTATATGTCGTGTTATTATCCGTCCAAGGAACTGTAACAGACAAATATCCGTCTTTATCGACTTCTACAGCATATAATCTTCCATCCGTCGCAGCTGATTTCGCAGAAGCACTAGCATTATGCGTCTCGCTTCTTAATTTTGCCTTAAAGACAGTCCCGCTTAAGGTTAAACCCGTGCTAGCAGTATAAATTTGTATGCTATCATTTACGTATTTTTTAGACGCGGCACAATTATCACCACCTGGTATTAATGGAACATATATATCGCCAGTAGCGCTATCCCTCTTAACAATACTTCCAGGAACAACATTATGAGTTATCTGGTTTGTTTCATATGTACCATCAGATTTACGAACAGACACAGTTTGTTGCGTGCTGGCGCTTGGAGTACTCGGTTCTGGCGTATATCCATATACGTTTGCGAACATTCTCCCGTCTGCGTTTAAAAGAACTGGGAATCCTTTTTCATTAGGCAAGGCAGTCATTGCGGTTCCAGTAAATACATCAGAAGCGCCTAATTTAACGCCACCGAGAGTAGTATACGTAGCTTGTTCAAGTGTCGTGTCTTTCCAGTCGATGTAATAATCCCAAGAACTCGTCGTTCCGTCGTATCTCCACTGCTCGCCATTATAAACAGTAGTATTTTTAATATTGACAAGATCGCCGTTTCGCGAAATTCTCCCTGCTTTTGATAGCACAAACGCGCTAAGTTTTGATTGAATGTTTGTGCTTGTAAGATCATTTTCTGTATAAACACCAATGAATTCGTTCTGCCCAGCAAGAGTATTAAACATCGAGTTGATATAGGAAACGGAATAATAACCGACACCAGATTCTGTCTTATTGTCATAAATGTCAGGTCCTATAATTGATATCGTTTTGTATTCGAAAGAAGCACTAATTTTGATATTATCGGAACCAGACCGTATCGTAACCGTGTCGTCAACACCAAACGTGATATATTGGTTTAGATCGCCTGATACAACGATAGCCTGAATCTTTTGGTTCGTGTCTGTAAAAGTAGGAGCTTCCTTCCATGTCGGAGCTTTCCCGTTGCCGTTAGAGTATAACATTTGCCCAGAAGTACCGCTTCCGATTGGAGCGTAAAAGGCAGGTTCTTCGGTTTTGGTACCATTAAGCGTTATTGAAACGGGAAAATCAACCCACGTAGGAATTCCATTTTCGCCAGCCGATTTCAAATACTGTCCAATGGTACCAGATGTCGTTGGTGCATACCAAGTTAAACTACCACCATCATATGTTATTCCATTTAAAGATAAACTAAACTGTTGCGGTGCGTCAGCCCAAGATATTCCATCTTTTGTCGACGTTAAAATTTGCCCTTTCGAGCCCTTTTTAATCCACCCGAGATCCGCTCCGTTACTTATTAAAATACTTCCGCTATCTCCGAGCGTGGTTGGAGAATAAACGGGTCTCGCTTGTACCTGCGCGTCATCGGTAGACGTCTCTTTTGGACCATACCATAACCATTTACCAGCAACCGCTAACTCACCAGGTAATAGAGTTGTAGTGGAACCATATGCTGATTCCGTTGATTTTCTTTTCATTCTTATCGAAGCCATATATTTGTCTCCTTATTTATTGTTTTACCAGCCCCCACAATCAATGTTGCCATCCATGTAATTAGTAACGCGAATATTGCCAACGTCTTTATTTTTATGATTCCCAGAAGAATCTAACTCGTTGAATTCCGTATCACTAAAAAGACGAACATAATCGGGGAGTTTTACGTTTCCGTTTTCATCGGGTGTAATCCCATTAACAGTTTTTACGTCGCCAGAAGTGCCGCCACCTCCACCGCCACCATTTTGTATTATTGTAGTTGTGTTGCCGCCTACAACTTCTAAACTGTATATATAATCATATAATTCTTTAAACCTATCTTCGTCTGTCTTATTGTCATAACGACCAATAATAAACGAATTGTTTATTTTGTTTTTAATTTTGTATAATATTGCTCTATCACCAGAAACAAACGTATATTTAGACGCGTTGACGATATTCGAAATAATAGTTCCGTCATCTGGCGGGATTGTTATATTTACCGTTCTATTGGAATTAACAGATTGAACGACGCACGGACAAGTCATATCTATCTTTCCGATTTCGTCTTTCACTAACTCCCTAATCAAGTCTACTAACTGATTTGCCTCATTCACAACTTATTTGCACCTCCTTTTGTAAGAAATGCAAAATTATTAAGATTGGAAACAGTGATATTCATTGACGGCGAATAATCCAACGAATAAGATATACTCTGAATCAAAAAGCGTTCTTGTTCAAACCCGAAAAATTTATCCGTAACGCCAACTACGCTATTTACATCTAAAATCGGGTTAAAAAACGTAGAAATAGAAACCGAAGAACCTATAATTAACTTTTTACGTAATTCATAATCAGCTCTTTCTTGTGCCAAAAATTCAGACGTGATGTCACTGTCGCTTATCGGGTCGGCAGTTCTGTATCCAATTCTTTGATAACATAACGGAGATGACGGATCATCATTCGTAGCAACAGCCTTACACGAAGAACCATCGACCCCGTTCCCTATAACTATAACGTGATTTACAACATCATCGAAATTCAAATTAAGACTACTACTACAGAAATCACCGTTGTCCTCATAAAATTGATATACTATTTGTTTGTCAGAATCGATTGTCACCTCGTTATATGGTATTATTGTTAAGAAGCCGTCGGAATTATAAAAAACTTCCGATGAAATCATGTTTGAAATCTCTAATATTATGCTGCCAATTGTCGAGCCAACCTCTTTTGAAATTGTTTTTATCGTTCGGCAACCTTTTAAACTACTGTGTAAAATTATCTGTTTGGGGTCTAGTTTATAACCGTCACCAGTATCGGTAGCGAGAAGATCGTTTATAACGCTCTCCACGTCGCTATCTGCTGGTATCTCGTATGTGTGTTTAATAGCAGCCCTTTTGCTCTCTAACACGGAAAATTTATCAGAAAGCGAAACAGAAACTGTATTTCCGCTGATAGAATGCGTCGGGGAAGCAGAATCGATAACAAAAATTCCTTTTCTGAACCATATTGTATATCCTCGATTATCTTCTATCCCAACTTCAAGCATAACCTTGTTTGAAACCCAAATTCCGTTTATTGACGGCGTATATTTTCCGCTTTCGTTATAAAGGTCTAATGATAAGCTCTTCCTTTGCCCATTTTGATAATTTTCGCTATAATTTCCTCCCGATAATATATCTTCTTCTGGTATATTTTGTTTAACCGTCTCGTCTGGATTTAGCAGATATATTCTATAATGAGGTTTTAAAACAAAATTCGATAATAAATTTTTTATATCTAAAATAGAGTAATTAATGGGTGAATTACTATAATAAGCCGTAACATCCCCATTAAAACTATTTAGAGTTCTAATAATAGCACCCATTTATCCTCCAATTATATTAATCTAATTATTTTTTATTGATTAAGTATAATATAGCACAAAAAACATTTTGTGTCAATCTTTTGTGCTATATTTCTACTCGATTTTGATTATCCGACTATCGTAACATCATCAAGCGTCCCAATTTGCGCCCAATTGAAACTTATCGTATTTGGTTGTCTTTTAACGTTATCCATCGGTTTGTTGGCAGATGAATTAATTGTTATCAAAAACGATTGACCAGCTCTATCTTTTAGCAATTTTGGGTTCTTTGAGTATACTAAATTACGCCATGCTTTTAACATATCTATACGCTGATTTGACGTATAATTAGTCGCGTATTTACGTATTTCCTGATAACCATAACCATGTTTTGAATCCAACATAAAAGCAGGAATAACATCGCTCCCCAACAAACAGGAAACTGAACCGCTTATATAATTCATCTTCCCACTCGAATAACGATTAAACTGCCCGAGAGTTTGTTGCTCTTGACGAGAGAAATTTTGCGTTTGCTCACCAGTTTCGACATTTAGGTTGAAAAGCCACACATCTTGTATCGACGCTTTGAAACGTTTCCCGCTTGTATCGGTCGGATGTAATTCAGTTATGCTCCAACCTTGCCAACTCGTTTTTATTGGTTTTGACGTTACTTTTGCTATAACACCTTCCGTCTCTTGGCTCGGATAAATGACGTATTGATACATCCTGTCATTCGAGATATTGTAATCTTTAAAACTATATTGTTCCATATTTTCGCAGACCAATTTTAAAGACGTTAGAGAAATAACTTCGCCATTAACAATTTCAACTTCTCTTTTGAAAACATCGGTCGTTAACTGACCGCTTCCGTATATTCTAGTATATCCTTGTTTCTCGCTTATTTTAAACGTTTCATTAGGATATTTTGTGTAATTAATGATAGCAAGGCTATCTTCTCTTTCCATGGCTTCGTCATAACTTATTTCAGTCGGCGCTTCGCTCGCTACGTTATAAGATGAAAAAACGTTTATAAATTCAACTCTTTGACTTTTGTTCGCGCCATCTTTATTAAAACCTGGCGAGACATATATTGACATTTTATTACCCATTTTCCGCCTCCGTTTTATTTATTTTTTTGACGCGATTCTTGCGTCGTGCTTTCGATATTAAAGCACTTAACGTCAATATTTTGATTTTTAGTCTTAACGGTCGGATCAAAACCATTTATTGCCATATTGAAAGCAATTGTTTTATTTACTATATTTTGCCGCCCATTATGTTGGGAATTTTTGTTAGCATCGACCTGCTTGTAGGTCTGATATTTCGCATAATCATTCCATTTATAGTATTTTTCTATACCGTCTTTTTCATCAATATAAGAATCATGCCAAACATTCTTCTCCGTTTTAGAAACTGCGTTAATAACCGTATTGTCTGCCTGCTCAACACTTTTCATCTCGTAATCACTCCAATAACCGAGAGTATTTTCGCTTTCAATATCGCTTTTTTCAGAACCAGGCATTAAAACATTTTCTGCTGACGTATTTTTGTCTCCGACTTGATGAACATAACCTTCAACGATATTTCCATTTTTGTCGTAAACGACCGTTGTATACAAATAATCGTAATTATCGTTAGCGGTCGTTCCATCTTTTATCATTGAATAAACTATCGGTTTGTTCTTATAAAATTCAAAAATTTCGCCACTTGGACTGATACAATAACTATCTTTTATTGTTTTATTATATATATCCTGCCATTCTCTCTGGTTTTCTGGCTTCGATGCTTGATCGTCTGGAAGATATTGTAACACCATTTTGTATTTGATTTTATTTCTATCTTCATTTGCCTTAATATTCCCGTTCCAATCTTCTATTGTAACTTCTGGAACGTAAATATAAGCATTTGATCTGACATTGGAGTAGTTTTCATATTCTCCGATTTCAACTGTCGCACCGATAATTCCACCAGAAAAATAAGGGCTTGTTATTGTATTACGAGAGTTTAACGTAAGTTTGTTTCCCCCATCGGAATATATGCCAGTTTCTATATATTTATCAGCCTCTTTGTCTGACAAAATACCGCTTTTATTATACAGCATGCCATTGTATCTAACCTGATTTTCGGCTTGTAGTATATTCATGCCGCCGTTTGTATAAGAAATGGTCCCATCATTATCTGGATCTGGCAAAATAACGCCCGACATATTGAAGTCGATGTCGATTGATTGAGAATCGCAATTCAGCGCTGCCTCGTTAATCTTTAAAGCGGATAAAAAATCTTTTATTACAACATCTATATACACCGTTTTCGAAACAACATAACCAAGCTCGTCTTCAACAATCAGTGTTAAAATATAAGAATAACCATCTTGTAAGCCTATTGCGTTGAATTTTATTTCACCATCGTATCTGTCTGGTGTTTCAGTGTATTCGTTTAGAATAATATTCTCGAATTGCCATCTATATTTTTTCCACTGTTTATTGTTGCTTTGAAAATATTTCCCGACTGCTTCGAACTTTCTATTTGATACAATGAAATTACTACCAGTAACTTCTTCGCCATTGATAAAAATAGATATGTCTGGCGCGTCGTAGCAATATATCGGATTTTCATCTCCAATCTTAAACATTGAATTAATAGCATATTGCGTTCCTTCAATGTAAGAACTGTTAGAAATAAGAGGCTGGCTCGTGGCGTTAGAAGAATTCACTTTATATTTAACAAACCAAGTAGGTTTATATTTATTAGATGAATTTGGTTTATTATCAACCTCTATTATATCAGAACCGTTTACCGTTAAATCGTTCCCATAATAAAAACGCATCCCAACATAAACAGATGAGTTTGGTCTTATATAAGTCGTCGCTATTTTTTCACCACCTACAGTTTCGACTATATTCTTTAACAGTTTTCCGCGCGTTTCCATAATACTAAAATACGCGTTATAATAAACAGCATTTACATTATTCGTCGTAGTAATTGAAATTTTATATTTCTTTCCGCCAACTGGGACTGCGGTCGCTTTTACTCCGTCTTGAAGCGCGATATCAATATTTTGTATCGCAAAATCATCCATCCCAGAATAATAAACGTTTTTGATCGCTTCACCGTAATAAGTCCCGTCTGCCTGTCTCGTAACATATACGAAATCATTATTGCTTATCTGATAATAATTTTTCGTATCTCCTTGATATAACGGGTACAAACCTATCGGCTGCTCCTCGAAAAACATTAATTTTGTTTCGTTGATTGTTCCAAGATTTTCAGAATTCGCCGTACTTTGATAATTCTTTCCGAGAGAACGAACACAAACCAATCTATCTATAAAATTAGAATAAGTCGCAAATGACGTAGACCTCATCCACGTGAAAACAGTTTGTTTTACAGAATTACTTTCAGTTACCTCTACGTTTGTAAGCTGAAAAACGCCGTTATACACATTGTAATCGCTCCAATCGCTATTCCCACCGACGACCAAAAAAGTGGTCGCATTATCGCCATAAGAAACACGTCCAGTTCCCTGATTAGAAGTATATTTATCGATTGTAATTAGATCACTCGTAATTTCACCGCTGTATATTTGAGTAAAATAATTTCTAGAAACATCCGAAAGAGAAAAACTACGAATCAGCTTGTGCCCGCTATAATCTGCGTTCAACCCATTAGACATATAATCGACAAGACGAGCTTTTGTCACATACGTCGGGTCGTTTGTGTCTTTGAAAACAGAAATATAATCAGCCGCAGAAATCATATTATCGCTTATCGATCCATCTTGTAAATATATATATCCGTAAGAATAATCGTAGTCTTTTATCCTCGATCTAACACCGACTTGATTCCCGTTTTTATCATACAGTTGAACATAATAATCGCTATATATATTGTTCGAAAAATACGTCTGTAAACGTTCTGGCACCGAACCAAGCGCAGAACCAGACGCGATCGTCATATCAAAATCTTTATCAGAAAAAACTATCTCTCCTTTCTCCTCAGTTCCCTGACAAAACTGAACCTGCCATTTAAACGGTTGATTCTGCGCACCATTATAAATTTCTGCTCCGCTTTCTTCTGATTTGTATCTTCCGTTTTCTAAAAACAATATATTTCTTTGAGCAGATTCGCTATAATTTCCTTTATTGTTCACATCATCGAAAAGCGGCAAAATAGCGACGGAACCGTTTAATCCAGTGTTATTATATTTATTGATTATTTCTCTGTTAAAGTTCCTTACTACAATTGGGCTGTATCCAGAACCAACGAAAACAATATTGTTTTTACTATCTAAAATTTTTAACTTATAACCAACTACGACGTTATTGTTCGTGTTAATTTCGCATGAAAAATCTTGCTGTTTCGTAAGATCGAGCGAATCCAAAAACGGAGTCGCGTTGCTCGGTTTATAAATAGCCATAATTTTTCCTCCTCTTTATTTTTTTTATTGAGTTATGGCGGGCGGGAGGTCTTCTCAACCGCCACACCCAAACTAATGGTAACGCGTTTTTTACGGAAACGCGATAAAACCGAAAGGGGTTATCACCCAATAAGTATTTTTTGGTAGTCTTGAATCTCGAAAAGGTTGATAAAAATAAAGTTATCATGTTTTAACCTCATTATTGATTACGAACAATCGGCGCGCCGTTTATTTCATACCACACAAGATGGTTTCCTTTCGATGGTGTAAATCCGTTCACTGACCATGTTGCCTTCGCCAATTCTGACGCAATTATACTACCTGTTTGTACTATTGCAAGAGAATTTATATAGTCTTTTCCGAAAATAACCATTGCAAATTTACCTTCAACAGATTTAGCATTTCCATTGACTGTAAATTTTTGCAGATTTCCTGTTCTATCAAAACATTGTAGAAAGTATATTTTATTTTTTACGTTTCTTGTATCGATAGTTTCATCTGCATCAAAATATATCCTTCCGTTAATAAAAGGGTCTTTGCTTACTGTCGGGGTCTTACCGTTTTCGGCATAAACGGGAACTTCGTCGGTCTTGCCGTTCGAATAATGCACGCGAAGCGTTGTAAGTGTCTGATTGCCGTGATTTTTCGGGCAACTTCTTAAAGAGATTACAATATTTCATTATGCCGAGTATTATAACCCCTACAACCGCGATAAGCGTTAAAATCAAACCGTATTTCGCGAAAAACGCAATAATTTCGTTCATACCTTATAAATCCCCCTTTGCTTTTGCTTTACATTCTTTACGAAAGTTCTGCAACGCCGTAAATTCTGCGACGTATTCCGTATTGTTAGGATCAGCAAGATAATTATTGATTATCGCCTCAACCGCATTTTGCGAATATTTTTCGCGCACGAAAGCGGCAACCAAACGATTATACCGCTCCTCTTTTGTTTCGCCGTGTTCCGCAAAATACCAATACGCCGCAAAATCCGCGCGGACATCTTCCGCCGTTATTTTGCCGTCGTAATAAAACGACACCTCGTCCGCCGTATACGCAATGTATTTGTTGCCGTCGTCCGTTTCCTTAAAGTACGGCGAAAGTTGGAACGTGTACACGGGAGCAGTTTCGCCCGTAATATCAAACGCGGCGTCGATACCCTCAATCGCAGTTACGTTCATTTTGCCGTTTTCAAGCGATAACGCGTTCGCGCGGATATACCACGTTAAGCGGTTTTCGGTTGCCCAATCCTCGCCGTCCGTTCTTCCCGTACCTTCCGCGTCAATCCACTTGTTAGCGTTTGCAAAAACGCCCGCGTCGGTCGATAGATTTTGCGCTTTTTTATCGGCGAGCCAATCAAGCGGCGTGCCGCGACTTTCCGACGACACGGAGGGGCTTACAAACCTTACCGTATGTATCTGATTGTTGTTAAGCGCGCACATCTTGAAAAATCGTTCAAGAAGTGTAAAGCGGTCGCCTTCGTCTTTCGATACCGCATTATACCACGCTTTGAAAATACTTGTCGTATTCGTATCGTTTAACAACGCCGCATAAAAGTTGTCCGCGTTTTGAAGTGCGTTTTTCAAATCGACTTGACGGACGCAATCGTTATCCGCGCGCGGCGCGCCTGTTTTTTGGTTGCCGTACTCGTCGAATTGCGACACTTTATTCGCCGACGGTTCAACCGATAATTGCGATTTATCGACTTTATTTTTGAGTTCTTCCTGCCGTGCTAATGCCTTTATCTCATTTTCAGTCCAGTTCGCGTAAGTTGTGTCATTTACTTTAAGCTTCTCCAACTTCGCCGTTGCCGCGTCGCTCGGGTTCGCCACGACCGCCGAATACGAGATATCTTCCGTGACTACCCAAACGCCTTCCGCGTCCATAACGTAAGTCGTTTTGCCAGAATTCGGTGACGTTACGATTACCGTGCTTCCAGCTTGCGGGACGCCGTAATCGGTTCCATTTTTCGTTACAAATTTTTGTCCGTGTGAAATACTCTCTAAGTCCGCTGCACTATCAGCAAAGAAACTAAGAATATACCCCCCCCCGCGAGAGGTTTCGCGTAATCTAAATATAGCATAATTCCTCCTTATTTGGTCGCGCGGGAAAGGGCGAACCCGCGTTTTGACCAAATTTTTATATAATAAAATTACCCTTTTATTTAATCAAAGTTAATTGTTATGACGCGTAAGACGCATTTGCGCACGTGCCTGTTCGAGTATCTTGTTGAAATCGTCGCCTTTTGCGGGGTAAACGTTCATAGTAAAGTTGTCGAAATATTGACCTTCTTCGTAAGTTGTGTTACCAGCATTACCAGAAAGAGTCTTTTGGTTAAGCGAACCTAACCGAGCGACGAGCGTAGGTGCAACCTCACCTAACGCCCAGAGGTTCTTCGTTATTTCGGCAGGAACGATACCAGTTTTCGAAGGAAGCGCAGTGAGGGTCCCGCCAGGGGTGATAATGCCTTCTGTCCCGTTTTCGTTAATGAGCGCATTCCCCCCTACGTGAGAAAGCGTTCCAGATGCGTAAGAAGACTTTATTCCCATAGCATCCAACAGGCCTTGAATTTCGGAGTTGTCACTAAGCTGTCTTTTGCTAATAACATACCACCGACCATTTCCATTACCTTTGATAAGAGGTCTTCCGTTATAGTAATATACGGAACGCCCAGCAATCGGGGTATTTCCGTAGTCTTTCTTATAGGACTCATCTATTTCAACATTATCAACAGTATCGCCAGTTTCAACCTTAAAGGACTTACCATTGATTTTTACTTTAAAGTTTCTCCCCTTTTTCGATTTAACCCCAGTATCCTCGTCTGCCATAAAGGCTTTATTACCAGAATAGACTAAATTCCCATTTTCTTTTCCTTTTATACTATTTCCGCCTTCACCATTTCCGCCTTCGCCATTTCCGCCAGAGTTAAATGCGGCCTTAAACATATCAATTGACTTTTTCGCATCTTCAAAGGTGGATACGATATTGCTTGTTACAGTAATAAGGCTGTTTCCAACCCCTTCTTTACCAGCGAATTCTTTGATAATGTTTTTCGCTTCTTCGAGAGTTTTCTCTTCAGGAAGCCCTTCCAATATCTCTTTCATTCGCGTTATGCTATCGATTTGCAGTTGAATATTCTCTTGCTGCTTTTCTGTGTCGAGTTGATCCAATTCTTCCTGCGCAGATTTAATCGCTTCTGAATCGCCTTCTGCAACAAACCCAACGCCAGCACGATAAACTAACTTTTTCTCCTTTTTCGCATCTTCTAACTTCTGTCTTGCTTTTATTAGATTTAACTCTTTTTCTCGTTCATCATTTATTTGACCGAGCGCTTCTTTCTGTTGTTCCAGATTGGAAATCTGTTCCGACATAATTTTCGTCTGCGCGTCCGATAAACGATTAAAATATTCATAATCATAATATTCGACATTCATAGCTCTTAGATAATTTTCGAATTCTTTTTGTAATTCAGACTTATCGGCATCGCCATCGGGCAGTGCGTTGATATAGTCTTTAAGACCAATAAGAGACGTAACCCCATTTGATTTCAGTTTGTCTTGAATTTCAGTCCCCATTTTTTTATAAAAATCATCGAAAATAGAGCTATTTCCGAGAATAGAATCAGCGATTGCATTTTTCATCAAAATATCACGAGACCCGCCAAATAAACGTTCGTTTAAAGCTTTTTGCAGCGCTTCTGCTCCTTGTAGAGCATATGGCACCAAATCAGAATAAGTCGAATCATTGAAAATAGTCGACAAAACATCGCCAGTAAAACCAGATGTGCTGTTTAATTTTTCGAAAATATTCGTTAAATTTTCGTAATATTCTGTCACTTCGCTCGGAGTCATGTTGCCCATTTGGATTGTCAAGTAACCGAACTGTTCAGACATTTTCTTTGCTTCATCTGTCGTTATATGGAAAGTATTCGCGAATTGCTGTAAACGTTCAACATTTCCAGTCTTTATCATCTCGGAAAGATTTTGCGTGCCGTATTCGAGGTATTGATAAATATCCTGGTCTTTTAGATATTTCTTAATCGCATCGTAGAAGTTCGCATAAACTTTTCTACTTTCGTCGAAAACGGAATATCCCATTTCGCCAATAGATTCTGCTATTTGTTTAATAGCGCCTTCGATACCGAGATCGCTTAATTCAGATGGTTTTAAAGACTCAATACCAGATTTAAGATAACTTGTAGGTAAAATGCCGCCTTCTAAAAGTTCTTTATCTAACGACTCCTGCTTTGATATCTTCTTCAAAACGTCATCGTAATAATCTTCTAATATAAGAAGCGTCTTTCTGCTTGTTTCGTCTTCTGCATCTTTTAGTTGATCTATTGTTTTCTTTAAATTTTTAGCCTGCTCGGCAAGTGTTTGAGTAGAATAAAAATAAGACCCTTCTTGCCAACGAAACGTACTTTCTTTATATGAATATCCTAAATTTTTTAATAGTTTTACAAAATCGTCATCATCCGATTCATATAATCCTCTTGGAGATTCTTCATAATAGAACTTACTCTGTAAATTATGCCTTTCTTCCTGTTGCGATTCAAGCAATGATTGGTAAGTTTGCTTTTTCGTTTCTTCGATTATAGCGTTTTGAGCCTGTATACGAACAGAACCATCAGAACTGGTTAATTTCTCAACCAAATCAGAAAGATTCTCGGAATTAGTTGAGTTTAAAATAACCTTGCGAAGTTTATCGTTATCATAAAGTAAATCTCGAATTTCTTCTGCGTAGGTAACAAAATCCTCGCGGTTTTCGTCCGTCATCGAAGATTTTACGAGGTCATTATTCGTGTCTAATTTCTCGCTTAAAGAATTTAAAGAGCTTAATTGTTCTTTGGCATCAGCGACACGCTGCTTCATCGCAAGCTCGTCTGCATGAGCCCATTTAGATATAAGCCCAGCTAATCCTTCGCCAGCAATCGAACCAACAGAAGAGATGAGGGGCGCTATCATTGGACCTACGACGGGAATAAGGGCACTTGCAGCCCCAGCAACAGCACCAGCGGTTGTAAGTCCCGTTCTTAACGCTTTGTCACCACCAGTTTCTTCAACGGTTTGCCCGTAACCAGAAACTTGTTTTGTCGTCATTAACTGAGTAGCTAAGGTAGCAGCACCAGAAACAACAGCAGTTTGGGCGAATGCGGTCTTTCTTTTCTTCCAAGACTCTTCTAGGGCTTCTTTCGCTTCTTTTTGCTTATTTGTTGCTGCAAGTTGTAAGTATTTTTTATATTCATTGTCAGACATTAAGTTAGGATTAAACCCAGAATTAATCGCTATAGCGTCTGCCAAATCATAAACTTCTCCTACATCAACATTTCCCTTTGCTGCTCTTTTCATTTTTCCATATTCGGAAAAACCAGTTCTAATACGGCTAAACAATCCTCCGTTTTTAGTCAGTCCGCTTTTATCTTTTTGGACCTCTCCTTGAATAACACCAACCTTTTTGTCAATACTTTCGAGTATATTATTGGTCTTCGTTCCTCTGCCTATAAACGGGATATTAGCAACCAAGCCTTTCCAGCCACCAGTTTCGCCTTTGTTGGTAAAGAAGTCGAAAATTTTTGCTGAACTCGCAGCTGCGATAATAGTTACTAGATACTTGAGTTTGTCAGCATTCTCTACCAAAAGCGCGGCCGTATTCGTGAAGAATTTCATTGCCGTGCTTGTTTCAAGCGATTGAGTAAATCCTTCCCACGCGTTTTGAAGCCGCTTCGTCGCCGCCTCCATGGAGTCCATGTAAGCGGAGTATTTCTCGTCGGCGGTTCCTGCGGCGTTAGCCGATTCGCCTATCAATTCCTTTACACGATCGTAATTTTCGATAATTGATGCAAAGATCTCCTTTTGTCTAGTACCTGCCATAGCGGTACTGATGGCATTACGGGAAACGTCATCGAGTGTATCCCACTTTTCTGCGACGTCATCGAGAACATCCATAAACGAGCGCATTTCGCCAGACGCGTTCCTTATACGAATTCCAATCTTAGAAAGAACGGCTTCCGTATCATTCAACGTTCCCTCGGTTTCTTCTCCGCTTCCGCCAAATTTCGAGGCTTTAACATTTGAGAATCTTGCCAAAAGGCTCCTGACAGCCGTACCGATAACATCGCCGCTTTGTTGCGTCGTTTCAATACCGACACTGAGAATACCCAAAATTTCGTCTTGAGATACTTTTGCGAGACGCGCCGAGTTTGCGACTTTACTTAAAGCTTTGGCAAGTTCTTGCGCACTCGTAGCACTCTTCATGTCGAGTTTCGTTAACTTATCAACGACGGAAATTGCTTCGTTCGCGGACAACTTCATACCTTTTAAGCTCGATGTTAAGAGTTTAACGCTTTCGCTTGCGGGTATCATACCAAGTTTACTTAATTTTGTTGAAGCATCCAGAAGTTCTTCTATCTCCTCGGTGCTTTCATAACCTTGTCTGTAATTGTGTTAATAACAAATCGTTACTTTGTTATAAATAAAATACTATACTAAAAGAGCTCAGTGTGCATCTGAGCTCTTTTCTTTAAGTTTGTTTTGATATTTTTGTTCTTGTTCATCCCAATCGGGTAATTTAATTTCTTTAAAACTACACTTATTATAAACCAAAAAATTAATAGCATTAAAAAGTTCTTCATTTGTTGGGATGTCTCGCGCTGCCTTAATTCTAAGAACTTTATAGCCTTCTGATATAACGGCATAATTCCTTCTACGGTCTTCATTTTCTTTATCTCTATGCCAATACCAACCATCATATTCTACATCTATTGAGACATCATTAATTCGAATTTCAATATCCAGAAAAACGTTTTTTAATAACTTATTTAGAATTACATTGGCATCCCCATATTCCTGTTTTAATGCTTTAAAAATACTTTTCTACTGTTTTGAGGTGCATACCTTCTCTGTCCCTTGTAATGTTTCAAAAACCTTCTGCTTAATTTCTAGGGATTGCATTGCGTTCTCAACCCCGAATTTTTCAAGATTGGATTGTTTCAATCTTTCTCTAACTCTCTTGTTTTGCATTGGATTTTTACAACCATACTTTTCAAGATTGGTTTGTTCAATTTTATCCCTTAAACCAGGAATGTCGCAAACTCTATCAACCGCATATTGTTTTTGTAAAGTTTCTTTTCGTTTATCGCAAATGGCTTTCTTTTCTTCTTCTGTTGGCGGATTCTCTTTTAGTTTTTCATGAACTTTCTTCCCTCCAACCGAAGCAACAGATGATGTCCCGTATTTTTCCAAACAAATTTCTGAAATTTTATCTTGAACAGATTTGAGTTTTAATGTAGTTGTTACGCCATACTTCTTTAAATTCCGTTCTTTTTGTTTTTGAATAAATAATTCTTTTGGCTTATGGATTCCACGTCTGCTTAAAACCGTATACACTAAACTCCTTGCAACGCCAAATAAATCAGCAATCTCGTCGGCGGCTAAATTTTGTTCAATATACAACATTTTTAGTTCTTCATCGGTAACGCCGTCTAAAACACCTTTCTTTGGTTCGGGTTGAAAATGATACCCAGCAGGTTTCTTAATCCCAGTATTGCTCGCAAATTGATGGATTTTACCTGCTTTTACTCCAAACATAGAGGCAATATCTTTTGCTTTTAGATTTTGCTTTACATACAACTCTTCAAATTCTTCTTTTGAAGGCGGCCACTTTTTGATCTCTTCCATAAATATTACCTCCTTTTATTTATATTGTAACACATTTTTAATACCGTGTCAAGTATTTTGCACATTTATATAGTATTTTATTTCTCTGAGTTTCCTCAAAAGTTCAGAATATATCTTTCGCATAGATTCCTCTATGTAGAGCTCCCCATTATCCACACTCGTGGAACATATTCGTTGAACCTTCCTCTGTTCGAGGCTTGGCTGCTGATTTCCCAATCCATATATTTTCAACTATCACACTTACGCATATTTCATCGTTATGTTGTAGCTATATGGCTCTAAGGGGGTCCCAGCAATTAAAGGAGTTTATAGTGACCCAGACAATCTTCAAGCCACTCGTTGGCTGCACTCGCCAACTCACTTAAAGTTGTACCCGTTTTTTGTGCTATTTGTTGTAATCCGCGCATGAATTCCTGCGCTTCTTCCATCGATTTCCCGCTAACGATTCTGATATTCGTCATCGCCGCGTCCAATTCTTTCGTATACTGAATTACCTTCTGTATATCCTGCGGGATCTTGTTCAAAACCTTCGCAGCAATTCCGAAATCTGCAATACGCATGGTCGCACGGCGAATATCGTTCGCCATCATATCCCAGATCGAAGTTGCGCCTTTTACGCTCACAAGATTCTTTTGCGCGTTTGATTGTTTCTTTAGCTCTGCCGTTGCATCGATTGACGCTTTTGTCGCTGATTGTTCTGTTGTAACTCTTTGTTTTAGCGCGTCGTTATTACGATTAAGATCCCCAAGTTCTTCATTAAGTGCGTCAATTGTTCCATAAATAGCGTCTTTATGTTTACCACCACTTAAGGTCGCCTGCCTTTGAAGCTTATCGATCTGAGATTCAAGACTTATAACTCTGTTAATATACTGTTGATATTCCCTTATATCTTGTTTCTGCCGTTTTTCAGTATCCGCCTGTGCTTTTTCTTCGTCGCTCTTGCCTTTTCTACCGCCAGATTTCGGTGATTTACCACCACTTCCATCACCAACACCGACCTCAGATGAAATTTCCATTTTACTAGATTGATTTTCCATCCATTGTTGAAAAGCATCCCAGTTAATACTATTGAAAGCTGCAAGAGTGTTGCTACCGCCGCCTCCACTAAAAACAGGCGATAAAATATTCTTTATATCCGTAGTATCTTTATGAACACCTTTGGTTTCTTCAAGAATCGCGCCAACACCTTGTTGCGGTTGGTATTTAGCCCCAAACGTATCTGTGAGAATCTCATCAATAGCAGTACGCCCAGCTTTGCTTAACCCGCCAGAACTCTTTTTATAAGACGGAACTTTAGTTAGTATACCTATCAACTCTGCTTGAGCCGCCTGCATATCACCATTTTTCCATCTTTCAATCCATGCTTGCAGACCACCTGGACCATAATCGGCAAAAACTTTATCGTTTAAGTATTTATAAGTTTTACCGATTGTTTTTCCTTCAAAGTCAGTCGTTATAGAAGTTGGTTTAGTCTTAGACAGATCGGCTGCTTCTGAACTTGTAGCCTGCACTTTTAAAATATCGCCTGCCGAATTGTAGTAATATTGATAATTGGCACCACCATTATTAATTCCCGCACCAACGGATTGCCAATTAACCGTATACTGTTTCCGTTTTAAATCGGCTTCTTGTTTAGTGGTTGCAAGAAGATCTTCGTTCGCTTGATTTAATTCATCTATTTTTTGTGTCGTTTCATCAATTGTGTTTCCGATCGGCATCCCTTTCTGTTTACCATCGGTTATGCCTTTAAACATTTCGGGAGATAATCCCATCGAATCCTCATTTCTTTCAGCAGCTTCCTGAGCTTTGATATATTCAGGTTTAGCCGTTTCAGCGTATAAAAATTTAAGACGATTTTCAAGTTCAGTGTCGACTAATTTTGTAAACTCCTGCTCTTTTTGAATACGAATGTCGTTTTGTTTTTTTAGCTCCTCTTTGCGTTTAGCATCTTGTTCGTCAAGATAAATGTCATATTGCGTCGCAAGACTCTCCATTCCAGTATCGTCAAATAACCCGAATAAACTTTCTCGTGCCTTACCGCCGATTCCGTGTTTACCAGACGTCGGGAGATAGAGGCTTTCGACAGGTGCTTCATTAATCGCTCTTAATTGTTTGTCTAACAAAGATACTTCTTTGACAAAACCCTGTTCATCAACGCCTTCTAAAACCTGTTCCAGTTCAATTCCTGCCTGATCTGCAACTTTTTGAACTTTGTCTAAATAATCAGAAAATATTCTAATTTTTTCAGAAGAAACGCCAAGCACATCGGTCATTTCAGCTAATTTCTGTTTGTAAAAATCGATCTTAGAAATATCATCGTCGATTTGACTCTCTGACAACTTATCTATCGCCTCTGCCGATAAAGTTCTACCGTAAACATCTCTATTTCTTTGTTTGTCAAATTCTGGTATCTGGGATTCTTGTGCAACCCCAAAAGTCGACCCCGTGAGCAATCCATACAAAGTGCCAGGCGCAACATACCCACCAGGAGCTCCAACATAACCAATCTTACGAGCGAATTCTTTGGAAAAGGCATCCTTACTCTTTTGATCAGCTATTTCCGCAAATGTATCAAATGTATTGAGAAGATTCCCTTCTTCTGCGATAAACACATCGAGCTGCTTTCTGATCCATTGTACCTGTTCTTCTAATGGCAAACCTTGGGCTTGTGAAGTAAAGCTTTCATACAACCCCTTACTACGCATATATCTATCATAAACTTCAGGAGATTTGCGAGCAAGATATGTTCTTGCAAGTTCTTCTCCTGTATAGGGTTGAGTATCAGCAGGTAAATTTTTATTTATATCCTCCGCAACTTTACCAAATATATTAGTGGTTCTTTGATAAAAATCAACAAGTCGAGTCATTCTGTCTGCAAGAGTTTTTATACCTTTGTCATCAAATAATGGCTTGTCGGTATATCCTAATTTCATTCTTTCTACGCCAGACTCAATCCACGCTTGTTGTTTTTTCTCCTCTAACTCCCAAACATCAGGGGCATACATATCATACTTACTTGGTTTTGGTTTTTCATCCTCGCTTAAACCACTTAAATAACCAGCGGTAGTTTTATCTAATTCTCTATCAAAAATATCAGATATTTTGCTTGAGATTTCTGGTATTGCTTCTTTAATCGCTTTGACGAAAGCTTCACTATAATATTTATCTTCGCCAAAAAACAATCTACTAGCAAGTTCATCAGCATCGGTTTGTGTTTTTGTACCTTCCTTAATCGCATTTATAAGAGCCTCTTTAGTTATTTCGTCAGAAGCAAATTTACTACTCAATGTACTTAAAGACATACCACCATAAGTCTTAAAATCTTTTTGAACGGGCTGATATATATTGCGAAAAGCTTCTTTTAGAAGTTTAGCATTTTCGGTATTATACCACGGTTTACCATCGGTCTGCCCAAACAAACTGCCAAGAAATTGTTGTCTTTGTTGTGGTTGTAAACTATCAAGTAAAGATTTAACTTCTTCGATGGTTTGCCCAACCCATTGTCCAACAGGCTTTCCGTTATAATACATTGCTTCGCGCACTTCGTTTTTGTATGTAAACGGGCCTTTTTCAGCAACGCCTTGAACCGAACCAGGGATTTTAACATCGGTAAAGGATTTGCGCCCCTCAAGAACGTCAATTAAATCCGAAATAAGTTTTACGCCTTCTTGATAAGAACCAACTTTTATGTCATAAACGCCAGGAAGTGTATTTGCATATTTCATTCTACCTGCATTTATCGGTAAATGAGCAACCTTACTGGTAATAGGCAAATTTACGCCTTCTTGCGCTCTAATTAAGGTTGCATTTATAACACTTTGTATTAAATTGTGCATCGCGCTAAATGAAGCGGTAGTTTTGTAATCACCTATTTTACCTTCTTTTGCTTTTGTCCAGTCAGTAGAACCAGATACAACATATAGTTTTCCATCTTTTTTAAAAGCCATAGAACGAGCGGTTTCGGTCTCGCCGCCAACCATTCCAGCAGATATTTTCATCTTTTGGAAATCTTGAGCGTTTTTAATCGCTCTTCTAAAATTTTTCATCGTATCAGTAGATGTTTTACCAACCAATGATTTTAATTTTTCACTTGTTTGCGGGTCAACCTGCATTTGCTGCATAATTTGATTCGCCGCTTTAACCGCATCGCTTAGATCCACAATCCCTTTGTCAGTTAGTTCTAGTATCTTGTGTAATTCATCACCAATCGGCGCTTTCCTTTCACTATAATATTGAAATTTATTCAAGTCTTTAAGTTTGCCTTCAATTTGTTTTTTTAGTTCGCCCGTTGCATTTTTAAGTTGGGATTCTAGTGCTTTCCTTTCGCTTTCAAAATCTTTATAACCTGTTTCACGTAAATGTGCAAGTTGGGTGGCACTTATCATTACAGCATTATTTTCTTTAAGATATTTTCTCAACTCTTCGTTGACCGCTTCGTATATATGTTTACCGCCAGTTTCGTTAAGTATAGATTGAAAACTCGTAAATTTTCCAGCCTCGATATCTTTTATAATATGTTGAACATTTACTTCTAATTTTTTATTAGCCATAGTAAATTATTTACCTCCATCTATTTTATCTTTAACAAATTTTATAAAATCGTTTTTAACAAACTTCTCTATGTCTTCAGAAGCAACTTCAAGATACCAATCTTCTTCATGAACTCCATTTATAGGGTCATGCCAATACTCTTTCCAATTGTGCACTTCTTTCCCGTATGTATCTCCATACATACCATTATTGGAATATTGATAAATAGGCTCACCACTTTTGGTTTTGTAATTTAATAAATCTTCATCTACAGAAATATTAAAACTCCATCCGTCGGTATCTACTATCTTTACCGCTTTCAAAAATAGAGGTAAATCTATTACTTGTATTCTATCAGAGTTTATTTTATAAACCTCTGTTATTTTCTCTTTAAAAATTCTTAGAGCGTTTTCTTTTAGATAATTCATGCACGGAATCCGCACTTTCTCTAATTTCCGCTCTAAGTCTGTTTTTATATCTTTTTTTAACGCCTGTATAAGCGTCTGTTTCATATCCATATTCCGTGCCTCCTTGTTTTTTATTTCCCAAATTCCAAAAAATATAGATAAAAAGAGACCTCGCGCGTAGCGAAGTCTCCAATTTTACCTTTTATTAATTTATTAAACCTTCCTAATTTTTATACCGCTGATAAAACGGGCATTACATTCTTTCTTGCGCCAATCTTGATAATCTCTCTTTGGTTTTCTTATCGCTTCGCATAATATTTTTTCCGATTCTGAGTAAAATTTCGGCGTATTTATTTTTTTAACACCCCAATCGGCAATCGGATTTTCTTGAAAATATTTCGTTCTTCTGATTCCAGAACTAGCGCAAAACAACGAAACGTCCCCTATATGTTGAACTAACGCTGGAACCGTCTGAATCATTCTTATTCCGTTATCTTCGCAAAACGCGCGTAACGTCCAATTATCTCGATTCTCAACTGGCTTTTCTTTTGCGTACTCGATAAAAGGATCGATGTATTTTACTGGCATCATTATCGCGCATCCAGACAAAATGCTCAAATCATAAAATGGCGAATCGTTCAAATCGAAATCGATATTTAACGTATCAAACGGGAAAACCCCGACAACTTCGTTCGGATGTGAAAGTGAAACCCTATCGCATATTTCCATAAAACCATTACAAACCTGAACGTCATCTTGTAATAACACTCTATGCGTAATTCCGTTCGTGTAAGATTCTCCCCATGCGCTTATCGCTGTCGATAACGGTGAGTTGTCGCCTTTGTCATATACTATATCACAATCCGAAAGAGACAAGATATTCTTTAATCGATCGACATTATCTTGCCTTTCCCGCATGGACATTATTTTATAATCTATCATTCAGATAATTCGAGTACTACTCGAACAACCGAAGGTGCATCAGCTGGCGTATTTCTATCAGGAGTCAAAGAAGACATAGCATATAGATATATCCACTGCAACATATTGTCACACCACGTGTAGTCTTCGCAGTAAACTATGTCACCAGTGCGTACCACCGACCCAGTATTATAAAATACTCTTATAGTATCTCCTTTTTTGAATCTATCAGCAATAGTTTTCCCCTCCTGATAAGAAGAAACTTTTACTTTTATATTATAATTCTCATCGCTACTATTATACTTGAAAAGTTCTCCTTCCAGTATAAGGACGTTATTATTTTGCGTTATTATTCGTTGGTATCTTATACACATTATCAGCGATTTTTAAACTCGTTAATTCAGGAGTGTCTTGCGTAGTTGCAGCATTTGCTGCTATGTTGACAGAGATTTCTTTATTGGAAATTTTAAGTTGAGGTCCTAATGTGATATCGCCTTTCACTCCACCGATAGAAGTAACGCCGTCGTTGGTAATGCCATAATATTCCCCATTTAAAACAAAATTTTCTAATTCAGTAACACTCTGCCCTGCCGCATTTTGGTTAACAGAAACATTATCAGTTCGATAAGTTTCACCATCTACGCTAATAGTACTAAGTGTTGGATAATGTATATCCCAATTTTTAGCATTAACTTCTACCTTAGAACCAGGATTTGCTCCGCCAGCATACCAATTCCCGTCTTCAGACAACACATAAGTTTTCTTCGTCTTGTCTGGGTACGTGATAACAATCGTGGAACTAGAAAGTGGAGCGCCATAATTAATACCATTGTTTGAAATAAAACTTTTGCCGCCAGATACTTCTTCGATATCTTTCTCGGAATCAGCGAAGAAATTCAGAATATACCCGATTCCAGCGACTTGTTTTGCATAATTTAAATATAACATTTATTTTCCTCCTATACGAAATATAGATTTTGTTTTCCTCTTTTTCTCACTTATAAATCGTAAAACGGAAATCACTTGTAAACAGTATATCAGAAACACCGTGATCGGGTGTTTTAGATTAAATGCCGTGTAACTTGATTTGTTATAACGTTATTCCTTATGAAACGCTTTCTATTTTAAATAAATATATTGATTTACTCTGAGCCTGACTTATTGACAACGTTATTTCTCCATCTGTACTCAAATTTGCATTTACATCATAAACCCCATATAGCAAAACCTGCTTCCAATTAGCAACATTTGGACTATAATATGCTTTTAAAATACTAGAATTATCGGACGATAAAGAACCGACTCTAAAATAAAATATAAGATCGTTAGATCGTGTGTGAGCTGGAAGCCCATTTATAGTTACGCCGCTAGTTGTTATTTGTGTTCCATTATTATTGTTATATATCATTTTATATTGTTTTATATATGATTTAAATTGAGCGCCATTATATTCATATTCAGCCACAATTGGTCGAGTAAAAGAATAATTAGACGCATTGCCAATATCAAATTTTATGTTATTTACTTTGTCAGCATTATTGGCATTGTTAGCTGTTCCAGCCGTTTCAGCTGTTTTTGCCGTATCCGCGTTTATCAAATAACTTCCACTCGCGGCGTCATAAGAAACAATCGTCTTGTCCATAAACTGTAATGAGTTCGAAGTAACATTACTACCAGCGCCTATCTGAACAGCGTTGCTACTTTTAGAAGTAGCTCCGTTACCGATAGCTATCGAAGTTTGAAAGTCAGCGGTGTTATTATACCCGATTGAAATTCCTAAACTGTTAACGCTGCCATCGGCAGATGGAGCTTCTGTGCCAATCTTTATTTTTGTTATTACATTAGAACCAGCAGAGTTTGGAAGTTTGAGATCAATCGATTTTTTTTCCCAAAACCAATTGCTCAAAACAATCCCTATTTCTTCACCTTTTGTGTAGCACAAACCATTATTTTCTCCGCCAACTTCGCCACCGTCCCCCGTATATACTTTATAATTCATTCCGCCGAGCGCATTTTTGTCTTCCATTCTATAACGCATTTTGTTAAACTCTAGCCCATTTGGAATCATATTTGTTGTATTTATTGCCATATTACACCTCTTTTTTACTATTGAAAAAATCGCTTAATTCTTCCGACGTGTCTCTGTCATCATATATAGAAACGAGGTCAGCAGAACTCCACGATTGAATTTTTTGAACTACGTCAGACGGGTAACCCTGTCTTTTTAGATAAGTCGTAAACGAGTGTCGAAGGCTGTGGCAATATAATGAATTTATACCTATAATTTCGCCTATTTTAACCGCCCAATGCGAAAAGTTTTGCGCTTTCGCAGGTTGGTAATCCTCGTAACCGCCTTTTATAACAAACAAGTTGTCTATTTTTACGTTAAGTCTTTCTCTTTCTTTGATCCATAAATCGAAGTATTTATCAAAAGTCTCCTTAAAAACATATCTCGGAACTTGCTTTCCAATCGCACCGTGTCCCTTCGTTCTGATTTTCGGAGTCATATAAGCCAAACCGTTAAACACAATTGTTTTGTCTGTTGTGAAATAAGAAACTTTCATCTGTGCCGCTTCCGACTTTCTCATACCAGACGAGAAAAGAAGCGCTAAAAAACACGCGTATTGGTATTCACCGAGAGAGACTAATCGTTCTATTCCATCTATTATATCGTCTTTGTTTATAATAGTCTTTTCACGAACTGGTTCGAGATGAATTGGCTCCAAAACTTTTATAAGATTCCTAAACGTTGGATAGTCTTCGTCCAATATCCGTTCAATGTAATTACTAAACGAACTCAACGCAGCACGAAGAGAGGCAAGCCGACACGGGCTCCATCCGATTTCCCTTCCCCAACCAAAAAAATTGATAAAATCTTTCTTTTTTATATCGACAAAAAATTTATCGTCGTTTTCACGATAATTCCAACAGAAAAAGATTTTTAATTGCGATTCATATTGTCTGGTTGTTTGTGCGCTTTTATCGTTGGCTACACAATAACGCATGAAATCTTTTAATAATTTTTGATTTTTTATGTTAACGACCTGCCATTCCTTCGACAGGTCTTCGTTATATACCGTTGTTCTTGCCATAATGGCAGACCTCCTTATTCACATTTTTTGGTTGCCGCAATATATCTCATCACGGCAACCATTATAACGAATTTAGCTTATTTCTCAAACGAATCTTTGATCTCTTTTAAAGCCTCTTCAATTATCTCTTTCAGGTTTTCTTTTCCAAGAATAGAAAGTATCATTTTGTATACAAAAGGCGCTTTTTTATTAAAATAATCTTCGACCATTTTCATTTTTTCTTCGCCTTTCTTCGTTCCGATGATTTCCTGTTCTGCGAGAGAAATAAGACCTTTAAGATAAGTTTTAAGCGTTTTAATTTTTTCTTCTTTGCTCATTTTACAGAATTTTATAATCCATGTAATTATAAAAGTAAGTAAACAAACAGCGATTATACCGATTATTGAATATAAAATAATTGTATCCGTATTCATATTTTCCTCCTAATACTCTTTTACAACACTAATTACCACAAATATTCATACGCAAACGTCACGCTCGGGCTGTCAACATTTACGATCGCGACTGCGTTGGAACCTTTTATCAAAATTCCAGACGCACGGCTCGAAGTAATCGAACCGATAAAACACGGGCTGTATTTTATATCGCCCGTCGTCTCGTCACAAACAATCGTTCCAGCCGCAAACCCATCGGTACTAAACCCTTGAATCGTTACAGATTTCCCACTCATTCCAGGGAAATTCGTACTGTCTGTGGTCATAATCGTGACTTTCGTAAACAAAACTTTCGCCTCGTCCACTGTCAGTGTGTCATTTACGTGCGGTAACGTATTTCTCCATTTCGGCTTTTCGATAGTGGTCTGCAACTGTCAAGAACGATTGCTATCGCTTCCAGAAGCGACCAAAACGTATAAGCCGCCAGTTGTTGTATTCAAAAACGAGCAGCCGACCTTATAAGCGTTGTTCGTCGGATTAGGAAGTTCTGCCCCATATTTCGGGACGATTCCTTCAACAAACTTCTTATTCGCGATTTCCATATCGCCGCTCGGCTCTCTTCCAACGGCGAGCTGCCCTGTCGACGTGTATCGAGCGATTGAACTTTGCGTCCCAGAACTCGAAACAAGGCAAACGTCATTTGGGTTGTTTACCGTCGCGCAATAGACCTTTACCTGTCCACTCTGAACGTTTGTACAAAATTTAACGCGATTATCTAACTCTGCCTTAACAACTTTGTTCTGGACTGCGTTAGTGCTATCGTCTGACATTTCCGCGTCGATTAGACTTGCCGCGTCAACAATTCCCCACGTCGCCTTAAAGTCAGTCTTTTGTTGGTCGCTCGGCGTTATCTTTTTCTCATCTGTCAACGCCGCCAAAACAGCCTTATTTAGGTTTATTGGCGTAATCGGGCGTTTGGAGTTTCTTCCAGTTATATCTGCGTCAATTGCTCCGTATATGCTCAAATCCCCGTCCGTCGTAGCCAACTGTAACCAGCCAGAAAAGTCTTTCTTTATCGATACTGCGCCAGCAACACCGTCTCCGTAATCTTTGTTTGTTACCAGTGTACACGAATTACGCACCCACGAACGTGTCGAAACGGTAATCGTTATAACGTCTTGAATACAGCGGTTATTCAGGTAATCATTATAAACGTAAGACAGCGAATCTTGCTGCGAACGCTCATTACGCAAGTCGTATTTCTTCCCTGCAAAAAGTATATAATTCGCTTTGTTGAATTGAAGCTTTTCTAACTGCTCATTTGCCAAATTACCCTGCGTCGCGCTTTCTGGATCGTTTAATTCAACCCCTTGTGGAATGAGTGCCACTTTCGTTTCAACCATTTTCTCCGTCGCTATTCTTTCTCCGTTAATTGTCGCTCCGTCAGGGTTTATAATAACGGTCGTATAAATATCCGCTCCGCGAGTGCTCGTTAAACTAACGTTATCCGTTGTTAAAGTAAGTTGAGACGTGGAACTAGATTGTCCCGTTACTTCTTGAACACCTATCTCTGCAAACGCTTTCGATACTGTTATCTCCGATTGATTGATCGCGTCAGAATGCCGAATACTTAACGAAGTGTCCGTGTCGTTCGTTTCCCACGTGTCGTCCTTTTTGATCGCACCATTATTAAAAACGTCATTATTTTTTAACCGTGAATACTTAAAGCTAATCTTTTCGTTGATTTTTGCTGTAATATCGTCTGCCAACGCCAATGTCCCAGATCTAGCAGGAAATGCAATAGTGTATTCACTCCCGTTTTCCTCAACCTTAATATTATCAACATTATATGTCGTAACATAATCTTTATCATTACCGTTTAATATTTTCAGAAACCCATTTGTTATGTTTACGTTGGACGTGTGCTCGACTGTTCCATAAAATTTAACTTCCGATGTGAATGTGTTTTGCTCTATAAAAGTGTTAGGCTCGGCTAACTTCGCAACAGTATCTAACGCTGCGTCGAGTTGTTCTTTATTAACAGCTTGTTTCGGAGCCAACCCATTTTCAACTTGAAATCTGCCGCTCGCGTCTCTCATCGGAATCGTGTACGCGTTGGCAGTTTGGGTGGCGAAATAACTAGTTTGAGACCCTGCCTCGCTAACCCCGTATAACCGTGGGTTCGCGGACGAACTTTCTATTTTATCTACTTTCATCGACAAATGCTCGTCGACGTAATCTTTCGGAACGCCTTCGACCGTTTTATTTACCTTGTCTAAGGCGCTTAACGCTAAATCTCTCGCTAATTTATCCGTCATAAAATTACACCCACCCCCTTGTCAGTCGGCAAAATACGATCAAATCTTTATTGGTGTTTTTGACCTCAAGTTTGATTTTCGCAATTCCTTCAATTGAAAAGTGGTAAATCCCGTCGGTTGTAATTTTGTTTATTAGCTCAAAAGACGAACTATTCCCAGTGAGTTTATAAAAAATATCTGAATAAAAATCTGCGGTACCATATAACTCAACACTACCCGCTAGTTCGTCAACTTGCATAGTGAGGGTTCCCGCAGAATTGTTAAAAATAACAGAACTCTCGCCTGTAATTGGCTTTTCTTTACCATAAGCGTAAAATGTTTTTACTGAAATCATATTGTACCTCGATTAAATATTTGACTTTACTTCTTCTTCCTCTCTTCAATAGAAGAGAGGAAGAAATCTGTTTGTTTTAAATTATGCTTCTGCTGTCGTTACCGTTATAGCAACGCTCGTGCCATCTGTAGTTTTGTTTGATAAGTCCCGTAATGTATCTCCTTATTTAATTTCTTTAAAGTTCAGTTACGTCATCCGATGTAAAATTCAACTGCCTTGCTATTGGTGCTGCGCCATATGTGCTAATTGAAAAATCGAATGAAGCGCCTGAATCACTTACTGAAATACCACTAATTACCCTATCAAAACTTGCATCGCCGTTATCATTTACTACAACTGAAATTGCACCTTTTAAGCAAGTTGGATTTGCCTTAATATAATCAAGAGTAAATTCTTCTTGTTTTGTTGAATAGACACTGATATAAACTGTATAACCAGCATTCTGATATTCGCTGCAAGTTAAACTATGCATATATAACTTTCCACTGCCATACGTGTCATCATCTGTTAATAAATATTCTTTATTTGGGTCTTTTTCTGCGAGGGCATCAAATTGTGCTTTAGTACAAACAACACGTCCTGCAAATTTAGAAATAGTACTCATTATTCTATCTCCTTGTTAGATAAGTTTATTTCTTTAGGCTCTTCGTCTATTTTTGGAATATCTTTATCTGTTTCTTCATATTTAAACGGTGCATTTTCTACATCGATTGCTATATCATATTCCTCATTCGTTCCGATTTTATGGATAATTTTATTATTGTCAGAATATGTTTTGTAAAGTTTTACTTTATCTTTTCTAGTTCCGTAATATTCTTTTACTATCATGCCGCTGCCTCCTGAATTTTATCTGCATATTTGCTCCAATTTGTAGCTGCTTTATACGTAGCACCTGTTCCTGCTGGGACTGTAATAGTTCCTGAGAAACCGAATGGAAATGTCAAAGATTCGATGGTCGGCGGAGTTGTCGATAACATAGTTACGCTCGTTAAACTACTGCAATTATAGAACGCCCTATTACCTATACTTGTCACGCTGTTGGGAATTGTTATGCTTGTAAGGCTACCGCAATCGCTGAACGCACCGTTACCGATAGAGGTAACGCTGTTGGGAATTGTCACGCTTGTTAAACTACTGCAATAACTGAACACAGACTCGCCGATAGAAGTTACGCCATTACCAATAGTTACGCTCGTTAAACCGCTGCAACCACTGAACGCATAATATCCTATCCTTTTCACGCTGTCGGATATCGTTATGCTTGTAAGTCCTCTGTATCTCCTGAACGCATAAGGAGATATTTTAGTTGCGGTTGTCAAATTTACTTCTGTTACTAACTCGTCATTTATATATAAGTTGTGAGCATTGTACATAGGATTTGATGAATCATTACTAAAACTTATTTCTACCCATTGGTCTATCGTGCCAAGATAAGTTACGCTTGTTAAACCGCTGCACTCATATAACGCATAATTACCGATAGAAGTCACGCTGTCGGGTATCGTTATGCTTGTAAGTTTGCTGCAATGATAGAACGCATAATCTCGTATACTTGTAATACCTTTCAAATCTTCAGCGGTTATCTCAGTGATTGTCCCATCTACAAGTTGTGCAATTTTATTATCTTTATAAACCACCGTCGGTGTTACTTTTTGATTCCCTAAATATAAACTCATACTTATAACCTCTCTATTGTTGTCGCCTGTAGTATCTCTGCATAAGTTAATAAATCTGTTCCATTTGTTAAAGCTACTGCTTGAATCTCTTCGTTAGGAGTTTTTGTAATTGTTTTATTATCAACTCCTACACTACCAAGGTTATCTACACTTTGACCTGCATCTACAAGTTTATGATTCTCACTATCCCACTTTACAAGGTTGTTATTAGTAAACTTACTACTGTCATCTCTTATTGCAACAGGTTGACCTTCGTTTTCATTAAATGTAAATACACCATTTGTATCAGATTCGCCTAAACCGAGTTTTACACTATCCGAGGTCGGGTCATAAACTATGCCATAAACATCGGTAGCATCTTTCTTAATACCAATACCACCATTCGTTGCCAATGTCGCTCCTGTTGCATTTGAATAAATCATTGCATTTTCGACATTGAGATTCTCGGTATTGTTTATGTGTTGTGTTCCGTTGACGGTTAAATCACCTGTGATGACTATATTACCACCAATTGTACCACCTACTTTATCAAGTTTTTTTGCAAGACCTTCTTCTAATTGTTCAGTGGTTACGCCACCTTTTTTAAGCGCGGAGGCCGCTAAACCACGCGCAATATTATCAACTGCCATTAGCTTATACCCCCTTAGTCATTTTGCAGAAAACTTTCGTGCCTTCACCTGCGCCAGTTGCGATAAATTTAAACTTCACAACATCATCAATCGGAAAATTGTAAATTCCGTCAGCCGTAATTTCATCAATTAAATCAAACGCGGTCGTAAAACCTGTAAGCGTATAAAAGTCTTCTGCTAAAAGATCAGTCGCGCCAACAACTTTAAGTGTACCATTTAATCCTGTAACCTGGATGCTAAGTGTTTCTGCCGAAATCCTCAATCCAACTCCTTATTAAATATTTAATTGGGTGTTAAATCCCATTATTTTCAAATTTAACCCCTCGAATCCGAGGGGTGATTTCGACTTATTCTGCGCCAGTCACAGCTTCGTATGTGCCAGTTACACCAGCAATCGTTATGCCTTTTTTAATGTTTTCAGGAAGCAATTCCGCGGGCTTCGTAATCGTAACTTTCGATATGTTTTTCCCAGCGGTCTGGGTTATCACCTGATTACCAGCGGCAAGCGCCAATTCGACCGTCTTTTCTTCGGTCGGGGTTGCGGGGACGTTAACCGTTACTTTACTCAAACCTTGGAAGTCGCTATCGGGCGTAACTGCGCCGTTTGCCGTGACGCTCTTTTCTTGGAGTTTCGGTTGAACATTTACCGTCGCGCTCGCTTTCCCCGATACGTCGTGAGTACCATTAGTCGTGATTTCTACCGCGCCAGTCGGGATTACGTAGTTATCAGGTATTTTCGCGACCGTTACTTTGGACAAACCATAAAATCCTTCTTCAGGGGTAACAACCTGCTGTGCCGTTGTCGGGGTTGCCGATTTTTCCTGAAGTGCGGGTTGAACGTTGACCACAACTTGGCTATACCCGTCAAGATTGGCATCTTTCGAAAGATAAGTCTTATTTTCGGTAGCTTCAAGCGTGCCAACAACAGGCGCAACGTCTCCGCCAGCGATATACGCGCCGTTCTGCAACACGTAATTCACCTTCGTGCCTTTCTCAACTATCGTAACAACGGACGTATCAAGCGGTATACCATAATTCGTGCCATTACGAGTTATATACGGTTTATCCGTGGGAACGTCTTTAAGATCCTCGGCGGAATCTGCGAAAAAGTTAAGTATATATCTGTCGTCTACTTTCTTAGCATAGTCTAAGTAATACATAATAAACCTCCTTATAATTTTAGTATTTTTTATATGTTATTATTCCTCTTTTTATATCTTTCATCTCACTTTTTTACTATTTACATTGAATAAAAGTTTTGTTTTATTATATGATAGATAAAAAAGAACCCGCGAACGTATCGCATAACACATTCAACGGGTTCTAATTTATTTATTTTTTATTCAGTTGTTTAGAATTATCTGCTTCTTGATAATGTTTACATTTTATTGCATCACCGATACATTTGTAACATCTATCAGTAGTACACCAATACTGGAAAGGACATCTCCCAACGTTATCAATTACGCATTTAACAGGATTCATATCCTTCACAGTTGCAAACTTACAACTCATTATTTATTTATAACAGTTGTAATAGTAGCATACTGAGGTTCGCCATCGCAGCTACAGCCAGAAGCAAGAGCCTGACCGTTAAGCGAAACGGAAGCAGCAGAGCTCGGGTTCATCGCAAGATCAACCGTACCATCAAGTTGGAATCTCGGAATTTCGATGGTTATTTTACCAGCATATTTACCTTTGGATTTCTGGCAGCCATTACCAGCGAAGAGTTTGCCATAAAGGAATAAACTAAATTCCTTAGGAGCATAAGCAGCAGTGACTATAAGTTGTTCGCAATCAGTCACTTCAGTGGGGTAAGTAACGCAAACCGCGCCCACCGCAGGTTTAGCCTCGCCAACAAGTTGGAACGTATAATTGCTTTCATCACCCTTTGTAGCGGTATAAGTGAACATTTCATCATTGCAGTCCTTAACCCAAACTATAAGAGTATTATCAGCCGCCGCGCAGAAACCAGCCGCTTTATCAAACATAGGAGCAATAGTATCTCCAGTAGGAATGGTAACTGTAAGAGCACCTTCACTTGCCACCGTTCCAGTAACAGATTTGAGATCTTTACCAGCACCTTTCTTAACTTCTTCGCCAATTTGAGCAGCAAGATAATCAAGCGACCACATAGCCTCAGTAAGATTTACACCGAAGTTAGTGTCATGGAATATTTTACCAAGCAACTGGTTTCCCCAACCACCACGAATTTCTTCGGCGGTAACAGATATATTAAGCGTGCTATCAGTCATTGTATTCGCGCTGAAATAATGCTGAAGTTTGCCATTTTCACCACGAACAAAAGCTTCGGCTTTCATAACATCGCCAAGAATATAATTAGCCATATTAATTTTCTCCTTTTTTAATTTATATAAATTTATATATATTAAAATCAAGCAATATAAAAACGCAGCGGATTAACCACATTTTTAAAGCCATAATTTTTGTAAATTATTATGCAGAATCGATGGTTTCTTGTATATCATCGAGACTTACCGCCTCTCCGCCATACAAATCATCAGATTCTTTCTTATAAATCCAGTGTTCAACTGGTTCTTTCATACTCACCATACCAGTCATTAAACCGATACGCGTGCACTCATAATTCATCGCATCGTCAATCGCAGACAACAAAATCAAGAACTTTCTCATCGTTAATTTGCAAATATCTTCGATTTTATAACACGATTTTGCTGAAACACAAACAATCTTTCTTTCTAGCGTCGCGGTTCCAGCATTATTTTTCTTCGCTAAAAGCCTTTGTTTCTCCGCTTGGTCAGCTCTCATATCAGGGTCAACCCAAGTATCGTCTTTAAAGTCAGGTAAATTTTGGTACATTACGATTTGTCTTAAGCGGTCAAAGTCTTCCGATGTTATCGTAATTCCGTTAATCAAAATTTCGTATTTTTTAGTTTCGGGGTTCATTCGATATTTTATGTTTATATCGAAATCTTCCTCCTCACCTTCTTCGCCTTTATAACACTCGCAATGAAACGGATGTTCTTTATCGAGCGCTTTTATTAAAAATTCTTGATAATCGTAAACTTTTCCACACTTTGCACAACGAATACCATATTTTACGTGAAAAACCAATTCACAAATACGTATAAAATACTGCGAAATTCGAGCCTGTTCTTCCTTCGTCTTTTTCTCTTCTGCGGCTTTTTCTAACGCACCTTTCGGCGGTCCATCTTCGTCTTGTTGTTCGGCTTTTCCGCTCATCTTCAGTAAAAGATATTCGAGATTGGTTTTCTCCTCGTTCCCTTCCACGTCGTCTTTATTAAGAGTTAAGCACTCCGACGCAGCTAAAAATTCATCGTGATACCGAACGTTAATCGGGTATAGTATCAAACCGTCTTTAAATGGAATAGGCTCATCGAATTGAAAATACGTCGCATTAAGCCGATTAAGCTCATCAACAAGGCTTTGCGGTAAATTCGGGTTATAAATTTTCACTCAAATCACCCACCTTACCAGCCGCAATCAGGGTTGACCGTTTCTTGCGCCATAACCGTCGAAAATGTAACCGAATAACCGAAATAAGAGCGGTTGTTCCAGACATAACTCTTTACCCCGCAATACGGACTCGTCAGTTGGTTACACTGCAACGTACCGACGCCATCAACGTATAAGCCATTTAAAATAGCCAAAACACACTTTAAAATAGTGGTCGCGCGGCTCTTCGTCGGGATTAATATGTTCCCATCTTCGTCAGTTTCGGTCGGGTTCGTCAGCGGGTTTTCTTCGTCATCCGCGTCGCCGTAAACGTTGTTGATTTTGTTATGAACTATGATTTCAAGCGTTACATCGACTTTCGAGCGGACTTGATCAAACGGCTCAATTCGGCTTACGTAAACGTCGAGCCTCGAAGCCTGCTTTGTCCAACCGTCATCGATAAACGGAAGTAAAAATACATTATAATTACCTGCGTCACCATTGTCACGATAAACCATTTTATACTTCTCTTTGTTGTTGAGTTCATCGTTCATAAGGCAATCAGGGGTGTTATATTTCAGTAACTTCCACAAATACTTACCGTATTTCGAGTCGCTGTTTACCAACGCGTATATAATTCGCCACTCCAACCCGTCAAGGTCGTTATAACGGTTATACCCGTTGTCGTCAAAATACATAGGAAGCCCCATGTGCGTTTCCTCCTTTTCTCACTTTACTCAAGCCCACGGAGGCTCAAAACGAACGATTGTTTCATCTCTTTACCTGTCGGACTGTTTTCTGCCGATATATAAGCCATAACGACGAGTTCTTTGCGAGCGTAAACTTTCAACCTGCGAAGCGTAAACGTGCCTTTATCGTCGTCGTCAACGACTTCGACATATTTCTCATAGTCAGCCATATCGACAACGTAGAAGTCTTCTCCGTCTTTCGTGATAAGGAACGCATAACCCGCGTAAGTATTCGGGTCATAAACCGCAAACGGAACAAGTGTGCCGAGTGTTATGCTGATATTGACGGGTGCTTCTACCAACGCGTCACCATGGAACAAACCGACTTTGAATGTAATCGGTTCGCTGTATAATTCGGTCGGCATCGGAGCGGGTTCGTAGAATCTGAATGTATATCCCTCGCTAACGTCAGGCGGAGTAACTGTAATTTGGTCTTCCGCTTTATTGTACGCGAGATAAACGTGCTCTTTCCCGTAAACCTCTTTATCGAAAATATCTTGCTCGCTCTTTTGGTCAACGGTCGCGTATAACACGATTAACCCATTATCCCTCGCTTTATAAGTGCTTCGGCTGTTGTAATTTTCAATGTTCGTTACTTTATAAACCGTGTCGTAGCCGACGATAAAACGTTGGTTCACGTAATAACCACGCGTGTAATCATTCGCCTGAACAATCATCACAATACTGTCTTTTTGTGTCAAAATCGTCTCATTGAAATGAAAGCCAGTTCCAGACAAATCGGTTCCTGCGATAACCTCTTCGATGTGAACGTCGTTGTAGCCGTCTGCGTTCTTGAAAACCGAGGCAATCGTGCCATTGCAACGAGTTATTACAACCGAGCTCGTAGGATCTGTCACGTTTATATTCGTTGCGAGCCAGCAGAACTTATCTATATCATCTTCTTCGAGATCGAAGTTGAACGAGAAGCGGTATTTCGTTCCGAGAACTTTGTTATGTTGAATATCACGGAATATGAGCCTCTTATAATCGTCTGCGAGTTTTTCGCCTTTGTCATTTTTGAGCGTCTGAATAACAACCTCAATCGGGGTGTATTTATCCGTGCCCCAATCTTCGATCCCTTGCTCTTCGACGTCAACCCTGTTAGGACGATATTTCCAATCGGCGTCTATTTTGTCCTGTAATGTGTGTAAGTAATAGTTATATTTTGAATAATTCTTCGGCGTTTGGGAGATTGTTTTATAAGGTTCTCCGTTATTAGCGCCGACGTTGTTTTCGAGGTCGTAAACGTAAGAAGTCGGGGTAAACGCGCTATTTATTATTTTGCTCATTTCGCCGCCTCCTTCTCGCGAGCGTCAATTAAATCAATGAGATAATTGATTTTACGCTTTATCTCGAAAATTTGTTTTTTTATTGCTTTAAATTCGACTTTGTTGAAATCACGATAAACCACATTGAGTTTTACGATTATTTCAACCAGTTCGTTGTCGAATAATTGGTTAGCCGAGTTTAACTCGACGAGTTGTCCGTATATGAAATCACGCGGATCAATTCCCGTTTCTTCTCTCTCCTCAACAAGATGCAAAACCTTTATCATCTTGCCGATAAGTTTTTCGAGGAATTTCTTTTTCGCGGCGTCGGAAATTATTATGCGGTTTTCAAACGTATTAGTATCCATACGAACTCACGCTCCTGTTCCGCAAATCCCAATCAAGTTTGTTCTGCAACGAATAAATCTCGAACTGCAAATCCTTTACCCAATCGGTTTTCGTCTTCAACGAGTTTGCGGGCGAATGAAGTTTAAAATCGGTGTCGTTGAGCAAATTACGGATATCAAGCAAGAAATTTTGCTCTTTCTCTGCCCACGCGATTACTGTCGTTCTTGCGAGTATTTCCGTTACACGTTTTGTCATCGAACTACCGATTGCTTTCCCTGCGGCGACAAAATCCGCCGTAAATGCGCCTGCTTTATACCACTCGATTTCATATTGTTCGCCATCGTTCACGGGGTTCGCGAACTCGACGGTTTTAGCGGCCGCGTCATAAGTCGCTTCCGTTTGGTGTTTAACTAACACGCCTTTTTTGTTCGGCGTGTCTATGTAAAATACAATCTCCGCGTCTTCGGGTATGTCCATCGTGACCTTGTAAGTCTGCTTCCCAGCTTCGCACTTTCCGATTTCTGTCTCGCCAGTCGGTTTGTCGTACTGTGCAAGCGCGTCGGATACTTTTATCGGGTTGGAAAAGTAACTTAAACCGTTGATGAGGAAATTGTACATTATTTTCTGAAATTCAATTGTATTTGTTAAATAAGCTCTGTTGATATCAGGATCGTCGATTAGATTGACTGTCCTTTCGTATATATCTGAAAATTGAATCATAACGATCCTCCGTTGATTATATTATAGGAAATTATATGACGGTCTCCCTTCCGCCCACCCACTCGGCTTTCGCCGCCGCCGTACTCATATCGCGCCATAAGCGGCTTCTTGCTCTGTCTCCCGTTATTATTTAAAGTGGTATGACCTCACAACACCCTGTTTCCGCCAATTATGATGGGATGGTTGCGTACTCCAATAGTGCAGTTTTTCAACGCTACTCTGCTTCGCGATATGATTAAGCGAAAAACATTTTAAATTTTAATATTTTCGATGTATATATTTCCAGTTATTATTATGTGAAACTAATTTTAGTTTTTTTGCACTTATTTGCGTATTTTTCTTATTGCCATCTTTCATATAGTTATCAAATAAATCCTTGATATATACAGTAGATCCTCCAAAGCCAGATATATATCCTTTTTTGGAAAACACAATTACTTCATCGTTTAAATACCAGCTTTTAAAACATTTTGTGTTTTTACGATGTCTCTCCTGTGTTTTATTAGGTTCTTTAATACCCTTCCGAATGGTTGCCTCATGCAAAGATCTTTTCTTTTTACGAAATTGTTTTATAAGCAACCATTCGTTTGGATTTTCTTTTATGTTCGAAATACCCGATATCACAATTGCATCATTATAATGAGTTTTTAATAAACCTAATTCTTTACGCCTCATCGCTGTTTCCGAACCATAGCTTATTATTGCGTTTGAATATCTATCAAAAATTCTTCTTCTTAAAACATTCATAAATGGTGGTTCTTTATATTGCTTTACTTTTTTGTGTTTAACCATCCATTCGTATAGAGCCCCACCAGGTTTGTGATTTTCAGTTGTATGGCAATCTGAACAAACCGTAATTAGATTATCAGCTCTGTCCGTGCCACCTTGTGATTTGTATAAAATATGATGAGTATGAAGAATTTTATCTTTTGACCTCCCACAACATTGACAAGTATAATTATCTCTTGCAAATACAAAATATCTCACATCGTAAAATCCATAAGTTTGACCATGTTGATAATCAACACTTTGTATTTCAGGGTTAATCATTTTAGCCGTATCAAATTTTCCAACCTCTATGTGAAGTGTCGGGTTAGGCACCAAATTACATATCTCATCTATCCATCTATAAGTATGATTGATTCGATTTTGCAAACTCGGCGGTAGCCAATTATTTTCTGTTTTTCTATTAAGATATCTTGATTTTCTATATCTTGTTTTTCTACTACGTCTATTATAACGATATATTCTTCTCGCATCTAAATTGGTTTTAACATCTTGTCTTAATTCAACCTCTCCTTTAAACAACACTTTGTTTTGAGAAGTAATCGCAAGACCAATATGTTTTGCTCCCGTATCTACCCCCACGTGACAATCCTGTTTGCTTTCGCCAGTTTGGACAGTTAATTGAATTGTAAATGGATTGTATTTGTGAATTTTTGCCTTGCCTTCTTTTAAAAGAAGTCGAGCTTTTCTTTGAGTGCAAGGCATTAAAGCCTCGCCTCTTTGATTTATAACGAATACTCTCAAGTTTCGTTCCTCCTTTTAAGAGTTTGTTACCCTTCGCCAATGTTGTAAATACTTGTCGTAATCGATCACTTTAGGTTGACCGTTCCTACCCATCAGAACTTTTACAGAGCCTACATAGTGCATAGAACTAGGGTACCATTCTATGGTATGATAATATAAACAACGTAGTTAATTAAAACTTTGACTAGTCAACTATTAAATAAAATAAATTATTTATTTTTGGGTGGTTGACAATGGGGCTTTTATTTATTTGGTTAAATCAGTATCTAACGATGTTTGGTCTTGTTGCGGTCTGCGTGGTCGAAGGTTTTCTGTCAAGCTCGACCAAAAGGTTTTCAAGCTTGCCGCCCGTTATATCGTTAAATGTCTTAACGCGTCTAATATCTCTAAATCTCGGATCACCGTCATAAGCACATCTAAGCCAGTAACTTACGAGGTTTTCTTGACCATATTCGGGCAGTCTTCCATAAACTTCTTCAATCTTCGTCATTGGAATATCTCCGAGCGTTCTGATAAACGTTTTGTCTATCGGACATTCGTTTACGGTTGTTACGCCGTATTTTTTTGCTTCTTCCTCATAACCCTTTGCAACACAAAGCAAACCTTTTGCAAACCACCCTCTATGTTTTGAAAGCAGTTCTTCGAACTGCTGTGTGGTAAGTTCTCTTTCTTCACCAAATTCAGTCATACCAATATATAGATTGGAAAGATGAATATTGGTTCCGAGCGAAGGGTCCATCTGTGCAAGATGTACGATTTTGATTTTACCTTCTGGTTTGGCTACGTTTGTCGCAGAAGCCGTCATCTGGTTTGAAGCCATCGTCTGCATAAGTTGCGCCATAAGGGCGATTGCATCGTCAATTTTGGAAGTTTTTTGTTCCGCTTTTTTTGTGGTAACTTCCTCAATAACATCTTCTTTTTTTGTCGTTGTTGTTGCCATAATTTTCTCCTTTTACTACTTTTATCATACAAAAACGCCGCTCACGCGACGTTGTTTGTTTCAACTAATTTCTTGCGGTTTCGTCCATAAATATTTTTTAGAACCAGCGCCCCAAATTTGGGCGATAGCTTTTTCTTTGAATTCTTTGTTTTTACTTGGACTTCTATTCACAACTATATTGCCTTTTAAATACCATTTCATATCTGGGCCAGTATATCCTATAAATTTCATACCCAATAACTCATAGCCTTTGCCATTAAATTTATTAAAATCGCAATAACTAAAAATACTGTTCGGGTTCTGCGTTTTTATAAAATATTTAAACAGCTTTGAATTGCCACCAATTACTTGGGTATTAATTTTAGAACATTCACGAATTATCTCCCATTCATATTTATCATTATGAGAAAAACTCATTATCTGAACTAATTCATCGTTGAAATAAAGCCCATAAATAACTCTTGCTTGCCTATAACCTTGTGTATGATTTTGATTACAGAAGTCGAAATATTCTTTTGTTCCAACCTCTTTTATTTTGCAATTTCTTGCATATATTTTTTTATCAAAAAGACCAAGCGCTCCACGCATTAAAGATAATATTATTGGCTGTTTTTGAGGATTACACCATTCGTATTCGTATATGTGGACAAATCTTACATTCTTTTCTTGCGCTTCCAATGATTTATTCATGTGGTATTTTTTATCTTTATTAATCGAACAATGAGGCCAGTTACCATTAAATTCAAAACCAACCGCTTCATTCGGACAATAAAAATCTATTTCTTGCTTACTGCTTAAAATTTGTCTTGTTTTATAATGTCTGATATTCCAATCGGTCAGAATACGATTGACTTCCGTCTCAAAATGCGATTGTGACCTATTTACCAAATCTTCTAAATTATATTCGTGAATTCTGTTTGTAATAGTTGTAATTGAACATCCTATACTTTCCGCAATATCATACGTCGTCGATAACTTATTATCTAAAACATATTTTTTGAATTTATCTTTATCGTTAAGTAAATTCCTAATATCTTCCGATAAGACAACTTCTCCGTAATTACAAACACCAAATCTTTCTCGCATGGTGTTTTCTCTTTTTTGTTTAAACTCGGGGACTAAAGACGGGTTCCTGACTCCAAACCGATCAAATAAAGTATCTTCCGCCTTTTTACGAATTTCTGGATTTTGAATTGATGTTTTATATCCATATCTTTCTATATTAGTGGCAAATGCTTTTTCTTTTATATCTTCTGAACACAAAGGGTTATTCACACCAAATCTATCCATACAGGTATTTTTGCGTTTTTCAATCGTCTCCGACTTTTCCTCTTCGGTTCTATTTTTATAAGTAGCCTTTTGTTTTTCTATCGATTTTGGGTTTTGCAAAGCATATTCATATCCAGTTTTACGCTTATGCCCACGTTTAATGTTTTCAAAAATCTCATCTTTACTTTTTTCGATTTTATACTTTTTCAAAAACGTTTTAATACGAGAATAAGATACTCCAAAATGCTCTGCACATTCTTCGCGAGTATGTTTTTCTGTAATATAATAATTTTCCAACTCGTCTTTATCAACGGCTTTTAATTCTTCTTTGCAAATTTCAATCCCGTTTTCTTTTGCAAGTCTCTTTATGGTGCTTATTGAAGTATTAAAAAATTTCGCCGCATTAGTTACAAGCGTTTTTTTATTAACCAAAACATCATAAAGCTCTTCGTATGGTATATCTTTAATTTTACCACTATCTATTTGTTTGGAACGAAGTTCTTGCGCGATTTCAATATTTTTCATTGGGTTTGTTGAACCAAAATTTTTTAAGCATGTCGATTCTCTTGCTCTAACGACATCTTCTTTTGATTTTTTTATTCCATATTTTTTAAAATAATCGCCCAAAGTCTTCTCATTAGTATGCAATATTTCAGCTACTTCTCTTTTTGATTTGTTTTGAGTTATATATAATTCATATAACTCTTCTTTCGAAAAATTTCTCATTTTGATCTCCTTACACAATATATAAAGAGCGGTAATCCTTAAGGTAAGGAGTCAAAAGGAAACGATGGCCGTCGCTGTCCCGCAATTTACACGTTTATTATAACAAATCGCCAAACATTTGTCAAGCGTTTTGTAATGGAAATGGCGTTTTTTTAAAAGAAACGCCATTAAAAAACTTAATTAACCAAGGTTGATAACGCCATGCTTTGACCCAAGCACAGATTTAATTCCTAAGCGGACTTTGACGGAGAAAGTATAAGTTCTGTCGGAAGTATATTCAGGAAGGTCGGTAAGGGTGATTTCATTACCTTCCATAACGACTTTCAGAGGTTTATACGCACCAGCCGCGATAAGGAAAATCTTATCATCAGGGATCATAAGGTTAGCGGCACCGTTCAAAGAAGCGGGATCAATAGCTTGATCGATGGCAATTACATTAGTTCCAAGATACCTATCAAGGAAGCCGTTCTTCGCAATTTCAACGCCAAGACCATACTGAAGACCTACAGTGCTGGGAAGAAGCTGACCAAGAGCAACCGAAGTACCAAGCGCATAAACAGCGGCACCGTTGTTGGCAGCAGAAACTCTCTGAGCAAGCGTGCCATAAGCCTTCTGATCAACACCGTTAGCAGTATAACCAACGCCAAGACCATCAGTAGCAGCCGTAAGCGAAGCAATAGCTTTAGCAAGAACGTAGTTTTCAAAAGAACGAGCTATTTTAGCAGCCCAAACACCGATATCAAACTTTTTCGAAGCAAGAAGATACCAGTCGATCGAAACAGCGATTTCAACGGGTTGCGGGTTAACCACAACTTCGTTGTTATAAATGGGCTGTAAAGCACCACGATGGATACCTTCAGCGAGTTCATTTACCTGATAAAGTTCGTTGGAATCAACGATGAAACGAGCGGTATCGCCCCAACCAACGTGATGAAGTTCCATAAACGTATCAGCAAATCTCGAGCTCATCGTCATCGGAAGAGTCGCGTTGATAACCTGCGCGATAACCGCGTCGAAGTTTTCTCTGAAATCTCTGCTTCCGTTAACAGAAGGATTCTTAACAAGGTCAAGACCTTCAGCTTCGAATCTATCTTCATAACGAGTGCCGCTTACGCAATATTTAACGAGGTTTTCGCAAACATCGTTCTGCATGTCTTCGTATTCTTTACGATTCTGAACACCTTCAATGTGTTGACGAGCGGAATCAACAATACCGTCTACAACATCATTAAAAAGGGCGATATCCGATTTTTTATAATTAAACATTTTTAACATAATCTTTTTCCTCCCTTAAAAATTAAAGCACACGGCAGTAATACATTTTGCCAGCAACCGTCTGACCAAGAACGAAATCTTTAACAGCTTCAATCTTAACGTTGAACTGACCTTCAGTTTTGTTTTCAGCAGGAACGAGCTTAGTGTTTTCAGCTTCGATAGTTGCAAATTTACCAACCGTAGGAGCAGACTTAAAGCCAGCGTCAGAAAGGAAGAATCTGTCATATTTCTTAAGTATTCTTACTCTAACAGGCTGACCAGCTTCAGCAACGAGACCATCGGTTCTAATACCAACTCTCCAAGCTTCGCCTCTCACATCACCCTTCGAAACGTCCGCGATATCAACAACCGCGACTTCATCTGTAGCAGCAGCAGGAGCTTTGATTTCGAATACGTTATAATCTTTGCCAGAATATGCCGTACTCTTCATAAGATCGCCTACAACTACGAAAGCGCCATCCTCAACTTCAGCGAGCTGAGAATTCGACGTAAATTTACCAGTGATATCATAAGCAGTTACGTCTTCAGATACCATTTTAATTTTAGCAAAAGTAGCCATAATATTTCTCCTTAATTATTTCTTATTTTTTAATATTATCTTTAAGTCGCTCACGTAAAGTCATTTCTTTGCGACCAGATTTTTGTTTTGATTCTTCCACAATATTTACACTAAACATTTCTGTTTTTTCGCTGAAAAGTGTCGCCTTAGTTTTCTGGAAAGACAAGTACGCGATGTCTCTATCTATAGCGTCGATATCTTCATATTCTCTTCTTTCGCACTTTTCGCTAATCGGCTTGATTTCTTCTTCCGTAAACTTCATTTTAGCGCATACATTGGAAATATAATCTTTTTGCTCGTTGACCTTCATAACGGCGAATTTTTCAACCATTTCGTCACGAGCTTTCTTAACCTCTTCGTAATCCTGCATTTTCGCGATACATTCATCCATTTCGAGTTTAAGTTTTCCTGCGGTTGCTTCGTAATTCGCGCACTTCTCTTCGAGTTCTGCGCATTTCTTCTCATACTCCGCGCACCTCTTTTCGTATTCGCCGCATTTGTTTTCGTATTCACAACATTTAGCTTCGAGTTCCGAATATTTGCCCTCTGCTTCAGCGCATTTGCTTTCCGCTTCATGACATTTCATTTTTAATTCATCGCAAGCCGCATTGAATTCTTCTTCGGTGTAAACCTTTTCGACAACCACAACGGGTTCTTCCGCAGGTTCTTCCTTCGGTTCCTCAATGACTACTTCTTCCTCGTGTTTTTCGAGCGAGCAATCGCCGCAATCATCGTGATCATCACAATCATCGTCGCAATCACCATCGCACGGTTCTTCACACGGAACGTCGTCTTCGTAAAGGTCACAGAATTCGTCGCATTCGCAATCGAACTTCGCTTCGAAGTCGAGGTCTAAATGATCATAAATAGCCTTTAACTTCTTTAAGACTTCTTCTTCGCCGTTCTTTTCGGCGTAAGCCTTCGCTGAGCCTAATGCCCCTCTGTTATATACCAGTTCGTCGCCTTTAATCTCCATTACTGGATACTTAAGCTTCGTAACTTCCCCTTCTTCCCAGCCTTCTCTCAAGTCGAGGAACACGTCGTCTGCGATTTCCTTAAAGTTACTCGCTTCGACAACGCGCTTTCTGAGCTCCGTTTTATCAACGTCGCCCCAACTGGTATCGGACATGGCTTCTTTGGATTTGTTGACTTTAAGAGCTTTTTCAAAATCTTCTATAGCCAAATTTCCGTCCTCCTTATTTCTCTCGTCGTCCTCTAACTGAGAGTACGCTTGAATAATTGTTTGTTTTTGTCCACTGAATCTCGCCGCGTCAAAAACTTCGAGAATCGATAATCCCGCGCCTTCAATACCTTCTTTGACTTGTATACCATTACGGCTTCCGAGAATTGTTATTCCCTTTAAGTCAAATTCTTTGATATATTCAACTCCGTCAACCATTTCGCTATCTAAAACCGCTATCTCGACCGAAACCTTTTTCTTACGGTCTTTGAGTAGTTTTTTGACTTGTTTATAGTTATATTGAGTATATATCATTGCGGTACAGCAAATCCAGTGTAAACCGTCTCTCTCTACGATTTCTTTCCTATCCGTCTGGCGAATAAAACCTAAAATCTGTTCTCCATTAGAGTTGTCCCAGTAATCTACTTGTTCTTCTGGATCGTAAGCAACTCTGCCGTTATGAGACTCAAAATCACCCTGTTTATTGAAAAAACCGAGTATCGGTTTATCGTTAAAAGACGCGAGACCTTTTTGCATCGACTCGAGCGTAAAATGACTTTTGTTACGGTTAGGATTTGCATCAGAAATCGCAAAGATTTCTATTTCGAGGAAGTTTTTGTCGTTTAAGATGTCTCTAATTCTGATTTGGTTAGAATCAAGTTCAAAACACTTAAGCATTATTTCTTCCCTCCTTGATTAAGCGGAGCTTCTGGATTTACCTCCAGTGCCGCGCTTATTTTTTCGACCTTATTCTTTATAAGATTTTTTGTTTTTTCTTCATCATCACATTTATCAACGGTATATTCTACTACAATAAAACCAAGGATATTTTTTCTACTATCCTTAATCACACCACAATATGCCGCCTTTGCCCCTCTTGCATAAAAGGTTTGATACGTTATCGCATCGGCATCTTTTATGTCCTCTATATTGCTAATATCGTAACAACCCTGTTCTGATAGTTTTTGAGTAAGTGTGAAAAACATTGTTCGAGGAACATTTTGAAAAGAATTCATTACTGAAACTGTTTTTCCGTCAACTACTTCATAAAGCATCGACATTTTCTGAAAACTTCTTCCAGTTACGCTATACCCGCCATTATGGTATATAAAACAACTTACACGATTTGCGCCAGATTTTTCACGTAAACAATTTAATAAATTCATTACTAAAGCGTTACAACGCCTATTTTCTTCCTCTTCTGGTCCTGGGTGAATGTGTTTGGTATTCTCCCCAACCTCTTGAATCATCTTTAAAAATTCGGTAGCCCGCTCCGCGGATTTCTGGCTTATTTCTTGCTGCTTTCCACTTATATCTTTAATGTATCTGGCGAACCCGATAACAATAAATACAAGTGCAGCTATCAGTACAGGGGTACTTCCATATTTTATAATTGCATCAACAATTTCTTTCATATGTTCAAAGGCCCCTTTTATTATATATAAGTTAATTAGTTTTATAATGTATGTGGAATAAGCGTAGTTAATTCTGCAAAATGCACATCAAACTGCGACGGCTCATCTTTATACTGCTCACTCTTCGTGCGCCAGATGTCCGACTGTTTCACATAGGGCAAAAGTTTAAGTAAAAAATCTTCCATCGCAATTCTAACTTCATAATCATTGTTAAGGTCTGCGATGTCGATGGTTTTACGTACCTCTTGTCTATACTCCTCCATCATTCGGTCGTTATCGACAAATAAATCATAAAGGCTGAGATATTCCGATTTATATTCGTTTACCGCCTTTCTGGCAGGTCTTGCGTTTAACTGTATCATAAGATCACTTATGACGTCCGCAAGCTGAGGGAATTTGTGGGCAAACGCATGATGATAAAGATTTGCTATGTTCGGATAGCGCGTGTAATCGATATTATACGCAAAGTTATCCGCTTGAGCATTGCAATCGAAACTCTTTTTGATAAGATTGTTCAATTGCTCGTAACAAGCTTCTGAAATCTTCATTTTTCTGCCTCCTCACAGTTTTTTTTAAAAAGTTTAAGTTCACCATTTTCATCTTCGACAAACTTGAACTCTTTTCCACAAATCATGCAAACGGCGTGACGGACATTTGGGTGTGTCATAAATACCCGACCAAGTAAGTGCAAGGTCGTGTTTTTCGACTTAATTCTATGATTACATTTGTCTTCCATTGAATTATTCCTCCCCGTCTAATTCCATCTTTTCTTCACATTCCGAGCATAAGAAATGACCGTCTTCAACGTCTTCGCTCCCGCACAACGGGCAAATATGTTGAGCAACATAATCTTCCTTTAATTCGGTGATATTGGCGCCAGTCTCCCTGCTTTGTGCCGTTGAGTCATTTTCTATATCGGTATCGTCCAATGCTGTACGTCCAACGCCATTAGAATCCTGTGTCGAGCCACTACGAGCCTGTGCGTTTTGTGTACTCTGCGCCCAACCTAATGTTTTGAATTTATCATACAACTTGTTCTCATCGATATAGCTCGATACTCCACGTACCTGCCTGAGAGACATATCATAAGCAGAAGCCAATCTCGGAAGGACGAACGTTGCGCCCGAAGACACAAGTTCTTTCATATTTTTGACTTGACTATCAAAAGTATAAATTCCGCCCCAAAGTTTTAGCTTCCATTTATATTTACAACCGCACCATTTTTCAAGTACGATGTTTGTGGCTGTTTCGATTTGTCTTGTGACATAATCGTATTGAGACTCGGCAAGCATTTGCGCGCCTTTAATCATCGCTACCGATGGTTTATCGGTTGCAACAATCAAACCGCCTTCTCCTGCCGAGGAAATAAAGTTTTGAACCGCCTTCGTTTTAATATCGCTGCTATTCGGTATATTCGGCAACGACTGTAATTTCATATCTTTGAACGGTCCAAAGAAAGCATTAATGTTCCCAGAAACCATTGAATTGAAAAGGTTCTGGAATGCTTCGAGTGTTGTCGGTCTGATCTTCGTCTGATCTTGACCTGGCTGCGCTCCATCTATAAATTCTGCCTGACCTGTAAGAACAGCCGTCAACGGGCTGCTCGCTATCAAGCCTGCAAGTGTTGAATAATCGCTTAATTCTTGAAGATCTGAGAAAAGACCTATCGTATCGGGAACCGACCACGCGTTAGAACCGTCGCTCATAAAGGTAAAGCAAAGATCTTGCGGCAACTGCACCCAATACATATAAACCGTCGAGGCCGCTTGTTTGGCGATTTCTATCGTTCCTTTGCGTTCCTGTCCTTCGTCGTCGTATGTGAATTGAGCAAGCTTGTTGGCGTCTACCGCGTAATTACCTTTATTGTCACGATACACAATTCCGCCATCAATAATGTCCGCCCAAATCTTACGTATGAATTCGGGGTATTGCAACGGCGAAAATGCGGGATTCATAAATACCATAAGGTTGAAACTCGCAATGTAACCGTGCTCGCCAATCCCTGTGAGTTTGGTATAAGTGGCAGGAAGTTTTTGGAACGTCACGTATTTAACGCGCTTTTTCCCCTCGTCCTCATATATACATTGTCTGAATATATAAGACGGTTTCCCCTCTCTCTTGACTTCCATTCCGATTCTTTTAAACAAAGCTTGCGGATCGAGTCTATCTTTCCACTCTTCCACAAAAGCTTCCTCTTCGCGGAATTTCTTGCTTGTGTATTCACTCGCGTCTTCGAGCGTTTCGGGCAAAAAGTAACTCTTATACATCGGAACGTCGCACGCTTCGCGCAATATCTTGTAATAAAGGTATTGTCGAGCGGAAAGCCCTGCCGAAACCGATTTAAGCTCTTCTTCGTGAGACCCTGGGTCTTTCAACGCTTGCGAGATTTCTTCGGGCGTCTCCGTTACTGGGGACGCGTTTATCATCTTCAATCGCGAGTTCTGTAAAAACGGATTGTAAAGGTTTATGTTATTGCTCCCCCATTGCCCGTTATAAGTGCCAAGAACACTTCCATACAACGAGAATAAACTCTCCGCCACTTGATTAATGGTTACTCTTCCGTTCGTTCCCGCCGCGCTTTTCTGTTCCATCATAAGCGTTTCACTCGCGTTATCGGTTAAAATTTTTTTATCTTCGTCTACTGCAATTTTGCGCGGTCTGCCGCGTTTTTTAGTTGTTTGATCCGCCATCGGACTGCGCCTCCTTGTTTTGTTGATTTATGTATTTTGTATACAACTGCTTATACTCTTCCATCGCCTTCTGGATATTTTCTTGCGCCTTTTTTAATTCAGCTTGATGTTGTTCCTCGAAGCGAAGACGCTCTTGCTCATTGAATTTCTCTAAAAGCCAAGTTTGCACGTAATTTGTCGGCGTGCGAGTCGGCGGAGAGGTCAATTCTTTGAAGAAATAATTTTGTATTTTCTTCTTTCTCAATATCATAAGAGGTGCGAACTGGTGCCCATTGTTAGGTTCGTAAACATAGATGTTATCCCCATCAACACAACATTCTACGCCTTTATCAGTTAAAAGCTTCAACAAATCTCCCAAACTTATTTCTTCGTAATCTACTACTAATTTTCCAATCATCTTTTATTTCCTTTTACCACTTTTTACCCGCGAACGGGTTCGATTTACCCGCGAACGGGTTTTGAGTCTTTTTAATCTGCTCAACAGAGCGACTCTTGAGATACGACATAAAATCTTGTTGGGGTTTTTCACAAGCAGCCATATCCTCTCTGCGTAAATTTGCTAAATATCCAGCAGCTAACGCCATACAATAACATCTATCATCGTGCATTTTTCTACTTCTTGACGGCGGCAAAGCAAATTTTATTTCCCCACTTGCACTTTTTGTCTTTTGCATTGCCATAATTTCTTCTTTCATTAAGTCGATTTCAAGCAATGCACGCATTTCTTCATCTGTTAATTTCGCAACCGTTCCATCTTCTAATGTGATCTCTCCATTTCTTGGAAGCTCTGCTGGTAATTCGATAAACTCGCCTTGGAACATCTCAGATAAATCGGTGAACATTGAAGTCCTCCATTTTCGAGGATCTACTATTTGTAAACAATCATACGCATCAGTGTATTTATCATTATGCATATTTTTATATGTTTCGGTTTCCTCACGGCTATCCCAAATACCTGGATGTCTCATTCCGTCCTTTGAATTCCAAGGAAGCATTAATGTATCACTTATACTCCTACCATTACCACCAGCACCAGCATCTATTCGCAAAACCACATTTTTATAATCAGGATTATGTCCATTATATTGTAAAAGCAGCCTTCTAATCCAATCAATTTGGTCTGGAGTTCTTAATGGTCTTTTGTCGGTTGGGCCTAAACGTTCAATTAAATTAATTCCATTTACAATCTTTCCTTTATAGCCCATTTCTGGATCTTTAAAGACTTCCATTATTAAAACGAAACTATTATCTGCCTGTAACGCTGGGTCGTAACATAAAACATAATGTTTATCATCGCCATCACTTTCTGAAACAGGTAAATAGTTTTTTTGGCTTTTGATTATAATGCTTCTTGAAACCAAGGCGTCACTACCGCCGCTTGTGTCGAATATGTTATAATATTCTCTCAATGCACGCCCTTCATTTGTTCTCATTGCATTATCGATTTCAGATTGTTTCAAAAGTGGTGTTGTGGGCTCTCCGTTCAATGTTGGATGTAAAGGTATTTCACAACTTATATCGGCAGCAAAGAATCCTGGAATACCCATCATCATATTTTTTGCACATTCCTTATATTGTTGGAAAAGTTCAGTATCAACCCCTTCGGCAGAACTTGCATAAATGATTTGATTTCTCATATTTTGAGGATATACACGAGAATCAAAACCCGTACCAAGTTTAAAATCTGAGTTTTGAGAACAGAATGGTTTTGTTAAAGCAAAATAGTCAGGATCTATTTTACCAGCCTCGTCATAAAAGTTAAGGTTGGAACGCTTACCCACAATAGATTTTGCATCACCCGATAATGACGTAATTATAGAACCATTAAAAAGAGTTGTTTGACAAGTAGTTGCATTATGTGTAAATCCATCTGTATTTGCATTGCTTTTTACAACCTCATTTAAAAACACATCTGATGAACCAACAACAGAAGATATATTCTTTTTTGCTATATTTTCGAGTTTCAAAAAAGTGTCTTTACTTTGCCCCGCCACTGTACTCATTATATATATCGAACACGTTGGAAATAAAGTCGCTCGAGTCATCATATATAAACCGCCCAAAAAAGACTTTGCTGCGTTACGAGACATTACCCACGCAGCGACCTCGGCGTCCCATGTATTTAAAAATACATATTTCTGATAATCCATTAACTCAACTTTAAAAATTTGTTCAACAAACCTAGTTGGGTTTGCCCTTCCCCATTGAATGAGACGAACATATCTTTCCATCGCTTCCTGTCTGCGAAGGCTTAATTCGGTTTGAGTTTTATTATTATAAATACTAATCATTTCTTCTTCGCCAATTTTTTATTTTCTTTTTCGAGAATCTCGTCGTCAAATTTAATATTTGAATTTATAATTGACTCTACCTCCTCTTTGCCTATTCCCTTACTTATAAGCTCCGTTGCAAGTTCTTTAAGTAAACTTTGTTTTTTTATCTGTTTATAGATTATACGAACTTCTTCTTTTAATTCATCATTTTCTTTGTGTAATTTTTCAATTTCTTCCCTTTGCCTTTTTAACATATCGACATATTCGGCTTCACTTAAGCTTAACTGTTTCATTATTGCTTTCGTACTTATCTCTGCTGCTTGCTCCATACTTGCGCTTGTTTTTATATCGTAACGATTAACTTTACCATCGTCGTAATCATATGTTTCAATATCTCTTACAATTGCTCCGATTGTTCCAGCACCTTTCGATTTCATTGTGGCGTATCTATCACTTAGGCCGAAATCTCGCACCGTGGTTGTCAAGATTGCGTTCTCGTTTTTTAACATCTCAGAAAGCGTCTTAAGTGCCTTTGAATTTACTACCATCGTTTGAGCATCTCTACTTAATAATTGAACTGCATCTGTCAGTCTATCCGCCCTTAAATAACCACGAACAAGAGATATTGCTGCGCGAGCTTTTGGTAAATCTTCAGCCAAATCATCAGTAATCATACTTACCAAATCCCTGTAAAGTTGCTTTTTATCTTTATTGCTTTCTTTTTCAAAAGGATCGAAATGGAAAGTCATTAAAATTTCACGCCTGTTTTTTAAATCCTCTTCGTTAAGTTCAACGTCTTCATCTTCTTTGGGTATTTGAGCAAGAACACTTTGAAGAAGCTCCTCTTCTTTCGCTTGTTCTGTAACATCTTTTTTGGTATTTTTCTTTTTCTCTTCCGCCATCTTTTTCTCCTTATATAAAAATAGCAGGGATTAAACCCTGCCATCGTATAAATTATCGTTTTTATAATACATAACGTATTTAAGATTGTTATCATTTGCCGTTTTTATTTTTATTACATCGCGGACAGTCCAATTATCTATCACAGAATAATAAATACTTTGATTTTTAGCTCTCTCTTTATAAATGTTTAAATATTTAACACATTCTGGATCGTCTGCGATATATGGTTTAACTCCATGCGTAATGTATAAATTTAATTCAACAAATGTATCTATTGATTTTATATAAAAGTCGCACCTAAAAGGATATCTTGGGTCTTCATTATACTCTCTAAATATATCTTCATCCCCATATTTTTTACATAAATACTTGTAAAAATCTTCTTCTGGTTGAGACACATTTTTATCTAATAAATCCCACGCATTATATTTATTTATATAATCCAGGACGCAACTCGCACTTAATTCTAATGCCTCGCAAATATCTTTTTTTGTTTTTAACCCATTTTTAATTATAAAATTTCTAAAAGAATCTTCGGACGACACAATGGAAATATATTCATCGTTTCTACCAATCCATGACGTGTAAGGGACACCATATTTTTCAATTAAAGATTTGCGACTATTTTCTATACATTTATCATGAATTTCTTTTACTTTAAAAACACAGTCTGCTCCATATTTCTGTAAACATGTCTTTTTTATCTTTTCTTTAAATTCGGGGACATCCATAGGGTTTTCGAAACCGTATTCTCTCTTCATTGTTTCCTTTGCTTTTTCTCTAAATTCAGAAACTTGAGATGTGCTTTCGACCCCATATTTATTTAAACAGGTATTTTTGCGAGTTTCAGCAACTAATTTTTTAGATTTTTCCAAATCGTTTTCTCGCATTACTCTCCAAATAGTTGATGAACTTATATTAAAATATTCAGCTGTTTCGTCATTACTGTGATTTTGAACTACATAATAATCATACAATTCATCTATATTTGGAGACTTTGGTATAAATTCATTAAATTCCCATCCATTTCTTTTTATATTATCTCTTATAATATTTTTTGGAACATTAAAATATTTAGCACACTCCGCCTGAGTATGCTTTTGAATTTTATAATATTCATATAATGATTTTTTATCAATCATATATTTTTTCGGAGCTCTTAAAGTTTCTATGATTTTTCCTTTTGATTTTATTATATTATTTTTATGTGCGAATCTTTCTATGGTTGATTTACTACAACAAAAATAATTCGCAGCTTCCTTTTTTGTATGGTTTTCAATAATATAATACTGAATAAACTCTTCCTTATCTATATTGTGAAAAATTGTAATCTTTTTATTTGTAATTGATTTATTTTTTTTAATACCATAACCTTTTAAAACAGTACAAATATGGGTATAATCAGAATTAAAATATTCCGCGCACTCTTTAATATTATGTTTCTGATTTATATAATAATCAATCAATTCTTCTTTATTAATATCATAAATCTTCATATTTTTATCTCCTTATAAAAATACCTATATATTAATAAAAACTGGTAATTCCGCAAAAGGAGTTGCGAAAAAGGTTAATTACTCCCTGTCCCAGTTTTTATATTTTTATTATATCACAAAAATATTTAATTGTCAAGTGTTTTAGTCTTTAATTTAAAATTATATCGTATTTTTCTACTTGCCCATATTTTTCGTCAAAACCAAATATTACCGCTCCAGCTTTCGAGCTAACAAGTAAGCTATCGGCGTATGGATCTAATCCAACGAAAGACGGCGTGACAAGCGTTTTTAAATTATGCGACTTATCACATCCATTCGGGTATTCTTTTTGGCTATGAGTATGTCCTAATATTAAATAATCATACCACACTCTATGGTGATTGCTCAAATCTTTTAAAGCGTTGTTTATATTTTTAATCGTGTGACCATGGCAACAGCAACAATTAAAATTGAATATTTTGTAATTAACATAATTCTTTTTAAGATCGCCGATTATTTTTACCCTTTTATTATTTTGTAAACTTATTTTAATCGTATTAAAAATAACCTTTTCAAGATCCTCGGAAGATATAACGTTCGCCTGCGTTCCAAGCGGTCTAATTTGAGTGTGATTTGAATAACAAACGTGGTAATATTCAATATCGCAATATTCAGATAATCTATTTAAAAACTCACTAATCAATTGCGCCACGCCAATCAAAGCGTCGGTTATCGGAATTTGATTAAGCTTGAAATCCGTTATATGAATAAGCCCCTGTACGGAATCTGCAAGATTTGTTACTTTTAATTGATTTATACCACGTTCTTCAACAAAATCAATGGTCTCATTGAGAAGTAATTCAAATCTGCGTTCGCACTCTTCTATCGAATATTCATTACCTTCAATCGAGAAATTTGCACCGTAATGTATATCTCCAAAACATAAATTATATTGCTTTTTGTTTTTTGAAATTTCTATCCTGCGAAATTTTGGCGGTTTTAATTCAGAAATTGAATTGTAAAGTAATTCTTCGAATAAATCTAATCTCGCCTCTTGCTTTTCCTCTCTGTATTTATGCGCAAGCAGAGATTGATTTTTATATCTTTCTTTACGAAGTTCTTCCATTTTTTTATCGTAAGCATCTTCCACTTCGTTTGATTTCAAATCTTGCGGTTTTTTATCGCCTTTTAAAACAAGAGGATTTTCGGGCAAATCTCCATTCATTGATAGTTTGTGTTTGCACCAACATCTCAAATTTTCCCCTGTGGTTTTATAGTGTCCAAGCGCATTATTTAATTGCTCCCAATTTCGGTCGATTAAATTCAGTTCTCTATGTTTTTTGCATATTTCTAAAACGGTTTCTTCGGTTAAATCGTCTTCCGAAAAACCGTTTATGTATTCTTCAAATTCACCTTTAGTCATCTTTTAACTCTCCTTATTGGGGTTTATTTTAGCATTCTCAATATCATAAGAGATGCGAACTGGTGCCCATCGATGACCCCCTTTACGCATTTCTGTATAACATTTTTTACAAATACCCATATGTTTAGTATGATAATCATAATTAAAAATACTCCCACAACTTTCACAAACTTTAAGGCAATGTAATAACTTATTAACATCTAAAACATGTCTCGGATTAGGTATTGTAATTGCAATAATATCTTTTTTGATATTCCTAAACTTAAAAACTACCTGGATCCCCATATTTCTTAAAATATAAGGAGAAAAATCATTAACGCAATTCGACAATAGTCTGCTTCTGGATTCATTACTGTCTCTTTTTATATCGGTACAACTATAACAAAACCTCTTAATTTTATCGTTATAAATGCACCATTCCTTCCCATACCACTTATAAATACACAACATTGCGAGAACGTACTGTTTTATCCACATACTCACTTCCATATTGTTGATAAAATCAATTTCGCTCTGATAAATATCTATCCGATTTCCTTTCTCGATCTTATACTTCGTCGAATCCGCGAACAACTTACCGAAATATTTATCTCTCTGGTCCTTATCGTCCCCGATTTTTTGGAGAAGCAAAGAGTTAGTTTTAATCCATAAGCTGAATATCTCGTCTTTGCTGTATCCCTTTTCTCTTAAATACGCGAAAAGCATTATCTGCTCGAAGGTTTGGTGGACTTTGGTTGTATAACCTCCGCCCGCCAAAATCTTTTCGCTGTTTTCCGCCCAATCAAATATGTAATCGTTCATTCGCTTTCTCCGTATAAATAGCTATCGTAAAACTCAATCAATGATACGTCATTAAAACTCAATTTTGCCACCGCATTGGCAAAATCATAACTTCTGAAATTCACCTTAAAACACACAATCGGATTCTTGCTTCCGATAACGCGTAAATCAATCGCACCGATCTCGCAACACCGCTTTATAACCTCAGACCTTTGAGGGTTCGTGAGTTTCAGCCCCCAAAAATTGAATAGCAGATCGCGGTTGTATTTTATCCACCCCGTCGGGTGATTGTCGTATTTTGATATCGCCAAAAGCAAAAAGAGAATTTTTCTGTCGGCTTCGTTTTTAACGCTTTGTAAATAACGAACTTCCGACTCATAAATCTCGAACTCTTCCTGCTTCTCTTTTTTCGAGGGTGGTTTTATCGCGACCAAAAGCCGAACAATTTCTTCAATTTTTACACCTTTGATTTCGAACTTGATTTCGTACTTTTCGAGCGTTTCTAGTATTTGCGAAACGTCAACACCCTTTTGCGTGAAATAAACCGTCAGCTGTTTCAGCTCGTCGAGAGAGGTTATCTCTTTTGTCTCTAATAACCGATTTATCGTCGTATCATTCAACATTAGTATAAACCTCCCCTTCGGCTTTCTTCACAACCTCTTTGAGCACGAACTTCTCGCCGAGATATTCTTCTCCGTCTTCCGAACGAACTGGCGCGTAACTTTTTCCTTGTTCAACGCCTTCGAGAACGATTGAATCCATTATGTCCCAAACGAAACTCCAATTGAAATTCGTATATTCCTTCGCGAGCTGACCGACGTAAAAAAGCATTTCCTTAGGTTTTAACCCGAACCCGAAAATTTCTTCCTGAATTTCCTGCTTCGCCGTATCGATAACGAGATTGTAAATACTCTTTACATCGTCTTCGTCTTTGTTTTCAAAAACATCATCGAGCGCAATTATTGTCTTTTTATTGTTATATTTGCGATAAGCATTGCGGAATTTCGTAAGAATTGATGAATTAACCTTAAAACCTTCGTTTTGATAAAGATTAAGCATGTTCACATTAGATTTACCAAATTTTATGTCAAAATCAACATTTTCAAATTCTTTACATAAAATATTCATCGTACAATTTGAAACAATTAGAGGACAATTCTTTTGGTATTGTCTAACGAGTGTCATTTCTTTTTCCGTTTTGTTTGGTTTTACAAAGAGTTTTTTCAATTTCAGTCCGAACATATCTTTTGATATAATGTTATAGCCATTTTCAAATTGTTTAAACTCTTTATTGCATTCAGGATAAAGATAACGAAAGAAATAAGGTTTCTTTTTAATTACCATGGAATTGTGTTTATATTTTTCCGCTTTTATTTCATCGGCATCATCTTTATTTACATGAATATATTTTCTCCACTCGACTGGAAGTTTTTGCTGCTTTATTCCGAGTTTTGCTCTATCGATTTCTTGCCCGACGTATTCGCGAAGAAGCTTTATTCTCGTGTATAACTCTTGGCGTTGCGGCTCCTGCTCGGGTTTATTGAAAATCCCGATCATCGCGTAAATAATCGTCGCGGTGTTTGAAAGGCTGCCGACCGCTGTACCAAATCCCATAAGGTCTTTTTTTACGAAGTTTTTCTGGGAAATCTCTTCCTTGCGAGCAATTCCTTTTTCGTAAGTTATTATGCTTTCATTTCTGTGAGCACCTTTCAAGAAATATTCGTTATCTGTTGAAAGAGCTATGTCACCCAGTTAGTACCCTCGGTTTCCCGATATTTTTAAGGGGCTTAGACTATATCATCTATGAATGGCACTTCGATTTAAGGGGTTTTCTCCCACCGTCTCGCAACGGCCCTACTCCTATTGCTTAAAGCCAAGGGATAGTCGTTTGAGTTTATCTTAAAATTCTAAATATTTTTTGTATTTTCTTTCTAAATATACACGAGCGTCTTTGTATATCCAGTCTAAAAATTCTCTTCGTTCATCTCTTTTGCCACGAACATATAGTGTTATATTGTCTTTGTTTTCTGGTCTGCGATAATGATAATTACAATTAAACCCATTAGATATTAATATATCTCCAATGTCTTGTAATATCTTGGTCCCACCACATATATCTATACAACCACAATCAACACTAATGCTGCCATTTCCATCAAAATATCCTCTAATAAAATCTTTATAATATTTTTCTGGTATTTTATCATATGGGAATGGAGTTTTTTCTCGATGCGGCGTCACACCAAGTCTATAAACCTTCTCTATAAATTTAATAGGTTTTATCGCAATTCTGAATACTTGACTTTCTTTACTACGATAACTTTTCCCAAGCTTTGCTGTATAAAAAGTAATATTCCCACTATAGTTCCAATCGGCCTTCATTTTTTCTAATAATTCCCTATCTTCTTCTTGAAGGTCTATTTTTAAAACTTGGTGTTTTATACTACAATATCCGTCTGCCCATAAAAAACCAAGATAATAGGCTTTGTCGGGTGTATCTATAGAGCAAAAATAATCTTCATTAATAGAATTTTTATAACAATTAGCACATTTACCACCGAGTTTAGCTTGAACAGTTGTTTTTATTACGGATTTTCCACAATTCAAACAAGTGCATTCCCATTTACTTTCACCAAGATACTTATTTACTTTTACATTATTAAACACTTGACCGCTTAAATCTTTAAATACTCCCATGTTCTCACCTCCTTTCTTATTTTTTTTTACGCTCTATTTTAGAATTTTAAAATCTTACCACAGGATTACCATCGTCTTTACGTTAAGGTTTTCCCTGTTAGCCGAAACACTAACAATCATTTCCTATTGCTCCTATCGTTGTTCCGACACCCAACTCTGTTGGTTCACCATTTTTTACTTCGACAATTGTTTATCGAAATCAGAATCCGAGTGCTTGAATGTTGCAACATCGTATATGCTGTACACCAAACCACTCTTTATATATTGATACCACTTTTCTGTGGTTTCACTTTTATATAACTTCGACGGGTTATGCTCACTTGTATCGATCATCGGCGAACGACAGCAGTCAACATAACCCTCAATTCGTCGTTCATTCCAAAAATTCGACCAAACGTGTTCGGCTGGAATTTCTCCTTTAACTGGCAACCCCAACGCCGACTGACATTGCGCGATCGGGTCGGAAATCATAAACTGGTAATTTCCTCTCACCCAAATCTTACCAATCTTCGCGCGGTTTATACACTCGACGATATTTTTGTAAATCTTCCGCTGAACGTGCGCGTCTTTCAGCATTTCGTTGTTTTTCACGATCGCCTTCATAAACGTCGATTGTGCCGAAGAATACATTCTCTCGTAAGTTACGTCTTCGCTTTTGCCTCCGAACATAAAAAGAAGACTGTATAAATCATCGCCAGAACAAATGTTTTTTATCCAATCGATAGTTGGTTGAATCAACCCGTGGATATCTTCCTTCGAAAGGGTAAGCGCTTGAATGTATTGGTAATTCGCGAGAACATATTCGTCATCGTGTTTCTTGTTGTAACGGGCGACGCCCCAACGGAGCTTGTATTTGTTGAAATAATGCAAATACTCCTGCCAACTCGAATATTCCTTATATTCTTTGAACTGCGACTCGCTTAATAAAACATCAATTTCATTTAACGGGTATTCAACGCCCCATCTATCTTTGATTTTGTCTATACCTTGTTCCGCAGCGTAAGCCTTAAAATCGAACGGAACAAGGTTCCCTTTTACAAACGAGCTTCTTACAACGAACGACGAAGGTACATAATCAAGCTGCATATCTTCCGCCCACAACTTGCTGAATTCGGGGTCTACCAAACCTTGCCCATCTGCGCTATTGAGCGTTAAATCCATCACACGTTTTTCGATGTAATGTTTCGTTCGAGGCTTTCCTTCATCATCCAATTCTTCCTTTCGGCAAATGAAATCGACATTTTGATTTGGAAGCGTTGTCTCGAAGTCTTTTATCACGCAAACTCGCGGCGTTCTGACCCACAAAACAGACGAAAATGAAAGCGCAAAATACGCGCTGAGTTTTGGAAGAACCGCTTCTTTGAGTTTATCAGCAAGCCCGCACATAAACACTTCATAAAGATAATGGTAAAGCTTTTCGTTTACGTAAATCGCATTGTTACGGCGCAAATTTCCAGCACCCGCGCAAAGTCTCGTATATCTAACTCCGTTTACTTCAAAACCTTTTGTGCCGATTTTTAGATATTCGGATTTCTTCTCGCAAACCACAATAATTATGTCTTTCACGAAAAGAATATCCTGAATTTGTTGATTTACGATATGTCCTTCAAGTATTTTCCCTTCTCTTTTACAAATACGAAGAGTTATTCGAAGGTTTTGCACCGCATCAAAAATCTCTTTATGACTTCTTGTATCTCCGTAATAATCCCGAATTTTATAAAATACCATGTTATCGCCGACGCTTACAAGATTTCCGTCTTGAATTGCTCGTTTTCTATTGTAATTATCAACTTTCAAGTTGTTTCCAACGATAAAACTCGATGGCAATTTATAAACCTGATACAGGTTTTGCAAAACTGGCATTATTATCTCCTTTTAGCCAATATTGTGGCAAATAAATGGATTTTTAATCATTTCATCTATAAAACAATTTACCTGATTATCGACAAAAGCATCGTCTTCATCGGTGTTTTTAATAAAGAAATCAAAGCTATAATCGTCTAATTGGGTCTCAGAAATATGCTCGCGTTGTTTTTTAGATAAGTCATTTTCAAACCCATCTCGCTCAATTCTTAGAGTTCTAACAAGCGCCCCAAATTTTCTAAACATACCTTTTATCTCATTTACAAATCTAGTATCAGTTATGATGATATAATCATATTTTCCGCAAAAACCCGCTATAACATCAATTATAGCATTTACAAAAATATCTTTATCGTACTCTCTGTAAACATCTCCTTGTCTTTGCAATAAAGTCCGCATTTCTTCGGTTTTTGTCCCATCATATCCAAAATATTGAGTACATAAATATTTTAAATAGTCGGCAAAAGCTAATTCTTTAGCGGAATATCCTCTATTGATAAGGCTTTCAGAAATTAAATACCCTATATAATTTTTACCACTTCTAGCCTTACCACTTATAAGAATTATTCCTTTTAAAAATTGCGATGAATTGATTTTATTCAATACTGCATAATCTCCGAAGAAATATTTGGCTGCAACATTATAAATTGAACAAGCTTGCTCTTTTGAAACATAGAATCCTAATTCATATACAATACCATTACTCATAATACGAGATCGATATAATCCATTACATATTTTTTCTATTCCTTTCGTTTCGCTATAAAAACTTCGATTATATGCGTTTTGTGTCTTTGTGGCTATTCTTAAATTACACTTACGGTTATCGTTTGGATTTCTATTTATATGATCTACCACATATCTTTTATCTTTCGCTGGATCAAAATCCATTATAAAATTATAAATAAATAATTCTTTAGATTTATATCCAAACTTTCTACTTTTATTAACTGCAACCCAACGTCCATTATTACCCAATCTCCAATAAAAATTTTTAAGTTTTTCAATTTGATCTTTATCTACAATAGTTGAATTTCCATTGTTATCATAAATCAAAACATAAGTTTTATTGTTTTCAATCGTTTCAGCAAATTTATTTTGATTTTTAGGATTTTTAACAATACAATTATGGTAACTCTTTTTTAGCGCGGTGGTATTTTGACAAAATTCGCAACCACAATAAACACATTTAACATTCCAAATATATTTATTATTTTCCCTTTTATTAAAAGATAGAACTTGTTTGCCTTTAATAATATTGTTGATTAAACCATTTTTTAATTTAGTTAAATGCTTATCTTTTAAAATTCCACCGCGCCGATTACTCAAAATACTTTCTCTAATTTTATCAACTGATTTATTTATATTATAATCTTTTAAAATTCTTCCCAATGTTGTTTTTGGTATTGAATATTTATTTGATATTTCAGCAATAGATAAATTATTTATCAAATATTCATCTATCAGGGTTTCCTTATCTATCAAATCAGTTCACATTTTAGTACCCCTTGCAAATAAATTCTGGATTTTTCTTGAAAAACTCTAAAATCTGGCGAATTTCTTCCCATGTCTGGACAACATATAAATTATCAATATTCGGTTTTGGTCTATTCCAAGTAAAGTTGTTGTTATTTTGAAAGAGTATCTTTACGACAGCATTTGTATTCTCAATACTACTCATATTATCATCGATTTGAATACCGAGGTGCATATCTATACATTTTTTGCATAAATTCGAGTCGTCTTTAATCAAAATACCAACAAAATTATATCCACTGCCATATCCAAGCGAATTTAATTTATTTGCTTTCTTTTTTAGATTTAATTCTGTGCCACAAGTAACAACCGTTACATCGAAATTGGAATCAATAAAATCCTTCGCGCCCAAAAATTCACTGTTGTAATCAACAGAGCCCCAAAAATCATCCGATTCAAAAAGTTTAATAACATCTTCGTCGGTTAATGTTTTGTCGATTGAGCGATAATGAAAATCTTTTAAATCTCTGATCGTTTTATTCGTTCCGTTCTTTTTGTTCAACAAATCGATAATACATTCAGAAGAATTCATAATTGTATCATCACAATCCAAAAATAATCTCACAACATGATAACCTCCTTATATAAAATAACAATTTAATTTCATGTAAATATAATAACACAAAATATATTAATTGTCAATCTAATTTATACTATATTTATAAAATATTTCTCTTATATATACACATTAAACATTCTCCCATCCACCCACCCCAAAATTATATCCAAAAACTTTATTAAAACACAATAAAACGCAGAACACAAACCTTCCTTTGCGAGAAAATTGGTTCTGCGTTTTGGATATAATGCTCCCATGCAATAATGGGACAACATTATATCCTTTTCACAAACTTCCCCTGCTTGAGTTTCCGTTCTGCTATAACACACATATAAACAATGATTTCACATCGTCATACCTCTCGTTACATGCGAATCCATAACGTCTTTATCGAGGTAAGCGCTCTCTTCTTCGCCTTCCTATACCCACCGTCTTTTTTATTGAGGTTTTGTTTGGTGTCCACGATCCTCTTACGCAAAATATATCGGTGTGTGGCGATAACATCTGCGGCAACCCTATTGTTAAAGCGGTGGCGCGTCCGCTAATAAACTATTCAGTTTCTTGGAAATTATAACACACTTTTTTTGCATTGTCAATCTTTTTTGAAGATAAAAGATAAAAAAAATAAAATTTATCTTACAAAAAGGCTTGACAAAATAAATACGATGTGATATAATGATTTCAGACAATTAAAATTGTCGAAGGAGAAAATAGATGGTAGAAAAAAAAGTTGCTGAAAGCGATACTGATTTCTCTGAAATTTTTCAAGATTTGAAAAATAATGTAGACACATTGATGACGGACTTTATTGCGCGTCAAAATGAAGACAGTGTTTTTCCAAATCCTGTCGTTTATACCTATTATAAGAATTATAATAATAGAGTTATTTGGTTAAGCGATGAAATTTATAGAGAAAGCACGGTCCCGATTATCAAGAATATTCTGATATGGAATAGAGAAGATGAAGCTAACGGTGTTAAACCAGAAGAAAGAAAATCTATTAAACTTATGATTAATTCATATGGCGGAGATATAGATGCAATGTTCCCGTTAGTAGATGTAATTAAAGCGTCTAAAACTCCTGTATATACTTATAATATGGGCGTTGCAATGTCTTGTGGTTTTTATATTTTAATCGCTGGTCATAAAAGATATTCTCTCGAACACTCACAGTCTTTGTGCCATCAAGGTTCTGGCGCATTTCAAGGCGAAGCTGAAACAATCAAATCCCATACGGCTCAATATAATAAAACTCTTAACACTATTTTTGATCACGTTGTTTCTTGCACAAAAATATCAAAAGAACTTTTGAATAAGAAAAAGAAAACCGAATGGTTTATAAATGGTGCAGAGCAGGTTGAACTCGGAGTCGTTGATAAGATAATTACGGATGACATAACTGATTTATTGTGAGGGCTTATGGGTACTAAAAAAACTACTACTAATACTGAACAAAAACGAATTGAAACCCCCAAAGATATAACCCAATGCACTTTCTGGAAAAGACTGCCTTATCAGTTGGAAGAAGAGCAGTGGGACTATATAAAAGCCATTTGGGATAAGAAAAACCTTATGGTAATGGTCGATGCTTGCGCAGGAAGTTCTAAAACAACCCTCGCGGTCGGAATGGCGCTTCTGATGTATGAACTCGGAATTTATAGAAAGATTTATTACATCGTTTCGCCGTGTCAAGAACAAGAACTGGGTTACAGACCAGGGCAAACTGGTGAAAAATTGATGGATTACAGCGGACCGTTATATGACGCGCTTATGGTATGGGGATATGATCCAAATAAAACCGTAATTTCCGATATGAATATGGAAGCGGTGAAAAACGGGGAGGCTTTTGTTTATTTGACTTCCGATGTATTTTTGAGGGGCTGTAACCTCTCCGAGGCTTTCGTTATAATCGATGAAGCGCAAAACAGTAAGCAGCTTAAAAAGATAATCTCTCGTTGTCATGACAATTGTAAAGTTGTTTGCGCAGGGCATTGCGGTCAAACAGATCTTCGGTTCCCGCAAGATTCTCAATTTCCGAAATACCTTACGGCGGCGAGAAGAGTTGATTTTATCAAGATTATTGAATTAACGAAGAATTACCGTGGTAAATTGAGTCAATTTGCAGATGAGGTGTATTAATGGATTTTAAAGTCGAAATATTAAAGTACCCGACCGACGAAGATTGGATGTGGTGCAAAACCTGCACATTAAATACCGTCGGTAAAACATCTGCGAAACTTCCAACGGCAGAATGGAAACATAAAATTCTTGAAGCGGGACATAGCCCAATTAGAGAATTATGGTTCGGGATAAAAATGCAAATACCATATTTCGTCTCGGTGCATTTTGTTCGTCATCATATCGGGGTAAATCATTACGTTCAAACGCAGCGTAACGATCGTCAAAACAACTACGATAGAACAAAAGCAACGCAAGACACGATAGTTTCTCACGTAATGAGCATAAACGCACAAGAGTTGATTTTTATGTCTCATAAGAGATTATGTTCGCAAGCTTCTGCCGAAACTAGAGCAGTTATGAAAGAAATATGTAGGCAGGTGGAAGAATTATGCCCAGAGTTTATCGGGCTTCTTGTGCCTGAATGCGTTTATCGAAACGGGAAATGCACAGAATTTTATCCGTGTGGAGCAGCTGAAAATTTGCTCAAAATAAATAACGAAAAATTAAAAAAAGAAATAGATAAAAAATGATTAAACTCGGATATGTTGCCCCGAAGAAGGGCGGGAAAACTCAATTCCTTATCACAATGATTCAGGAAGAGTTTTCACATGGGCACAGATGTTATTATCTCGGTGGTCAGAAGCACTACGAAGAAATAACTGAAAAGATCGCAAAGCAAGGTTGCAAAGCGAAGCTCGAACTCATTACCAAAGACCTAATGCCTACCGAAGACGATTGTGCGGTGTTCACCGATAATCTCACGTGGGAAATGACAAGTATCTTTCCATATGCACTTCGAGCAATGGTAAAGCTGCACGGTAATTGGTATTACACAATTTCCAAAGAAGAAATAGTTATGCTTGGTGGAGAACCTGACGAGCAGGAGGGTTAAAATGAAACTTAAAGAAATATTAGACATTTGCGACGCGTTTGTTAAAAATCCAGAAGACGAAGCGACCGTTAAAGCTTATAACAATATGTTCCAGAACCTCGAAATTCGTGCTTATTTGCCGATGCAGGATAAGGTCATTGCGCTCGTTCGTATGATCATAGATAGCGATAAAGACATCGACGTTCCCGAAACATTTTTCACGGCAGGACTCGAAATCGCGTGTTGCTTTGATGGACTTCTTTCGTATGCAAATATCGAACCAGAAGTGAATATAGATATAAAGAATTACGAGAATTACGATCTGATTTATCAGTCTGGGCTTGCCGATTACATCCTCAAATTTTGCGGAAAAGATTACGAACGCCTTGTTCGTATGATGGAACGCACACTTTCGTATCAAAACCTTATGGAACTGGTTCAGAGCATAAGAGAAGTTGACGTTGGAAGTCTGAGCGAAGTTACGGAGAAAATCCGTGGAATGAAAGACGAGATTGATCCCGAGGTGATTAAAAACATCGCCGATATTGCTCGTATGAACGACCCTGCGTTGAACAATCTCAAAGACACGATTGACAACGAAGCGGTCGACAAAGCGTTTGAAAAAAAGACGGAAGAAAAGTCAAACTAACGTAACCCCGAATAACCCCTCGAAAGTGAAGGGTTATCACCGTCTAATTATGGCGAATTCGCCGTATTTGTGAGGGGTGTAATTTATGCAACAACCATTTGCACAATTGTGACAACGCGGTGACACAAAAAAGTTTAACAAAACGCTTGACAAACGGGTTGCGGTGTTGTATAATAGAAGCAAAGATGGAGGTAAATATGATAGACATCAGCAAAGCAGAGAAATATTTCAAAAATAACGGATATGACGATATAATCGAAGAATCAAAACCTTTTTGCGCTTATTATACGAGTATGAACGTTTGGGGCAACGAGATTGCTTGGCTCGACGTTTCTAATCCCGAAAAAGTCACTCAAAAAAGGTATAAGTTAAAAACTTATAAAGTCGACGTCGAAATCGGCAAAAATGAAACTGATATAAACGCGATTAAAGAAAAAATTATCGATAGCCTTTACGCGAAAAACCTCGAAATGTTTGGCGGAATTACTGATAGGGAAAAATTGCTAAATCTGACTTGTAACCAGCTTTGTGAATGGCGTTGGCTCGAAGATGACGGAGGAAAAATATTTTCCGAAACACACAAAAATGGAGATGTAGTTTATACAGCACATCTCGTTAAATACGCGGTTGTTTTAGACGCAAACGGGAACCCGATTGACCCTGATATTAAGGAGATTTAAAGATGACGTATTTCGTTTTCGCAGACCCGCATGGTAATTACGAGGCGCTTATAACCGCGATTACCGAAATGGGTTATGATGCGGCGAACCCGCAACACCAACTCATCGGATGCGGGGATTATTTTGGCAGGGCGTCACAGAGCAATTCTGATTGCGTAAATATTTGGCGATATCTTACTTCTCCTCATCACACGAATAAACCGATTTGTATTCGAGGAAATCACGAGAGTATTCTTATCGATGCAATTGAGCGCAGGCAGTTGACCGAAACCGATATATATAACGGCGAACACAACACATTCGCTTCGTTTTTGGGGCGTTACCCGAATCAGGTAAAGCACGATTGTTACCTTCAATTTGACGCGGCAAAAGTTATGATTGACTTCGGGTTTTATGATTGGCTCAAATCGCTTCCGTGGTATTTCGAGACAGAGCATTACATTTTTACTCACGGGTTTGTTCCGCTTCAATGGTTTGGTAAAAAGTGGAAACTGAGCGACCTCTGCGATTGGGAATGGAACACAGCTTCGTGGGCAAGGACGCCCGATTATATCTGGACACTTGACAGCACTCACACAAAGGTAAATAAAACCGTTGTGTTTGGGCACTGGCGAGCGAAAGAGCTGAACGAGAAGTTCGCTGGGAAGTGGGAAACAGTAGATGGTGATATTTACGTTGATAAAGAGCGTAGGTTGATCGGGCTAGACACAACGACAGTATTGAGTCATAAAGTCGGGTGTATCGCGATAGAAGATTAAAAAAACAAAACTCCGTTTCGGCGGGGCTTTTTGTTTGTCTAAAATCGCGAAATTCGTTTTTAATCGGAGAAATGGAGATTGCCGAATTTGAAATCACAGGATAAAAACGGGCGAGACGGTTTTGTATCATTGGAGTGATATAGTAACATTCGTTTTAGGCATTTAACATTCGGATGTTAGATTGATAAAATCGATGTTAAATCGAAATCACGAACAAGATTGCGTGAACCGATCCGAAACCGACTTCTCGCGTGGATTAGAACAAAAGACGTGTTTGAGTTTATGTTTATCATTTCAGACGTAAACCCGTATTGGGTCAAAAGTATTAAACATTGGGTCTTTATCGGGTCATTTTAAACCCGTCGAATTCGAGCAGTTTAAAAACCGATTCTGCATAGAAACTGTTGAAAAATACGCAGTTTTAGTGCAAAGTCGGTTTTTTGATTTTTTTAAATTTTTGAAAACGCTAAAAAGTTAAAATCGATTTTAGCCGCCCGAATGTAATTTACGGTTTTTGCAAAAACTCTTCGACCGTTTCGACTACCGTGTGTTCATCTTTGAGTTTCAGGCATGCGCGGCGGAGTAAAAGGTGAAGCCCGAACTCCTCGTCGTAAGTGTCGTCTGGGTGGCAGCGCACGGTCGCGAGTTTGACGCCGTGGTAATAAGCCGAAAGTTCGTTTTTCTCGCGGCGTACTTCGAAGTCGAGTTTGTAATCGTGCATTTGCGTGCGAGTGATCTGTTTGCCGTGAAGTGTGTCAGACATTGAGAATTTATCGGAGTTGGCGGGGTTAAGACATGATGGATCAACAAATCCGTATTCCCTGTCGGCGTTGAAATTTCTCGGAGTTATATCCACAGTTTGCGTACCGTAATTAAGCCCAGTTATTATAAATTCCTTTGTAAATGTCAGATAAGAGATTATTCCGCTGGCACAAGGGTTGCGGGTTTTTATTTCATTTGTTTTCGGTGTGACGATATCGCCAATTAGACATTCTTTGAATTTCATATTTTATCTCCTTTTCCGTAATCATTTTTAATTTTCTCGCTTAATTCCGCGACCACCTTGTCGTGCATTTCATTTGCCCGAAATTCGCTGTCTTCGGCGCAATCGTGTATTGCCCATGCGCTGTCGAAGTCGATTGGGTTAGACGTATCCGCGTCCCAATAAATTCCGTTTTGCTTGGCTTTGAACGCCATCGTTTCGTAATAACGGTTGCGACCGATTTTTACCCAATCATCTGAATCGTCGAGTGGACGCTGACGCCCGACTGTCGAGACGACCCATTTCAAGTCGGCATATTCGATGAGGGTGTTGCGACGGAATGTGCATGATTCGGCGCAGATGTAATGAGCGGGCCAGCCGCGTTCGGTTATTTTGAGTCTGAAATATTCGTCGATTTCTTCTTCGGACTTCATTTTGAGAACGTTCGGGTCGTATACAACGTCAAAAGGGTTTATCTTTTTATTCCCAGAAATGGGCATAATCGGGGACAAACCACGTGATACCAGATCAAAGCATTTTGGGTCGAGATCATAAAATCTACCCGACATAAATGTCTTATGTTTTGTGTCCACGTTTGTAATCTCGCCTTCCCAATTGCTCGATAACGTAGTGAAGATATAATTGTCATTTGAAAGTTGATTGGCTTTAACTAAATCGCCAATACGAATTTCTTCGAATTTCATAGGTACCTCCTTGTTTGAGTATAGTATAGCATAAGAGAAGTGGTTTGTCAAGCGATTTGAGTGGGATTTTTGATTTTTTATTTTTTTGGGGAAAGGGCGAGAGGGGAAAGGGTTTTAGGGTGGCAAATGTAAATTGGGGATTTGGTGGGTCTGCAAGTTACCAGCAAGTTACCAGCAAGTTAGAGGGGGG